AATTGATACAATTGCAACAGACGGAGGTAACAATGAAATTGTTCCAGTTTTACTTGGAACGGTGTTCAAAAATGTAAAATCAATCAACTTAAACTTACGTAGTTCAAATGAATACAAAATATTTCCATGATTCAAATCACTATGACGAATAGGATACATAACCATCTTTTGTGAAAATAAAACAAAGTCCTCAAGAAGCTCTTTTGTAACACCAGATTTCAATAAAGATTCAAGATCTTCATATGTAGGATCTGTTTCATAAACAATGTAAATTTCTATTTCTTCTGTATTGACAATTAATTTTTTTGGTAAAAAGCAATGCTCCTCAAAACCTTTCGGAAGATTCATAAGTCGCAATAATGCATTAATGTCGTCTTTTATCGCAATTATTCCCTCAATTGTCTTACCAAACAAGAGACCGGTTTTATGAATAAATGTTCCACCATTCCTGTTACCTTTTCTCGGAAGAGGCTTCCATGATGGATCTTTAATAAAAGGGTTTTCATTCATAAGTTCAACATCAAGAGGGCTTTCATGCAATCTTGAAAATTGAGAAGAAAACATTAAAGACCATCCTTTAAGAACAAGTTCAGGAATGTCTTCAGACTTGCTCTCAGGCATGGCTTCAGACTTGCTCTCAGGAATGACTTCAGACTTGCTCTCAGGAATGGCTTTGGGTGTTTTTTTGAACATGGCCTCAAACATGGCTTCAGATACCGGGACAGACATAGCAGTACCCATGGCAGTTTTTGAGAGAATGTGTATTTATAATGTGTAAAATTAAAATTTTAAAATTTCAATTTTATGTTAATCTAAGATCATCAATACCTAACTCCGTAAGGAATTCATTGAAATCAGATCCATAGAATTTATCATGTAATTCCTTAAACGTAAATAATTTAAGAGATTCATGAGCACACTTAAGAAATCCATTAATTGCTAATAATGACGCATCCTCACATAATTCATTATGAGAAAACATTGATAACATTATTAATATAGTATAAAGATCCTGATAAAGACCTGGTTTTTCAGGAAAATAACTTTGATAAACAAGTCCAAAAAAATGTTTAAAATCAATATTAGATACAGTATATATTTGGTCTAAATGTTTTGTGAATTCATTGATTTTATCAATTGTGAATGTTCGTCTGTAATAAGAATTTGAAATCAATTTAGTTAATGATTTTTTATTGTAATATCCTTTTTCTGAAAACACAATTAATTTTTCAATAACATATGGAAGATACATTGCTGTTCCTCCCATACCAATATAATCAATTTCTTTAATTAAACCATAATCAATCAATTTAAAGGATCCATCTTTCCATTTAAGAATGTTTTCAAATTTAATGTCTCTATGAGAAAGGTTATTTTTGGAAAACCAATTAATTGCGTTAATAAAGGTTTTGATCAATAGTTTAAACTCATCATTTGATAATTTACCTTCTCCTGTTCCCAGATAATTAAATAAATCAGATACAGATTCATATGTTTCATAAATAAATGCATACATCTCCCCATATAGTTGAATAATTTTACTTGGTAGTAATAAAAACTCAGGTACTGGTTCTGATCCAATCGCATTCAATAATAATTTTAAGGTATTTTTCTGTCTGTAAAGATGTGGTCCAGTGAAAATTTTCACAAATTCAGTCTTATCTTCAGAGATAAGATATCCAGTTGCTTCAAAACCAATCTTATCTAAAGTTGTATAGGTCCCGTGTTGTAGATACGATGGATCTACAAAATAAGGGATACCACATGTTTCAAAAAAACTACTCATATCTTAAATAAACACTATTATTCTTAATTAGTAAATTAATAATTATTATTTTCAGTTTTTATTGAAATCGGACTTTCCTTAAAAATTGATTTTTATATTTTATTTAATACAAATATTAATTAAAATAAAAAACATGTCTCTGGTAAAAGAAAAATCAGATATTGAATTAAAGAAAAAACGCGAAGATCTCGTTAAATACATTAACGCAATTGATCAAGAATTAAAACTCCGCAAATCTGAGAAATCTGAAAAGAAAGGATCTTTTATTGATTCTCTTTTAAGTAAAAAAAGCACTAATAAATCTGAATGTAAAGGAAAACGTAAAGTTACACCACGTTCAACGGAAATTCGTGCTACTAAAAAACAACTACAAGAAATTCTCACCAAAAATGGTGTTGATTACAAAAGTAGTGATAAAAAAGCGGATTTAATTGCGAAAGTACGTGAAAAACGTCTCATTATTAAAGCGGAAACAAAGAATAAAAGTGAGAAGAAGATCAATACAAATATTATTCGTGCGACTGTAGCAGAGATGAAGAAATTGCTTCGGAATAAGGGTATTGAATTTAAGAGTACTGCTAAAAAGGCGGATCTTTCAAAGCTTATTAGAGATAATAAGCTTATTCGCGAAGTGGAGTATATGTCTATGAGGAAGGAATAAATTCCCATTTTAGGATATTACAGATTTTCTTGAATAGAATATCCTGTTTTTTCAGATTTTCTGTTCCTTTAAAAAGATTGAAATATCTCTTCTCATCATCATACTCAAGTAACTCCAAAAATTTATAAAGAATATATGAATATGAAAAGAAATTACGACGATTATTGGGTTTCACAATTGAATAAATAGGAAGAACCTCGGTAAACATATCAACTAATCTTTTCTCAAGTCTTGGTGAAAGACGAAGTGGAGGAATACCTTGGATCTTCATAAGAATAAGAGGTGAATGTTCATAATATTTATCATAACCGAGTTCTTTGAGATAATCCTTAATTTTGTTTTTGTTTAATGTAGCCAAATTCCTTATTCGTTCTTTCTTAATCTCTTTGTAAATATTTGTAATGATCTCCGTTGGAATATCGGTTGATTCTTTTGCTTGTGCATATACAAGCCACTCCTTAAAATGATTGATTTTCTTATAGGCATAATTACTTTGTTCTGGCGGTGGATCTTTATAAGATGGTTTCTCACAATCAATATAAATAAATTCACTGATCCCACAATTCTTACATTCAAGAAGACTCTCAATCTGATTTAAGATCATCTCATTACCACATTGACGACATTTCTTGTATTTCACTTTTTTATCCGAATAATCATCCACATATGAGTCATCAACCTCCTTCATATATTTGTTTAAAAGTTTTTTACGATGCATATTAATACAATTATTCTTGTTGAATGATGTTTGATCAATATAATTAAGAATATTATTCAAATTATTTGACATATCTTCTTCACTTGTTGATGAGGAAACTGATAATGATTCGGAAATATTCTCCAGATTATAACTATCATAATACTTAAATAATATATCACCCGTATTTTTATAATAATCCGTGATTTCAGACCCCGATTTTATGTCCTCTATATCATTTATTAAATTATTTAGTCTTTTCTCCAAAAAATAGATCTTATCCTGAATTTCATCTTCCATTTTATTCTCCGATTTATTCAACTTATCTAATTCTTTTCTAATTGTCTTTAACTGCTTCTCCTTTTTAGGTAGATCCTTCTGTTTCTTATCAAACTTCTTTAGGATCTGTTTGTGTTTTCCTTCTAATGTTATGTTTATTTTTTTTTCTTTCGACATTAAATCAGGAGTATCTATCATATTATAATTATATTAATAAAAATAACTGTACGTATATACTTTTTTCATTAAATAAACGCACCAAAAAATACGTATATTTATTAAATATAAATTATCACAGTAATAATAAATGTCTGAATCAGTAGATCAAATAACTTTGAAGAAAATGCAGTTTATTTACAATGCTTTACAAAATGGTTGGACAATTAAGTATAGTGGTGAAGATGAATATGAATTTGTTAAGCCAACTAAATCGCTTAAAAAGAAATTTACATCATTAAAAGATTTTATTGATAAAAATATTAAATAGGTATTTTTATGCAAAATAATTTCTATTTTATTATTAAACTATTTAAATGTTTTTTTCTAAAGATTATCCTACACAAGTTATTGATAAACTCTGGATCTCCGGATCTACTCTCTCCTCTGATGAAAAATTCATTCGCGCCAATAATATTCGCACAATTATCAATTGTACAAGCGAAGTCCCTAATACATTCAAACCTTTCTATCTTGCAAAAACAAATCATAATCCATTTCTTGAATATCATCAGATAAATGTTCCCGAAAATCCCAGATCTATACATGACTTCAAAACATTTTATGATTCTTTGTTAAAACTCGTACCACTTGTAAATTATAAGCTCTCCTCTGGATCATCGGTTCTCATTCATTGTTCTGATGGTAATCAAAGATCTGCAACACTTGTTGCAGCCGTCATGTATTATAAATACCGAAAATCACATAATTGTACAATGGATCAGGTTGTTAATCATATTAAAAATATCAGACGAACCGCATTTCTTACTAAAATAAATTATAAACAAGTTTTAGAAGAATATATTAAGATTGTGTAATATATTCCTAGTTTATATTATAAATGTCTCTTCCTTCAGATCTTGATCTTACAACATTCCGCTCTCCATCTGCTCTTACTAATTCAGATACAAGACTCCAGATCATGCAATTTCTTAAACATGTACAAAATATGCACCAAAAAATACAACGGGGTCAAACACAGATTAGCCCTCTTAGAATTGGATGGCATTGTGGTGTGTCTCAAGATTTCTTTGGAAAAGTTCTTTCCGCAGGATATATTCTTGGTTATCAGACTGGAGGTGGTATTCCTGGACCACTTTTATCAGGACTTGCTCAGAGAATAACGAAATATCAGGGGGCGAGAGAAATGGCTCTTCAGAAGCAGGATAATGGACAATATAATGGTGCAAATCCTGTTGATACAAATATATAATTTCGGGAAAAAATGATTTATTAGATTTATAATTTATATTTATAAAATATAAATCAAAATGTTTGATCGGTGCGGAAAATACACTTTCACAGACCCTCCTTCTCAAAGAGATAGGGACAGGGACAGGGACAGGTATTTTAAGCCTATTCCGAGAACAATTTCTTCTTTAAAAAAGAAAGAAGAATTATGGAAACGTGATTACAGTGATCTTGACCGTGCTAATTGTAGAATTTGTAATAAGCTCTTTTATCCTAAAAGGAAAAGGAGTGACGGTACAATTGATAACGGAAATTCCAATGTCTGTCATAAATTACCTGCTTCTTATGGTGGTACAGTGCATGAAGATAATGTATTTATTGGATGTGCATCATGTAATAATGAAATGAAGGACAAATATACATATGATCAATACGTTATTAAACGTATGAATTTTAAACCACCTTTTCCACTAGAATTATCAGAAGACAATATCTTATTTTGTATTGATGAATCTAAGATTAAAACAATCCGTGATTTATATCAATTATGTGAAAACAAGGGCCTTTTAAACAGGATTGCAAGAGATGATTCTGGTAAAAAAATAATTAAAAATGGACAATATTGTATTTATGAAAATTATTACAGAAATATTACCTTCACATACAAAGGACGGAAATTGGAAATGCATGATCCAATTCCTGATTATGTTGATGATGATGTTGTTGAATTTGATATTAAGCCTTAAAACTTAATAAAACCATTTATTATAATCTTTCCAACATGTTTCATTACAAAGCCCTGGATCTCTAATTCCCGTATAATAATTCCAATAGTATTTATCAAATGTATCCCTATCTTCCGTAATATTCTTTGCAAGCTTTATCCATGAAGACAGTTCCATATCTTCTAATCCATATTCTGATCTGCCATTATATGTATGTATAACTTGGGGATATTCACTCTTCGACGATGTATTAAATATAAATTGATCATAATCTGTAATCGTTAGATCTTCTGTTATAGAAAATACTCGGAATCCACTATAATGTTGATCCTCAACTGTTGATCCAGTAATCCATCCAAATCCAGACTCTTCCCTATTAATTAGGAAAGAATCCATATGAGTGTGTCCCCAAAATTGATATCGGATCTTATTCTTATGAACTATTAAAAGATCATCTAATGCTTGCGAATATAAGGGCCAACTTTCCGTAGTATTTCCATAAATATGTCCAATTAACCAGATTGTTCCATTAAATGAATAAATCTCATTCTCCAACCACATCCATTGATCTACTATGTTTAACTCTTTTTTAACAACCAAATTATAATTATCATAATAAAGTGTATTCAATGAAATTAACTTAACTGCCGGTGAAAGCAATGCTGAATAATAAAGACCATTTGTAATATTATATTCTGTTCCAAATAGATCATTAAATACTGAATATACATATGTATTATATGGTGGTTCTGGAAGTTGATCAATTGGATATGTATCATGATTTCCGATTGAGAAATAGATCATTGTATTTGGATAATATGATTTCAATGTTCGGGTTACGTTTTTAATAGCTTCTTTGTTTTCATCCCAGGATTGAGATAGATCATGATGACCTGGGAAATCACCAGTAAGAATTATGAATTCGGGATTTGGATACATCTCCTTCATTCTACTAAATGAGTAATTAAGCATTTGAAAGGGGAGATCACAATTCATGTCTCCCCATTGAGACGCATTTCTGTATGGTTTCTTTGGAATTGAATCTTTATGACAACAACGCGTTCCAAGAAGATCTCCTATTTCACAATTAGCAGGTGATCCAGGTTCATATTTGAGATCAAGATGTATATCGGTGAGATGAAAGAAGTATTGGGCAGATGTTAAAAGTGGGAGAAAAAAATAGATTAATTTCATTATTAAATTAATTTATTTGTATCGTATTGTTTTTAAGTATAATTATTATCTATGTAATTTACATTTACGGTTACTTGTTTTATTTTTACATCTTTTTCCAAGTTTAGTTTTTGCTGAACATCTCTTTAATAATGATTTCTTTTTTTTCTTTGCTCCACCATGTGGGGGTCTTGCGTCTCTTGATAAAAATGCTTTAAATGCACCCGCACTTTTTCTACTTTCATTTATTAAGTCTCTTGTAATAAATTTATCATTATCTAATTCACTATGATTAAAAGTTAGTTTAATTTTATCTACATTTTCTATCAAATCTTCATCTTTAATACCTAAAATGTTTATAACTAAATTTTCAAGTGATGTTGAACGATTAATAAAATTATATAATATACTAAATTTAAAATCTCTCACAGTTGTTATATCTGGGGTTACATTTATCATTATAGAAGGTTTGATGTCCGGAAATAATTGAGAAGTATCTACATTAATCATATATAAAGTTGAATTTGTTGCCATTTAATATATATAAATATTTTAAATCAAATACTCATAAATCCTCTCTCCACGAACTCCTAACTTTCTACCACCAACCTTAAACGACTTGAAATATTTCGGATCTTCTTCTAATTTCGCTAATAAATCTTTGATCTTGGGAAACTCCTTCGCAATTTCAATTGCAACTTTTCCTGATATTCCTGGTATCTGTGCTAATTGATTTATATAACATTGTTCTGGAGTATTGTTCCGACCTTTATTTTGATGAACAATTGTTTGAGTATGAGTAATCTTACACCCGGTACCAACCATATAAGATCCACTATTTAATTTTTCATACATTGTTTTAATAATATATGAACTCTCTTCAAGATCTTTACTTCTTAATATATAAATATTATCCCTAACCGTACAATTTATAAGTGTGTTCCGTAAAGTACTCTTTGGAAGAGATCCTGAATATCCCTCAATATCACCCTCAATCAAGTAAATGATCTTCTTAAAAGAAGATCCTAAGATTCTCTTTTTCTGTTCTCTATAACGACCATCAACTATTGATTTAGCAAGATCATCAATAGTTTTTCTTTCAATAAGAATAAGCTGTTCTTCTTTTTCATCTTCTAAAGAAGCTACAATCTGAATATCACCAATATCTAATTGTTCCACGGAGAAAGGTTTTTCAAGAAGAGGTATTAATTTAGTTTCTCTGTTATCAATTTTAAGTTGGATCATTTATAATATATAAAGGGGGCTGCGTTTAAGCACCTACCTTTGGAGGCTACCAGCCCCTCCTCTTGGCGTCCTTGATGGCCTTTTTCATCTCCTCCATGAAGAGGAGACTATCAAGGTCCTCCACAAAAAGTCTCTCCGCCTTTCGGTAAAGGCGTCGGTAACGCTCGTTCTCGCTCTCGCGGTAGAGCGAGAGCCTCTCCTCCACTTTTTTATTCACCCTCCTCGAGGGGTGTTCCATGAACATTAACTTAACAATATGCCTGAAAGTGGCGTTGTGAAAGGGGTAAATCATGGTTGAAGAGCAGCAACCTGCTATTGTATTAGTGTTGTTGAACAGAATTTTGAAGCTATCATTTTTTTATATATAAAGATAAAATCATTATAACTAACTAAATAAATAAATGGATGTTAAAAACTTCTTTGAAAAAATAACTACTCTCTATGAAGAACTTAAAGAAGAACAAGGTGGTAAAGTAGCAACATATATCCCACAATTAGGTAAAGTAGATCCCGCATTATTCTCCATCTCCGTTCATACAATGGATAATCAAACCCTTTTTCTCGGAGACAGTAAATACAGATATTGTATTCAGAGTTGTAGTAAGCCTCTTACATATATGCTCGCACTTCAAGAAAATGGTACTGAAAAGGTAAGAAAACATATTAATACAGAGCCTTCAGGAAAACAGTTTAATGCTCTTGAGTTTGACGATGATAATCTTCCACATAACGGTATGATTAATGCGGGAGCAATTATGGCGACTTCACTTGTTAAAAAGGATCGTCCAGATGATGAGAGATATGCGTATATTTTGAATACATGGAAAAATATGTTGGGTCATACAAAGGTTGGGTTTGATAATGAGGTGTATATGGGGGAACGCCGAACAGCAGATGATAATTATTCATTGGCATATAAGATGCGTGGAAATGGTGTATTTCCTGAAGGAACGGATCTTGAAAGAACATTGCAACTTTATTTTCAAACATGTTCAATTACAATGAATTCCGAATCAATGGCTTTATTCGCGGCTATTCTTGCAAATGGTGGAATATCACCTAAAACAGGAAAACAATATTTCACAAACGATATCATTAAAAACGTTCTTTGTGTATTATCAACATCAGGTATGTATGATTATAGTGGTCGGTGGTTTTCAGAGGTTGGTGTCCCTGCAAAATCAGGTGTATCTGGATGTATATTTGCGGTAATTCCAAATATATGTGGGATCTGTGTGTTTTCACCGAGATTAGATAAGTATGGGAATTCGGTGAGAGGTGTTAAGTTTTTCAATAAATTGGCGAGGATGTTTAGAATGCATATTTATGATAATTCAATAGTTGGAAATAATATATCAAAACAGATTGATAGTAATCTTAATAAACTTCTACAACTCGAGATCTATGAATGTTGTCAGAAGGGCGATCATATTAGACTTAAACAATTATTGAAGAATGATAAAAGTCATGTTCATTTCAGTGATTATGATAAAAGAACACCACTTCATATTGCGGTAGATAATGAAAACACCGAATGTATAAATTATTTAATGGAATTCGGGGCGGATCATAGAATTGTGGATAAGTGGGGAAAAAGTGCATTTAGATATGCGATTGAGAGTGGATCAAGGAATTTGGTTATGAGTATAGTTATTAAAATATTTGAGAGACATTCTATGATAATGAGGATGAAGAGATTTTTCCAAAAATAAATATCTAATGTTAGATTAGGTATAATTAAATATGTATAAATGTGGTATTATTGAAGATAGTCCTATATTTACTGTTCATTTATTAACGAGATTAGATAATAAATGTTATATTTTTATTGGTAAAGTACCGCAAGAGTATTGTAAGATCTTAAATAAGATTGAGAAAGACGGTTTTAAATCTATTTCGGGGGATGAGAAAGAGAAACTTAAAAAGAAATTTGGGTCTGTGGAAGGATCATGGGGTAAAATGAAGAGTATTAAGTTTATATATGACAGAATATATTTAGATGATACTATTAATGCGATTCGTAAAAAGATTTTCGTATATTTAAGCAATCCAGATAAAAATAATTATTTAATTGAGAAAAATCAGGAATTATGGGTTAAAACGGAAGGCAAATATTATACACTTGGTATATATAATGAGGGATATCAAGGAAGAGAACCATCTGTAGATAAGAAGCCGAATATAGATTTTAAGTTTGTGGATAAGATTACTGGATCAAAGATAAATGTGAATACAATAAATAAGAATAATTATTTATTGATGTCGCTTGTTAAGAATATAGATGGGAATGTTATTTATGTAAATAATATTAATGATGAGGTATTATTTTTGAAGAATAAGAAGGTTGATATAAATAATAAGATTATTTATGGTTATTTACAGAAATATTGGATTGAGGGTGAAATAAACGTTGATCTACTTGAGATAGAAAAAGAGTTTAAAAAAGCAAAGGAATACATTAATTATGAAAAATATATAATGGGATTAATTAATGAGAGTTCTGTTGTTGAAAATGCTTTTAAACCTTGTGATATAATTAGTTATATATTCCAGGTTAATTTTGCGAATAAAGAAGATAAAATTGATCTTTTAAAGATCTTTAAATTATTTGAATTATCCGATGATGTACCATTTATTAAATATAAAGAACCAGATTGGATTGTTCCTTATTATAAAATATATAAACCTATTATTGATAATGTATCTGTTCCACGTAAAGTTGTAAGAAGTTGGATAATTAATTTAACAGGTGATATCACTTCAACAGATACAATTGTTAAGGTAAATACTAAAGGTATTAATTTTAAGTTTTTAACTCATTATGATGGATCAATTCCTAAATTCGGGACTATTAATCTTTATAAGACTGGTGCAATGGAGATTAAATTAACGTATTCACAGAATTACAAGGGTGATTTTGAGAAGATCAAGGAATCTGTGGATAAAGTGATATCAATTGTGAGTAAGATAAACAAAATTGATTTTTCGATTGATAAGCTTAGTAAGGGGAAGAATAAAATTGTTCCTCCGAAGTTTGATATTACAAAGGATGGTGATATAATATTTGGGGATAATACGGAGACTAATTTTATTAATACGATTACTAATTTTAGTAAGATCAGAAAGATTGATTTTACTCAACTTTCTAATTTTGCGAATTCATTTACACCATATATTATTCCTGTATCATCTGATAAGAAAAAGGTTGTATTGAATACATTAAAATTAAAGTATAAGAGAATTAATAATTTCAAGAATCTTGGTGAGATATTTTTAGCGATTACAAGAATGAAGGAATCCCAATATGGTGATTATGATATTGTTCATTATATTGTGAAAAATTTTTATAAAAATATGAAGGAGGCTTCTGAATATTTAAAAGAGTGGAATAAGAAATATGGGTATGAGATTGATGATGATGGAAAGAAGATGACTGAATCAGGTATATTTATTAAGATAATGGATAATAATTTTCATATTGAGGGTGTGAAGAGTTTTAGATTATTGGGGAATGTTTATAATTTTTTAATACATTTTCTTTCAATATATAATGATTATGATAAATATAGAAAGAATCCAGAGTTTAAAAAAATTATGATAGACAGTGATCAAAAATATATTGAGGATGAAGAGGTATTTGAAAATAAAATAGAATTTGAAGAAAATAATGGCGAAGAAAATGATGATTTTGATATTGATTTAGAAGATACTGTTTTTAATTCAACAGGTGATGAGTTTATTTCTGATTATTTTGATGATGAAGAAGGAGAAGAAGGGGAAGAAGGAGAAGGGGAAGAAGGAGAAGGAGAAGGGGAAAAGGATTCATCTGGATATCCATTAAGTGATAATATTGGAAAGGATTTTACATTAAGTGCAAAATGTAAGGAAACTGAGATTGATTTTGAGGCGGATACATGTAAAGATTTATGTGAAGACGACAGTTATAAATTGAGAAGATTGCAGAGATATGATAATCGTCTTTTTAATTTCAAAACGAAAGAGAAAATGGAGGGGTATTCAAGAAAATGTCAGAATGGATTACAACCAATGGTTATGCATAGAAATCCCGAGAATAATAGTAAAATATTAAAAGATTCATATACATTTGCATTTAGATATGGTTCTGATCAAGATCATCAAAATTATTACATGTGTCCTAAAGTTTGGTGTCCTTATTGTGAAATACCAATTCGTATTGCTGATGTAATTGATATTAGAAAACGCGCAATTCGTAAAGGAACATGTTTAACTGGGAGATGTCCTTATGGAGATCATGATGTTATTATAAATGATAAGGATGATTATAAGGGGACTGATATTGGACTTTTTCCATATTTTAAGAATTCAACATTTCATCCAGATAATCTTTGTTTGCCTTGTTGTGGAAAGAATAGACATGATATTAAGAAATCATCTAAATATAAACAATATCAAAAATGTTTGGGACATGAAGTTGAGGAAAATAAAGTGGAAGATGTGAGTTTTTATATTCTTGGAAGAGATAAGATACCACTTCCTAATGCAAGGTTTGGATTGTTGCCAGTTATTCTTTCAAAAAAATTATTTGGATCTAATTTTAGTAGTAATATTTTGACACCTGGAAAATCCGTTTATCTTAGATCAGGTGTTAAAAATGATGAAAAACAATCATTTCTTGTTGCACTAATAAAGATATTATCCGCAGATACAGGTGTTGATATTGGAAAAGATGAATTTAAGAATGAAATTGTTAAGAAGATAACACCGACATTATTTAGATCACTTAAGAATGGTGCATTAAAGATAATATTTAGTAATGAAAAGGATGATATTGATCCATTACAGAATTTTAAGAATTATTTATTATCAAATGAACAAATAAATGAAACATATTTATGGGATCTTCTTTCAAGACCTGGTATTGTATTTGAAAAGGGTTTAAATATTATAATAATTAAGAACAAAGATATTTTATGTCCATTTGGAGAAAACATAAATCAACTGTATGATCCAAACAGAAAAACAGTGTTTATATTTAATCACAGAAAATATTATGAACCTATTTGCAGTGTATTTAATAATAATAATAATTATGAATTAACTTATACATTTACAGCATTGAATGAGGTTGTTATACGTACATTTGAGTATTTATATAAAAATTGCAAACCTTATGATTCAATTAATTGGAAATTAATTCTTAAAGACAATGAAAAGAGATTTAATATTAAATATAATTATGATCTTAAAAAAGAACCCTTACTTAAAACAGTAATTGATAAATTAAAAAGTGCAAATATACCTATTTCTGGACAAGTTCTTGATTATTATAATAAAGTGGTTGGTGTTGAATTAGTAAAAGGATCAGTATTTGTTCCCACTAAACCTCGTGGAATTATTACAGAGATCAAGGTAATTGAGCCTGGAGATCAGAAGAGGGGTTCATATAAGGATGTTATCAAGGTATTAGATAAATTAGCGAAGGGATTGGATTTAAATGTAAAACCAATTAATAAAATTGTGAATAATGGTAAGATAGTAGGTGTTTATTTGGAATCTGGTAGAATTGTTCCTGTTAAGGAGGAGAATAATAGTAAAGATAGTTTAAGTGAGATAGATATACCTTATTATTTTGATGTGGATGAGAAGATTCACAAGGATATTGAGGATGTTGATAAGAGAATTATTGAGGTGAATAAGTTGAAATACAGGGATGAATCATATCAGAGATATAGATTTGAGATAAGTCAATATTTACAGAATGATGATAAATTAAAAGAGAAGTTAAGTAAAAATATTGAAGATAAAAATGAAAAAGATGTTAAAGATATAATTGAGAATATAAATAAGAAAATATATGCTAAAGGAGATGCAAAGTTTGATCCAACGAATTTCATATTACCAAATATTAGAGTAAGATGTGAAACAATTGTTAGTGATGAACAAGATCCATTTTGTATTAAAGATGGAAGTGGATATAAGTTTAGTATTGCTGATAAAGGAAATAGAAATATTTTTACGAAATTGATTGTGAATGAATTAATGCAAAATAATATGAAGAGAGACCAAATTTTAGATGGAATGATATCGGATGTATTGGATAAAAATATTTTTGTATCAACAGATAAAATAGTGTATCTATCTGGATCAGGTGATCAGATCATTCGTGATCTATTTGAATTATATTCAAAGAAGAGTAAATCATTTATTTCACAAAAGAAGATTTATGATACACTTTTACCTAAATATCCAGGTGTTGATCGTGATAAATATTCGGATTACTACAGAGATTATGATTTGGACTTCTTAAGTATGGAGGAGTTATCTCACAACTGGAAGCCATATTTAGGGAATGAATTTAATGTATATGTAAATATTTCTGGGAATAGTTTATTTAATACAATAATTAAGGGTTTAATTAAATCTGGAATAAAAGATAAATTAGATAATATTCTTGAGCTTAAGGAGCAGATTATCAAATTAATTGGAGATCTTAGTGTTAAGGATGTGGAAAATATTGCGAAGAAAATGGGATTGATGAAGGTATTGGAAGAGGAGGATAAACAAGAACCATGGGATATGTTATTGGAATTATATCGTAAAAAATGCAAGGAAGATTTTGGAACGGTACATACGATGAATAAGTTATCAGATACAATTATAAGTAAAAATTATAATGGTTGTTTAGTTGATTTATATTTAATAAGTGCAATATTAAAAATTAATTTTATTGTTTTGTATAAAAGAATTACGATTGATAATAATGAAGGATTTGATTTAATCTGTCATGATTCTCCATCTTATATGGTTGTTTATGTTCAAAATAGAAAAGGTAAAACAATGTTTGATTCAGTTATTTCCGAGAATAAATTTATATTTAAAAAGACGGATTTCCCCAAAGAATTTATTGATAAAGTTTTTAAGGGAAAGAGTGGGAATAGTATTGAAAATAAGACTGCTCTTGATTTCGGAGAAGAAGAAAAACCTGTTAAGAAGACCAAGATTATTAAGAAGAAAGTGGATAAGAAGACAAAGATAATTAAGAAGAAGGTGGATAAGAACATCCCTACAAAGAAGACCAAGCTTATTAAGAAAAAAGTGGTTAAGAAATAAAAATGAAAATGAAAAATAAAAACTGATTTAAGTATTAATTAATAATAATTTATTAATCAGAATATGATCAATAAATTAATTGAACTTGGTAAAATATATCCACAGGGAAGTAAGAAGTGGCTTAAAAAGCGTCACTCAATTATTACTGCATCTGATGTTGGTACAATTCTTGATTGTAATCCTTATAATAATAGATTGAGTTTATTAAAAAGTAAGAGTTTATCTAAACCAAAAGTATTTGAAAATATTATGACAAACTGGGGAACAAAATATGAACCAATTGCAAAAAATATATATGAGGATTTGTATAAAGAGAAGGTATATGATTGTGGATTACTTATTCATCCAGAATATGAGTGGTTGGGTGCAAGTCCAGATGGTCTTCGAGAATCTGGTACGATGCTTGAGATAAAGTGTTTATATAATAGAAAAATGTTGGGTGAAACACCACATTATTATTGGATACAGATGCAAATTCAGATGGAAGTCGCAGATTTAAATAAATGTGATTTTTTTGAATGTAAGTTTATTGAGTTTAGTGAATCGGATTATGAAAAGTGTGATTCCTTATATAAGGGTTCAGATATTGATTCAGAAGGTAATTTATTTTATTGGAAGTTGGATAGCATGAGTTGTAAAGAGGTAGTGCGTGATAAGGAGTGGTTTTTATTGAATAAGGATAAGATTCATAGTTTTTATAAGGACATTCAGAATTATAAAAAGGTTGGATCTAAAAAGAGAAATGGGATGATTTCGGAGAAGCCAAGTAAAAGAATACGAAGTAATTCACTTTCATTAACATATATTGATTGGAATAAGTGGGTATCAGCTACACAGATATATAATTATATGATGAATGATCCAATTTTGGATTGGTTAAACATGTTTGGTGTTGAAAATGGTTTTATTCAGGATCAAGTTATTTCTCATAATTATGATTTTAATAAATACAATATGGAACTTGGAATTAAGTTTGAAAATGCGGTATTTGATAATATTAAATCCAGATTTGAAGATAAATACATTGAAATTGCGTCAATTTATGAAACATTTTCCTTTGAAAAAGCAACCGAAACTTTAAATGCGATGAAAGAGGGAATACCATTTATTATTCATGGAGTATTACATAATTATGATGATCAAACATATGGTATTCCGGATCTTCTGGTGAGAGCTGATTATATTAATAAGTTATTCACAGATGGAAATATATATGATGATGAGAGCATAAAAGCTACTAAATTTGTTGGATCAAAGAATGTTTTACATTATTGTGTAATTGATATTAAAATGAAGAAGTTGAGTTTTAAGAAGGATGATAAGATGTTAAAGAATGATAATAGTATTCGTGCAAATAAGGGACAGGTTATTATTTATAATCGTGCATTAGGTAAATTACAGGGGTATGAGCCTAAGTGGTGTTTTTTATTTGGGAAGGGTTCATTATTTAAAAAACCAGGGATTGTTTCAATGAAAGAGGATATTGTAAATGATGTTGATAAAGGAATTGCTTGGATTAAAGATTTAAAAGAAAATGGGTCTAAGATGACTGTTTATCCACCAAGTAGAGATGAATTACGACCTAATTTATGTAATTCCATGGATTATCCATGGCATAATGCGAAGAAAGAGATTGGGAAGAGGACAAGTGATATTACAGAATTATGGAATTGTGGTGTAAAAGAGAGAAAAAGTTTAATTGAAAAGGGGGTTATTTCTTGGAAAGATCCTAAAATATCGGGGGCATCTATTTTAGGGAATACTAAAAAGGGTAAGTTATTGGATTTAATTTTAAATACAAACAAATTAGAAGATGATAAACCAAATATTATTATTAATAATAAGGAATTCAATAAGAAGAGTTTAAAGAAGAAGAGATTTGTAAAAGAGTTCTTTGTGGATTTTGAAACAGTTAATTATATTGATCCACAATTTAATAATATTCGGAAAGGTGAAAATGAAGTACAACATAATCAAATTTATTTAATTGGTCTTGGATACATTAATTCAAAAGAAAATTGGGTATTTGAATCATTCATTGTTAATAAATTGTCTTTTGAAGAAGAAGACCGAATTGTTAATGAGTGGTTAGATAGAATGACTGTTCTATCTGGAAAATCGGAGAATATTGTTTATCATTGGACAAGTGCTGAAAAATCATGGTTAAATAACGTATTTAAAAGAGGAACGATTAAAGATGTGGAATTAAACTGGTTTGATCTACATAAATTTTTTATTGATAATAAGATTACAATGAATGGTGTTATGAAATATTCACTTAAAAGTGTTGCTAAGTGGATGTTTATGAATGGTTTGATTAAAACAAATTGGGATAGTAATGCAGTTGATGGAATGGGTGCAATGATGATTGCATTAAATACTTATAAAAGGGATGATATTATTGATATTATGGAAATAAGTGAAATGATTGATGTTATTAATTATAATGAGATTGATTGTAAAGTTATGAGTGATATTCTGGATGTTTTACGGAAATTATAATACCGTTTTTATATTTGTAATGGGGTATCTGTGATATTTATACCACAATAAGGTTCTGGTTCTTTACTATAATCAACATGTTCAAATATGTTGATTTTAACTGCTTCTTTAAGCAAATAGCGGAAATTATCCCAAAATTCATCTGTATGACCAATGGATTTAGTCATAACATGAGCAAGTTCATGAAGAGATACAAACATAAGAGTATTGAGTTTAATTAATTTATCTGTTTTCTTATCTCTGAGACAAAGTACAATCTTTTCACCTTTATTCACGGAATATGCTGTGTGTTTGCTTCCTTTTGGTTTTTCAAGAAGATTATCGGGATTAAAGCGTTCAATTAAGAGTGATACTCTTGGATCATCTTTTTGTGTAGATTGGAGATGATCACATAATTTAATCATATTAAGACGTATTGTTGCGAGTTTATCGGCTGCTTCTTCTTTATCATCTTTATTACGTACAAGATATGATCTACCATCAATATTGGATTGTGTGGTTGTTATATCATTATATTTATTTTCATAATACATGTATGCAATAATTGCGGATAAACCGATTGTAAAAATAGAAACAAATTCTTTCATAATACCTATTAATAATAGATATTATAATTTATAGTTAAACTTGGTGGAGGGAGGATTATTTTATTTGCGACATTACCAATTTGGTGAGTAGATCTTCTTGATCTGCTTCTTTAAACATTTTTTTAATAGAAAGTTTGGATGTTTTATAGATATTAGTTTTATTTTTGAATTTAATGAAAGAGTCGGATTTAAGCATTTCAGAAATATTATTTTTTGTCTCGGAATATATTTTATTGAACTCTTTATCAAAATATTTGAAATTATTACTCATTTTTTTAGCAACTTCAAATCTCATTTTATATTCAGATTTATATGAAATTGTTTCATCTTCTTTACAAGCCTTAAGTGTGGCTTTTACTTTTTTATTAATGGCATCTTTAATATTTTTTGGGAGAGGTATAGGTCCTTTATTGTATAAATGTGCGAACATCAATTCTCCCCTCATTTGATTTTTATCAGAATTTCTAAGATATTTTATTACAAATCTATATATATTTTTTTCTTTTTTTGTTTTTGCTTTATATATTTTATTAACAATATAATAATATAGAACAGATTGGTCTATATTTTTATCATTAAATATAATATAATAATATCTTGAATCAACAAAAAATTTAATATAATTAAAATTTTGTTTTATAATTTTATTTATCAATTTCACATAATTAATAACATAATCACTACATGCATTATATAATGGTAATGCTAATTCACAAAATGGATATTTAACATATTTATTATTATAAACATAATAATATGCTCTTTTATCATCAAAATCTAAAAAGTATTTTAATGGATGATCAATTCTATTAATTAAAAATCCATTTTTATCATGACTTTTAATTAATTTAGATATTTTTTGTGAATTCATAATTATATATTATATATAGATATAATATATCTCTATTTCTAAAATAGAGATATTGTTTTTCAGATCATTGATTCAATAGATTGAATCAAGAATAACCTCCTCCCGCTTCTGGACCTCCCGGTTTTGGACCACCCCCCCCGGATAAAGAGAGGGTATTGTTGTCTTTCTTTTCTTGTTCCTGATTTTTGGGATCCATTGGAATAATGTTTGTGTATAAGTTATTAATAGTGAGTATATTTAAAATATTGAGCCTTCATTTTTTTTATGGGTGATCAGATGTCTCAAACCATCATTATTATGAATTAATGATATAACAATGGAATATTAGGACCTCATACCATCATTATTTTGAATGAATGAAATAATAATGAATTAAAAAAAATGAATATAAAAATATCTTTCCGGAGATATGATAATAAAAAAATATGTACGAAAGAGAAAAGAAAATTAAATTTAGTTCAAGAGAAAACCTCACTTTCCAAGCACTTGATTGGAAAGGTATTGATATTGATCTTAATGCATCATCAAGTGATGATGATTCCTCCACAGATAGTTTTGGAAAACGTAAAAAAAGAAAACTTAATCTTGAATATGTCGTCCGAATTTACGGTATTAATAAAAAAGGTTACTCCACAGTCATTCATATTACCGGATTCACTCCCTTTTTCTTTTTAAAAGTACCTGATTTCTGGACACAAAAAGATGCAATGAAATTATCTGCATCTCTTGAGACAAATGTATATTGGAAATATAAGACTGATTTGATTGATTGTTCGCTGACAACTGGTAAAGAACTATATTTTTTCAATAAAGAAAAGGAGTTTAAGTTCATTAAATTTAGTTTTAAAACCATTGGAGCATGGCATGCATATAAAAAAGCACTCCGTGGAGATATTTATTTCGGAGGAGAACAAGTGAATTTCAGTAAATTATCCGCTGGATACGGTTTATATGAAGCAAATATTGATCCGATTTTACGTCTTATTCACATGCGTGATCTATCTGCAGCATCTTGGATGAGAGTTCCAAAGAAAAAATGGTTTCCATCAAGTCATACAAAATGTCAGATTGAAGGAATTGCGAAATGGACCGATCTATTCCCCGTAGATAGTCAGGATATTGCACCAATGGAAATTCTATCTTTTGATATTGAATGTGTAAGTGAAGATGGCTCATTCCCCGATCCAGAAAGAGAATCCGATAAAGTTATTCAAATTGGTAGTACTATTCACAGAAATGGTGAAAAAGAGGTGTATTTACGACATATTGTTACATTAAAGAAGTGTAATGATATTGAAGGTGCTATTGTTGAGTGTTGTGATACGGAGGTAGAATTATTGAGGAAATGGTGTCAATTTATCAATCGTGTTCAACCAGATATTATGACAGGTTATAATATTTGGGGTTTTGATTGGAGATTCTTGTGGAAGAGATGTGAGTTATTGAAATGTAGTAGTTATTTAACAGAGATGGGAAAACATAAGTCAGTTGAGAATAAGTATGAGGAGAAAAAATTATCCTCATCTGCACTTGGTGATAATAGTCTTTATTATATGGATATTGAGGGTATTGTTCAGATTGATTTACTTAAATTGGTTCAACGTGATTTCAAGTTGGATTCATATAAGTTGGATAATGTAGCGAAGAATTTTATGAATCAAGAGAAGGATGATCTAAGTCCTAAACAGTTATTCGCGAATTTCAAGGATGGTTCTCCAGAAAAGATTACGGAGATTGCGAAGTATTGTATTCAGGATAATGTGCTTTGTAATAACTTGATTATTAAGTTGGCTGTTATTTCTAATAATATTGGTATGGCGAATGTATGTTCTGTTCCATTTACATATTTATTTACACGTGGTCAGAGTATTAAGATTTTCTCACTTGTTGCGAAACAGTGTCGTCAGGAAGGTATTAAAATTCCGACTATTACAAAAGATGATGTAAATCAAGATTCATATGAAGGTGCGATTGTTTTTGTACCTAAACCTCAGATTTGTTATGAGCCTGTAACAGTGCTTGATTATGCATCTCTTTATCCTAGTTGTATGATTGCGGAGAATATTTCACATGATTCAATTGTGGTTTATTATGAGTATGGAATGAAATATGGAGGAACAAGTGAAAAGACAATTAGAATTCAAAAAGTGAATGATTTCGGAGGTCAATATTTCAAAGAGATTGTATTGAATCCTGGTGAAAATATTTCGAGAATGGATTTATTAGAAATCGCAAAGGAAAAACCGAAGGAATTTAATACTCTTGAATTTATTCGTGGTGATCTGGACTTGATTGGTGGTAATAAAAAATTCATGAATATGCCTGGATATTTCTATAACAAAATCACATATGATATCCAAGTCTATATTGATGTAGATAATCCAAGCAAAGGTAAAGTAAAAGTTGGTGAAAAAGAATGTTATTATATTGATCACACTCGTGGTAAAGGAAAACAGGGTATTATGCCTCGTATTTTGGTTGATATGTTAAATGCGCGACGTAGTACCCGAAGTAAAATCACATATCAAACTCTGGAATTAAAGAGTGGTGAAAGTATTTCGGGAAATATTCAGAAATGTGAAGTTGATGGTAAGAAAGTACCTGATATTAGTGATGGATTTTACAAGGTTAAGACCGAATTTGATGGTAAAAAAGAGATTAGTGTATCTGAGGTTGTATCAATTTCGGATACATATAATACATTTATGAAGGATATTTTAGATGGTTTGCAGTTAGCGTATAAGGTGGTATGTAACTCAGTTTACGGACAGTGTGGTGCGAGTATTTCACCAATTTGTTTTAAGGAATTGGCTGCATCAACAACGGCTGCTGGACGTGGAATGGTTTTATTAGCTAGGGATAATGTGCTTGAAAACTTTCCGAAAGCGGAGTGTGTGTATGGAGACAGTGTAACAGGAAGAACACGAGTATTAGTTAAAATTGATGGAAAAGTGAAAAGAGTAAAGATTGAGAATTTGGAATATATATTAGATAGATTATGGACGAATTGTATTGAGAAAGGAAAACAGGATAAGGAGTTTATTCCAGTTTATAAAGAAGATAGAGTATTTGTATGGAGTGATTTGGGATGGACCTCTATTAAAAATATAATTAGACATGAATTAGCGGGTCATAAGAGTATTTATTGTGTAAGAACGGACGATGGATATGTTGAGGTTACTGATGAACATTCATTGCTTGATTCAGATGGAAATGTTATTAAGGTAAGTGATATTAAGATTGGTATGACTAAATTATTAGTGCATCCTTATGGTAATAATAAAGAGGATAATTTAGTAAGAGAATGTTATAAAATTCCATATTCTGGATATGTTTATGATTTAACAACCGAAAATCATCATTTTCAAGCAGGTATTGGAAATATTATTGTTCATAACACTGATTCAGTATTCATTAATTTCACCAATTATTTACGAGATAAGTATGATGAATGGGATACCTATGAAGATAGTAAGAAATTAAAGATTACAATTGAAACAGGTCAGGCTGCATCTAAAATCGTGAAGAAAGTTATTAAGAATCCACATGATCTTGAATATGAGAAGATTTTCTATCCATTTGTTATTTTTACAAAGAAACGTTATTTCGGGAATAAATACGAGTTTGATCCAAATAAATGTAAGAGAACAAGTATGGGGATTGCATTGAAACGACGTGATTATGCACCAATTGTGAAGGAGATTTATGCAGGAGTTATTGATATAATTTTGAATGAACGTGATAAGACAGTGATTGAGAATAAAACAAAAGAATATTTTGTTGGGAAAGTTCGGGATTTATTGGATGGTGCTGTACCAATTCGTGATCTAACAATTACTAAATCATTACGTGGTAATTACAGTAATCCTACACAGATTGCACATAAAGTATTAGCAGACCGAATTGGAAAACGTGATCCTGGTAATAAACCCGCATCAAATGATAGAATTCCATATTGTTTTATTAGTGAGAAGTGGATATCTTGTTATCATTGTGAAAAGAAGATTACAAATATTAAGGAGTGTAAATGTAGAGGGTGTTGTGAGTTATTTTGTTATGATCATTTAAAGGATCATGATTGTAAGCAGGAATGTAGATATTGTAAAGTTCCACGTAAGAAGTGTAATAATTGTGAAGAAGATAAGAAAGGTAGGAGATGTGAGTGTAATGTAAGGGAGTGTAGTAGATGTTTGGGATGGTTTTGTGATGAGCATCTTATATCACATGATTATGTGATGAGAAAAGATGGGACTGTTAATCCAGATAAACATAAATGTATCAATCCAATTAATCCGAAGGCGTCACAAGGTGATTTGATTGAGATTCCGAGTTATATTATTGAGAATAATGTTCCACTTAGTTATAGGTATTATTTGGACCATCAGATTAAGGAACCGATTCTTCAGATTTTTTCATTAATGATGGATGATCCAGAGTCATTAATCAGGGATATGTTAATAGATGATACGAATAATACGAATGGATTTAAGAGTATTAATAGTTATTTTACACCTGTTAAGAAAAAGAAGAATTTCAAAGATTTGAGTGGTTCAACAACAAAAAGTAATATTATGGGTCTTTTAAAAGGGAAAAAGAAAATACCAATTGGAAACATGAATATTGCATCTATGTTGAGAGATGTAAAAAAGAAGCGAAAAGATATTAGAGAAAAGAGTAAGAGTCCGATCTCTTCTTCAGAAGAGAAGAAAAAGGAAGTTGTGGTTGTATAAAATAATCTCAATAAATATTATATGTCATTAATCTGTACAGTACTCATTGTTTTGATAATCTTCTCCATATTATATCTTTCTGCAAATTTACTTTCTTCCACCGAAAATTTTAGAGGTCATCGTGGAAGAGGAAGAAGAAGAGGGGGTTGGGGTAGAAGAGGATGGGGTAGAAGAAGTAGGTGGTGGGGTCCTCGTTGGGCTTATTTACCAACCATAAGTTATCCTTATTGTAATCCTTTTTGGGAAGATTGTCCCTCATATTTATATAATCCTTATAATTATGTTGTGTATTAAGTAGATCAATCTTCAGATAAAAATTTGAGGTTTTCTTCTGCGATTTCACTAATAACATCACTACAATCTTTTAATCGTTCATCAATTGATAATGCCTCCATGAATTTTGTGAATTCGTGGAGTTTGCTTTCGCGTGCATTAATCTCTTCACGAAGTTCTTTCACAGAACACTTCTTTTTCTTAGTAGATTCACTGAAGAATTCATGTTCATCACTGTCTAAGAGAAACTTTTCACAATCCTCATCAACAAAATTTACAACTTTGTCTGGGTCATCATCAAAACGTTTTTGATGCATTGTACAGTATTCATTGTCATCTTTTGCGAACTTAGAACATTGTTTAAAGATCCCCTTAGTAGGTTCATCTTTCTTAATATCTGTGTATGTAATGACATATACAGATGGAATATCGTCTCCAGAGAGAAGTTCTTTTGCTGCTTTCTTGGTGATTTTCACACCAGCACAACAAGGATTGCCTCCATCTTTCATTTTCTTTTCATGATTTTTAATTGCGCGTTTTTCTTTAATAGACTTTTTCTGAGCCATTAACTTTGCGATTTCATCAATTGAGCTAGACATATTTCTTTCTTTTAATTAATATTTAATATATGTAATTTAGGATTAAATAAATCATTTTTTTATTAAATCAATCATCGGATGATTTTTAATACTAACTCCGTGTCAAACTTATAATATTTATTATTTTTATTATCATAATAAATATATTTTTTAATATGATTTGAATTTGGTCCATGAATTATGGTTTTTTTCTTCCCCATTAAATATCCCAACATTAATCCACAGAGAGATGATATAATTACTTTATTCATATGAGAATCCTCCTTGTATTATTCAATTATATTTTTTGAAGATTCACAATTTACATTTTCAGTGTCATATTTATAACATTTATCATCATGCTTGTAAATATCACCCCTTATCTTATTTGGCTGTGGAGCAGTGTATATAATACATCCACGTCCTTTACATACTCTTTGAAACATTGTTCCGAGACCAAGTCCGAGAATTATTGAAAATATTATTACACCTCTTCTTGATTTCATTATAGATCCTAAATTCATATTATCCTAATTTATTCACATAAATTTATTTACGAGACGATCTATTAAATTTGACCCATTATGATCTTGTAATGGCATCTCCTTAACAATACTCTTATCTTCCGGACATGATACCTCCTCAGCCTTATATTTATAACATATATCTGCTTTATCTTTATAAATTATTTTACCCGCATTTTCAGGAGTAGGATATTTAATAATAATTGTGGGAATAGGTGTTAGTAGATATGTGCAGATCAAGCTAAATACAAGTGCAATAAAGAAATATTTTGGATCAATGTATTGGAATATATTCATCTTTCTTATATTAAATATATCTTTTTTTATACTTTGATGTTTTTACTTTCTGTTATTTTACCACTATTAACTAAAAAATTATCATTTAATTCATCTTGTTTTTCTACTAATGATCTATAATTTTTAATCGCATTATTAACCTCAACTGTTAATTTAATATATTCCTCAATTGATTTCATCCATTGAAACCAAGTATCAATTGTTTTACTACTAAGTTTCAATGTTTTAGCAAGTTTTTCATGATCTTTTGCTACTCCTTTTTTATATTCTTCAATTAATATTTTACGTTGTTTTCCGGTGATTTCTTCGGTAATATCATTAAACAATTGTTTTCTAGTGAAATATTGATTTGAATATTGATGTATTTTATTGAATTGTTCATTAAGTAGATCATTTTGTTCAGCCTTTTCTTCTTGAAATATCTTATTAATCTGATTATATTCCTGATCTATTTTTTCGTATTCTTTTTTGAGTGTATTTATATCTTCTTTATAATCTTTATTTTTAATAACATTAAGAAGTCTGTAGATAATGTCTGTTTTCTTTTCCCTTAGATCTGAAAATTTAGAGTAAAGATTAATATATTCAGCGAGATGTATCGTGGCACTCCATTTACATTTTTTACAGAATAATTTAATTATATTATCATCTTTAGATTTAGAGATTATTTCTTTATCACATTTAGGGCATATTGGTTTAGAACTGTAGTAAAGTGTTATTAAATTATAGTAATTTTCAGAAGGTTTATCTTTTTTAAGATCATCTTCTTTATATATTTTATAATAGTCCATATATAATTATAATTTTGATTATAATTATATTATCTTTTTATTTTATACAGAGATGAACATATTTAATTCAATCACATTATATATAGGAAACCTTTTATCTAAATTTAAAACCAATGATCTATATACCAAATATTTAAATGGTAATGAACAACTACTTTTCATAATATTCGGTATTGTCTCCATATATTCCGTATTTTTACTATTTTCCGCACTTAATAATATACCTCTTATTGTAATAGTAGGCGCACTCGTTGGTATAACCATACAGAAAAAATATAATTCACTCAAAAAATAATCATTTAATCTTCATTAACATCATCCGCAACTTCATCCTCTCTTTGATTAACTTCGGGTTCTGATGAACCACTCTCGTTCAAAGTAATCTCCTCCTGAGTTGCTTCATCATCCACCTCTTCTTCATCATCTTCTTGATCAGCTAATTCAAGTGTATTTTCCTGATTATCGGATACACCAACTACTTCATCTTCTTCTTCGGAATCACTGATTTCTGGTTCTGATTCTTCTTCCGAATCACTGATTTCTGGTTCTGATTCTTCTTCGGAATCACTGATTTCTGGTTCAGATTCTTCTTCTTCAGATTCTTCTTCTTCTTCAGACTCTTCAACCTTTGTTTCAACTTTCATAGATTTAGGTTTTTTATCAATATTGGCATTTTTCCCTATTTCTTTAATGTATTCTTTTTCAATTTTCAATAATTGTTTTTTAACAATTACAATCACATCTTCAACTGCTTTTTGTAAAGTTTTCTCATCATTTGTTTTATGTAATGCAAGTTTAATAACAGATAAATGATCAAGTGGATGTGGAATATCATATCCAACATATTTAACATCTGGATTAATATATAAATAACTTTTCAAAATATTGACCAAAGTTGTTGTTTCATAATTAATAATAAATTTACAAAAACCTTGATATTTTTCAATATAAACTTTATCTCTAATATTATTCTTAAGTGAAAACTCGAATTTTTCTAATCTTTCTAATAATACTCTGATCCCTCTTGAAAAGATCTCCTCTTTTGGAAACATCCCTTTAGTTCTGATTTTAAAATGATAAACCTCTGGATCACCACTCTTATTTTTAAGATAATATCTCTGTGAATTAAGAAGCTTAAAACTTTCAATCTTTTGTTCGGATTTTACTTTAAAAGCATTCTTAATTTTTTCCTTAAGATCAGCAAACTCTTCTTCACTATTCACTAATTTTACAAAATTCATATTTTCAAATTCTTTCATAATATCTTCCGTTTGTTTAGCATATTTTTCTTTTTTGTGTTTAATTCTTTCATCAACTTTTTTTTGATCAATTTTAAAACTATATGTTGATTGTGATACAGGTGATGCACAATAATCAAACTCTTTTGTATTACCTTTATTCAAGAATACAGAAAAAGATAATTCTTGTCCATATTTAATCTTACAAAAAAGAATATCTGGGTGTGTAAATACATCTTTGATCTCAGTACCATTTTCCTTGTTTAATACACGGAAATCTTTAACATATACGGAGTGAATTCCTTCTTTAACATTTTTGAAATCATAACTGATTTCAATGTTTTCATAATCGGAATAACTAATTTTATCAAAATTAAGAGGAAGTAATTTAAGACGGATTTTCAGAATATCATTATTAAATACTGTTGTATTTTTTTCAAATTTTGCGGTTGATATATCAATAATATAAACAGGAATATCTGAAAGTATTGTTTTTCTAAGTCCATTAATTAATGCGATTTTTGTATTTCCATCATTAATGATATCAAAATACAATTTATTATCTTCATTTAAAGTTTTTTTGAACATATTATATTATTATATAATAATACTTTTATATTATTATATAATCAATTTTTATATTTCATTATTATCTTTCGTTTATTATTATTTAATTTATTATTATATATAATCATATGAATCAGAGTCAATATACATATATCCTTTACAAAGCAAGTAGATGTAAAGCATGTGCCGATTTTTTAAACCAATTACAAAAAATACCATCAATATATAAAACTATTATGATTGTTGATGTTCAAGATCCACGTGTAAGAGGAAAATTACCATCCGCAGTAAAATCTGTACCAACTCTTATGTATGTTCGTAAGTCAAATAGTGGATCTGAAAATATTTTTTTAGAAGACGATGAAGCTTTCCAATGGCTTCATCAAAAAGTCCAGGAAAATAGAAACAAAGGAATGGGTGCATTGAATAATGGTGGGGGTGTTGCTGATTGGAGTTATGATATGAATTCTGGATTTTCCGATAATTATAGTTTCTTACAAGGTGAAGTACCAATTGCTAAAAATTTCGGATTTCTTGATAACAATAGTAAAGAGGGTTATGTTGAAGGATTCATTCCCAAAATTTTAGGACAAAATGAAAAACCTGTATCTATTCAGGGAGGTGGTGGATTTATGACTACACAAAATGTGAGTTCTTCATCAGGAAATGCGAAGAAGGATGAGATGGAGAAGAGAATGCAACAGTTACAGGAACAACGTGCGAGAGAAGTTCCACAATCAATTCAACAACAAAGAATGGGTGGTGGAATGGGCGGTGCTGATAATTTTAGTCATATGAATTATTCATAGAGATTTAAGAAGTAATTTATTTATAATTTTTAATTAAAGATAAGACTCATAATACTCCAATTTTCCTGGATTTTTTGTCTTTTCAATTATTTTAGCAAAGACTTCCTCTTCACTACCAGAAAAAATCGCTTTTAAATCTTCAAATATTTCTAATTCCTCTGGATCTTCATCACATTCAGAAATGTCTTCTTCAATTAACTCTCTTATTTTGGAAAGATCAACACCAAATTCTACCAATCTTTTCATTACATATTTTTCAGTTTTATCAATTTCTGATGTAATCTCTTCAATACTACGATACCCATGATGTGTTCCAGTATAAAACTGTTCTGGTTTTGGCATTCGAATTATTCCTTTGCTTAATAAAAGTTCTTTTTCTTTAAAATGTTCTTTTGATAGTTTAAGGTTATTATACAAAGAAATCAAGCTTTGTAAATGTAAAATAATTTCTCTTCCTTCAAGAGAATCCTTTCTTTCTCCTAAAAGAACATTTAGGCAATCAATTAAACGGTTCAACGGAGCATCATCAGAAGCCATTATTTCGTTCTTATTTGTTTAATATATTTAAGGTTATTTAAAAATTAAAATATCATTTTTTTCGTAAGGATTTAAGGATAATTTATATAATAATTAATTAATGAGTAAAAAAACAACGCTTGATCTATTAGTTGATAATATTCTAAATTACGTCGAATATCTTAAAGAACAGCCTCATATTATGTCTGATCAAAAATCTGCTGAACTCTTAACCAAATTCCGAGCACAATATCTTATGTTATCAAGAACAGATCCTAAAATGATATTAAATTATTTCACTGAGTATATATATCCTCACAAAGAAGAGATCATGAGTAATAATGAACATTATTTTCTTGAATTAGGCGAGGAACATGGTATTAAGGCATCAATGATGGAGGCATTACATATTAAGGATCTTTGGAAGGAGAAATTCACAGATGAAAATAAGAAGACTACATTTACATATTTCAAGGTTTATATTAAGCTTGTGGAGAAGTGTTTAGTAGAACATCTTAAGAAGAAATAGTTAAGTATTAATAACATCGGATTTATCAAGTACATCTTTTGAATCAATAATTTCATTTGGATATAGTTTAAGGATAAAGGATAATTTTTCCGAAATAATAGATATATTACTAATATTTGTGAAATTGAGGCCAAATAGAAGTACTTTATTATCTTCACCAATAGCAAATTTTTTGCATTTAATATCATGATAAAAATAATTATCTTTTTCAGAATAAACTCTGGCATCACAATAATGACATAAATTTGAATATTTGATTTCATTTGTATATAAAAATTTCATAATCTAAATATTTAGTGTAAATTTAAGTTTAAGTGTAAATATTTCATTTTTTATTTGCGTATATTTAGTTATAAATATATATTACTAGATATTATCTAATAATATATGACATCTTTAGAAGATTTTAATAAGCTATATTCCGAATTTGTAAATAAATTACACGAGTTTTACCCTTCTCTCAAGAAAGAAGAAGCAGAAGAATCGGAAGATGATCAATCCCATCTTCTTCATTTCATGGAGCATCTATTTCCTCATATGAAGGCTATTTCCCACTGTAATGAGGAATGGTTTAAGGATGAAGGTGATGAAGCCCAAGTTATCCAGGGAGTCTTGTTAAAGGATTTAGTTGAAGATGAAAATACAACAACTAAACAGATGAATAGTATTTGGGAATACTTACAAACATTATACATTAGAGCACAAGCTACTGATCTTACTGTTCAACTTCTTAAAGAAAAATTCGCAGATCATCACGCATATAACGGTATTAAAAAGGGAATTAAGAGATATCCTCAATATCTACCACTTATTACAATGTTTTTAGAATCTCAGAAAGCAAGTGTTGAGGAGGAATCAGGGGAAGGGGAAGGAGAAGGTACTAAAACCGCAGATCCATTTGGATCTATGTTTGAAGGGACTGTTTTAGGTGATCTTGCTAAGGAGATTAGTGAGGGACTTGATACAAGTGGATTGCAGAATTTGAATAGTGGGGAGGATGTTATGAGTGCATTTACTAATCCAGAAAACAGTGCGAATATGATGAATGTTATGCAAAATGTAATGAAGAAAGTTGATGAGAAGATGAAAGATGGATCATTTAATCCACAGGAACTCCTTGGACAACTTGGATCTTCTATGTTAGGTGGTGCTGGAGGAGCTGGTATGGGTGGTATTATGGAACAAGTTCAAAATATGATGGGTATGGGGAATAGAAAACAGCGTAGAAAGGCTAAGAAGATGAGTAAAAAGAGTGGGAAAGGAAAGAAATAAATGGATTTTATAATTAGCATACATTAAAATAAATAAATTCAATTACTTTATGAAATTCAAGATCTTCTGGAAAGTCTCCTTTCGCAGCAGATTCAGAGTCTAATAAATCCTCTTCAACATATTGTTTAAGACAAAGAATTTGTTTATGTTTTAATTCATCTTTTTCAGGTGTAAATTTCTTTAATTGATTAAGAAGTTCTAATTTAATGATTTTAATTGATTCTTTTTTAATCTTCTTATTTGTTTCCATCATAAATTCATGATGGATTGCTTTAGAGAGAAGAGTTGTTGCTTTGAATAAAAAATCTTCAGGAATTAATTCATCTGGATCTTCATTATAGAATTTATCTGACATTGTTTAATATTAATAATAATATTATATTTATATAATAAAAACTGATTTTTATAACTTTATTTAATCTATACATAAATCAAATATGGAAAAAATTAAATATTTGATTCATTTTACCGATAAAAATTCCTATGAAGAGATCATTAAAGATGGTTATTTGAGACATATTCCTGAAAAAAGTAATGTTTTTAGTGAGGGAATATATTTACAAGCGGTTTTTATAGATAAGAAATTTAGATCATTTTATAGTAGTAAATACTATATTAAAATTGATAAATCTATATTGTTAAATAGAAAGGATTATATTATCAAAAAAGCGGAAAGTATTTTTGATAAAGATGGATTTGGTACTTACGGAGGTAAGATTGTTTATATTGGTAATGAAAAAAGAGATAAATTGGAAAAAGTATTAAATAATCTTACATTAACAAATGAGGTTATTTTCTCAAACAAAATATCTTTATCAAAATATATGATTAAAGAAGATATTTAATAATTATAATTAGCATACATTAAAATAAATAAATTCAATCTCTTCTGTGATGATGATCATGCATTCTAAGAAGAAGATCAAAGATAAACATAAGAACAATTACAATAAATATAAGTGGTAGTAACACTATGATCCACGCCCAACCTTCATGACAGTTTTTACAGAGATAATAGATCACTATTCCCCAGAGGACTTTCATGATAATAGAGATGGTATATACGGCGAGATCATTTCCATATAAATGTTGGTATCTTTTTCTCATTGCGAACATGGATACGACACCAAGGAGAGCGAATGCAATGTAAATATAGAGTGGCATACACCAAGGATTACATAATTTAGCGGAGTTGTTCATTTATATTATATTATTTAGATAATAATAATATAATATTTTATTAGATGAGTACAATACATGATAAGTTTTGGATGGATGAACCCAATATAATAATTCAAAAAAACAGATTAACTGAATTTTTCCCAACAGTTAAAATGAGTTTAGCAGAAAAATTAAATGCAATTCTTAGACTATGTATTTACATTGCTATAATACTCTTTTTACTCAAGAATAATATTAATGTTTTATATATTCCTCTTATATGGATGATTATATCATTCGGGATCTATAAAAATAAGGCGAGTTCCATTAAGGAGACTTATTTGGAAAATAAAATAGATCATAAGAGACGTGAGAAGAGTTGTGTTAAACCAACTGTTGATAACCCATTTATGAATATTAATTTAATCACAGATAAGAGAGATCGTGAGCCAGCGTGTCTTTCATTTGATAATCCTAAACTTCAGGAGGTTATTGAGGAGAAGTTTAATCATGATCTTTACAGAGATGTAGGAGATTTATATGGAAAGAATAATTCCCAGCGAGAATTCGTTACAATGCCTTCTACAACAATACCTAATAATCAGACGGAATTTGCTAAATGGTGTTATAGCACGGGATCTAATTGTAAGGAGGATACAATTAAATGTGCTCCAATGACGGCTTCAAGCCTATTTTCATCGGGGATGAATGTAAATGATCTCGTATAAAAAAAGATCTTATTATTATATTAGTATGAGTAATAAATTTGAAAACTTTAAAACTCCCATGAGAATCAATGCAAGAACCAGAATGAATGAAGGTGCTTGTGAAAAAGAATCCAGAATGAGAGGAAACAAACTTATTAGTGACCGTAATTTCAATGAAACCTTTGCACAATATAATGATGTTGATCGTGCAAATTACATGAACTCAATGGGTGATCTTGGAGTATATCAAAACAAGAATGTAGATCGTAATGGAAGTTTCGTTGATGAGGAATCATTTATTAGAAATGGTGGTGTTGGTAACACAATTACCAGTGAAAAAAGTAAAATAAGCAAACTCTTAAATGAACGCCCTTATATTACAGTACCTTATATGGGACCTGGTCAAACATCTATTTCTGATGTTGATTCCTGGTCTAAAATGGTAGGTGGTGAAACTACTAGAACAGGTAAGGGATGTGATTCACTTGCTGGTGTAACAATTAATCGTTTTGTTCCACTTGTAAAATGCTTAGCAGAAAATGTACAGAATGTAGAACATATTATTCCAACCTGTTGGGTACGTGGAGGTATGGATACACGTGGTCAAATGAGAAACATAAATTATTATAAGGAATGTGGTATTAGAAAGTAAATAAAAGAATTATAACGACAAACCCGTCACCCCCAAGGTGTGGAGGAGATTAGGTCTTCACCCCCAGGAGTTGGAGGTGTTTAGGTATTCACGGTGAGTTAGTTACCCTTCGTTGTGTCTTTTCGCTGTGAAGCTAGAGACGACCTTAATAATCTAGATGGAGTGGTTTCAGAATTTTGAGGCTATCATTTTTTATTTTTTTATATATTCTATTATTTTATTATTTTAGTAAATAATAGAATGAGTAATCAAATTTTATTCGGTGATGATGTAAGATACAAAAATGGTCTTGTATATCCTGTCAAAACAATTAATGCGGATTTTGAAATAAGTAATATAAATGGTCCCAATGGAGGACATAATTACGCACTCTTATGTAGTTCTGATGATATTACTGTGTTTCTTCCAATAACAAGTATTACAGGAATGGAGGAAGGTCGTGTGTATTATATTAAAAGTGTATCTGGTAGTATTTCACCAAATATAACAGTATATAGTTCAGATAGTACCGTAAATGGAGATACAGAAGGGACATTTATTAATAGTGAAAGAGGAGCGATAACAGTTATGTATTCAGCAACAGAGGATGAATGGAATATTATATAATATATAATTAAATGCAAATAAGTTATAGTAGTGATATTGTTATACAGAATGGCATTGTATATAATACAAGAACAATAACTGATGCAACTCTTTCACCTTTCAATCTAAATGCAACTGATGGATCATATGGTGGTTATGATCATTGTATTCGCGTAATGACATCAAATGCACTTACAATTAATTTACCAGATACTGCGGATGAAGGATTAGAGAATGGAAGGGTTTATTATATATTTAGTGGAATATCAACAACGAGTGGTATTACAGTATTTGGTAATGGAAATGATATTTATGGATCTGATCGTTATATCATTACAAGTGGATATAATTCAATCCATATAATGTATAGTACTGATCTTGGTGAATGGTTAATTATATAAGATCTATTATCTAAAAATATATTCATATATGATTACATATGAATATGAAAGTTGATAATGTGAATATTGTATTCTTAGGTGATACAGGAGTTGGTAAAACAAGTATCATCCGAAAATACAAAAATCTCCCATATGATAATACTGCTATCACCATTGGTGTTGATCTATATACCGATAATTTTTTAATCGGGGTTTATCAACAAAAAGTTAAATTCTGGGATACTGCTGGAGGTATTGATTTTCGTAAGCTTATTAAATATTATTATGAAAACGCAAGGATTTTTGTAATTGTATTTGATATAACAAATATTAGATCATATAATAATGTTGAGGTGTGGATAGATGAGATAAAAAAAGAGACTGGTCTTAAAGATCCGAGAATTATATTAGTGGGAAATAAGGTGGATTGTAGGAATAGATATGTTATAAATGAGTTAAAATATCCTTATCCAATATATTATGTATCTGCTAAATCTGGAAAAGATATAAATATATTATTTGAGAGAATTCATAATATTGTTGTTGAATGTGGATATTCCAATTTTAATTATATTCCTTTTCTTAAAACACCTATTCTCTCCATAAATGATATTAATAATAAATATAAAATCCTTACTCTGAAAAGAAAACTAAAAAAAATATGTTGTTGTTTTTCTAAACCTAAATATTACTAATTATATTCCTCATCATCTGATGATTCGGCTTCCTTTACCTCCTCTTCACCAGATGACTTGGCTTTCTCAAAGCTTTCTTTCGCTTTGATGTAGTATTCACCATATTTCGGATAACACTCAATTGATGTAATTTGTTCATCAATTGACTGATTTAAAAATCCGATCAAGAAAGTAACCTTTTCAGTAGGTTCAATATCTTCTTGTGCAAGATACCACTTCTGAAACTCTTGAGTGTATTCGTATTTGTGTAAAGTATCTTTCAAGTACTTCTTTTCATTTAACTTTACACATTCGTAATACCAATCACCTGGTGTTTGACTAATTTCCCAGTAATCTTTGAATTTTTTATCAATGTATTCAACTTTCATTCTATAATGTTCCGGCATGTTTTCAACACACTTTATCAACCTGAGATCAGTACGAAAATCCCTGTCATAACAATAATAATGTAAAACTGATTCAGGAATCCTTCCTCCATAAATAATACAACTCATTTGAAGGGGAACACATAAAGATGAATTACGGTCTGCAATGACAACACCAATTAAATTCGGATCATTTGATGGATGTCCTGGATCTGTGGATATAGGTCCTTCAAAAAAACCAGGAGGAAATACATATGGATTTTTAATGCTGGATTCAGGTACAATAAATACCTTTTCTTCATTAATTACTTCAAACGGATACTTTTCATCTTCAATTGAGTCTGAGTCTGATTCCGAGTACCAGTCTGACATTTTTCCTTTTTTATTTAATAATTATTAAAATTAAAATTTATAAAAATCATTTTTTAATACATTGATCTTAAGACTTCAAAAGAATATTCATCATAAAAATCTTTTTCAACTTGAATACACCATGTGCTATAAAAAGAGATATAAACAATAAGCCTGTCTCCGGGAACTTCCATTTGTTTTTTGATAAATTCCCATCCTCCTTCAATAATTTTGTATTTCATTGATTTATCTTCTTCAGAATCAGGTAATTCTCCATCAATCGAGAATTTATTAAGTAAAGTAATGTACTGATCTTCTAATACTCTTTCAATAGCAATACAATCGTATATTTTTGACATTAGAAATTTTTCATCCACTGAAACAATTCCATAAAATTCCTTTTCCTGTCTTGTTAGTGGAAGATAGCAACATGGTGGTCTCATTTCTACCAAAGAAATTAATATATTTATGTTTAATATATTAATTTATTATAATTTCATTTTTTATTTAGAACCTGCACCTGCTGCTTCAAAACTCATTTTCGCCTTCTCAAACTCTTCTCCGAAACCAGGTAGAGTTTCAGCACGCTCCGCTAATTCAGAAATTCTTAAAGTGCTAATGTCATCACCTTCTCGAAACAACATTTGTAAAGCATCAACCTTCTTTTCGGATGAAATATCTGAAAATAAAGTCTTATTCAAAAACATAATAAAGTTAATCTCCTTTTTCTCTAAAGCTTCTTTTGCAAGCTTCTCTTGATCAAGAGCATATTTATCATAATTGATGTCTAATGACTCGCATCCATCATATTCATCAATATGTATGTAGTTAATATATTTTGTTTCAAATTGTTGAACATATAAAGAAGTCGCAAAACTTTTTGTTTTTTCGGGATGATTTTCAATCAATGTTAATAAATCAATATCCATTCTTTCTTCATATGAAGCATCATATGGAGAAAAATCTTTTCCACGAGTTTTTAATTGATCAAGTGTCCAATCATTTAGAGAAAATCCTCCATGACATCTATTCAAAACAATACCAGATAATTTAGGATCTGAAGGTTTAAAAGGTGGATAAAATGGATCACCCGACATTTTTTAATAATTATTAATTAATTAAATAATTTAAATTTTTTTTTTTTATTTTTTTATACAAAAAGCTCCTCAAATTTCTCCGGAAGCTGTTCAATCTGAGTATTATAATACTTCTCAATGTTATTCTTTTGATCAATATCTGAATATGTCACAAAGTTAATTCCCACTCCCTTACGCCCAAAACGACCACTCCGCCCAATTCTATGAATATACGTCTCAACATCTCTCGGAAGATCATAATTAATCACAAGAGAAACCTGTTGTACATCAATTCCACGTGATACAATGTCTGTAGCAACTAAAATACGACTCTTTCCACTACGGAATTCATCCATAACAGCATTACGTTCTTCTTGATTCATGTCTCCGTGAATATAAGATACAACAAACTTATTATAAATAAGTCTATCTGATAATTCAGCAACCTTCTTTTTACTATTACAATAAATAACACATTGTGTTACTGCAATTGTCTTATACAAATCATAAATCACATCAAACTTAAACTCCTCCTTATTAAGCAAAATATAAAACTGCTTAATACCATCTAACGTCAATTCACTACGATCAACCAAAATCTTCACAGGATCATTCATTAAATCATTCGTCACCTCCAACATTGAATCCGGCATTGTTGCACTAAATAACCCAATTTGAGTTGTTTTCGGAATATATTTCATTAAATATTCAATCTGCTCCAGAAATTCATTTGAAAGCATCTTATCTGCCTCGTCAATCACAAAAATACGCATGTCATCCGTCTGAATAATTCCCTTTGAAAGATAATCATAAATACGCCCAGGAGTACCCACAATTACATGATCCCTGATGGGATTGCTTTTACTGTACTGCACTTTACTACGAATTCCTCCAATACATGTTTTAATTTTAATATCAGTATGCTGTGCTAACTGACTAATTACTTTCTTAATCTGTTGTGCTAACTCTCTAGTATCTGCTACTACAATTGCCTGTGGCACATTTTTTGTAGGATCAACGCGATGTAAAAGTCCAATTGAGAAAGTAGCTGTTTTTCCTGTACCAGATTGTGCTTGTGCAATAATATCTCTTCCTTGAATTACTGGTACAATTGCTTTTTGTTGAATTGCGCTTGGTTTTTCAAATCCAAGACTATAGATTCCTCTTAAAATTTTTTCATCAAGATCCATATCATCAAATGATGTATATGTATCTAATTTCGTGTTAATATGTTTAATAGTGCTCATTTATATATATCAGTTATAATCTTCTTAAGTAAATATTTTAATCATATTTTTATTTTCATTTTCATTTTTATTACCATCCATAAATTTCCAATTCATATTTTGAAAAGTGATTTAGAAGATCACAAGTACTATCGCCAACAATCATTGAATGAAAAATTTGTTCTAAACGTTCATTCATACCATCTTGGTAATAAGCATTCATATTCAATTTATGTAATATATTTTCAATAAATTTGTATTTTGTAATTTCTGGACTATACTTACATTGAATATAAAACATTCCCTCAATCAAATTCTTCTTAAACTCTTCATCACTCAAATTTGATTGTTCATCAAATAAATATTGATCATATCCTTCAATTGTATCATCTAAATGATCAATTGGAATATCTAACTCATCAATTACTAAATCATCCTTGTGAAGATCATATTCCTCTGGAAAAATCTGTCGTAATTCTTCAAACTTTTGTTGAAAATTCATAATAATATTTAATTAAATATTATTATTTATTAATTAATTTAATTCATTTTTTATTTACTTACGTTGCTTACGGGGCTTCTTTACAGCAAGCTTCTTACCATTCTTTACGGGTCCGAAGTGTCCCTTTACTGCTTTGTAACCAGCCTTTTCGAGACGCTTCTCTTTCTTAGCACGATCACTCATTTTACGAGATACAATATTTCCCTGCTTGTTATACTTAAGATCTGCTTTTGTTAAACCTCCACTAGTTTTCTGCGCGGTTCCATGCATTACCTCTGCTCTTGATCCTACAGTCTTGACTTTGCTTTTACCTCCTACGGACATTTTCTAATATTATAATCTATAATAAGATTTTTTTTATTGATTGCCTGTTCTAGAAAATCTATCATATGCATACAAAGGTGCTGTACTATTAGCACAGACAGGTGTTGTTAAATGACAGGGGAGTGGCTTAGCATTAGGATTAATAAGGGGTGTTGAAATTGTTCTAAGGGAAGGATAAATTGGTCTATGATTATCTTTCACAACTAATCTTGTTGGTACTTGATAATCTCCTGGGAATGTGATATTCTGTTGAGGATCTATACAAATAGGATCAAATCTATTAATCCCAGTTCCTCTAAGAGTTGATGGGGGATTACTTAGTCTTGTTGGTTCAACAGGGAACATACACTCCTGATAATTGATTAAATTATCATTATTGCACATACCTCCTCTGGTACTACTTTTAGAACATCCAGGTACAACACCCTGACCACAAGGTTGTCCTTGATTACTGCATGAACAATCTGGGCAGTATGGTTGATATTGATCATGATTACATTTAGATGCGACTCTGTTAATATTACGAAGTTCAGATTCTACATCTACAGGTCCAGAGTAAAAACGGTGATCAACACCACTATTTTGACTTACGGATCCTTTCTGAGCAATAATGGAAGGATTTGGTTGGAAACACATGTCGCATTTTACTGGTGTATTGACATAATAACTTCCTGGTGCAATAGATTCGGAGTTTTTTAGTTTTCTTTCACATTCATCATAATTAATTCTTGTAAAGCTCATTCTTATAATATATAAATAAAATATTTATTTATGTATTCGGTTTAAGTAAATTTACTGATTTCTATACTAATATTATTATTTGATTGGTTCTCTTCTAATCTTTGATCAGATTCATAAGCTGGTAATATAATTTTTGATGAAAGATCATTAAAACTTGGTTGTACTAAATCTTCTTTGTATTCATCATATTCTTCTAATCCACAACAATAATTCCCCATTCTTTATTATAATTCAGATAGTTTTATATCTCAAAAGTATTAAATCAATTTCTACAACCACTCATCTTGAATGTAGAAGGCATCTGAACTCCTGGGTAATTTACCATCTGACAACTAGGTTGGTTAAGTAATTTGACGGGTTTTGCGGTGTTTGGGTTATACGCCATTCCAGGGCATAAAGATGCTGGGCGTGTTTGTCCTCTAAGATCTGATTCAAGATCAACGAGATTTCCACTGTATAAACTTACTTGGTTTCCCGCACTCGCTCCAGAACCAAGTTCAATACGGCATTTAGAACAATTTGCATATTTTCCTGGATACATCATATAAGCAAATTCACCAGTTGCTTGGGAGAGTGCTTTTTTAGTTGCACATAAGTCTTGACTTAATCTAGTATTCGCCATGATTGTTTATAATATATATATATAAAATAAAAATAAAAATTTTATTAGAATAAAAATGATTTTATTAAAATTTAAATTATTAATAAAATAAAAACAATTTCAAAATGGAACGCCATGGTACAACCACCATCCGCAATTATATTGAATGTAAGGATGGTGTAATTGTTGCTCTTTACTACAACAAGATTGATGGTTATGTTGGAATCTCTTATGGAGGGGAGTACAAGGTCCTTTGGACGATTGATCCTTTATCTTGTTGTATTGAGGATGAGACAAGGGAAAAGTACATTGAGATCCGAGATTGGGTACTTGATAATGGACTTTCTACTATTTTTGATCAGGAGTGGTAAATATAAAAAATGATTAAATTTTATTTATTTATAATAAATAAATAACAAATAATGAGCGATTATGTGTATGACAGAAAATATTTTGATTATGAATTTGATCCAGAATATGTTTATATTTTGTTATGGAGATACGATTTTGAATTATCTGACATAATTATATATTTATTAAATTACAAACATTGTGAAGATATTGGTAAAGATCCAGGATCTTCTCATTATTATGATGAATTTGAAAATAAATATCATAAAAGCGATCATTCTGATCTCCGTTTTGATAAAAATGTAATTTCAATTCTTCTTTATCCCGAACAAATTTCAGGTGAAAGTAAATCTGAATTTTTAGAAAGAAAACGTTTTGAAAATTTAATTCAAAAGATTGATAAAAAAATATATGAAAAAAAATATTTTTTTATTCGTGATAATAATATATTTGGAGAAATCATTGAATACAATACTCAAGCATTGAATTTAGATAAAAAATTTAAAACATTTTGTGAAAAAATAAAATCTATTATTGATGATGATTCATTTGATCCAATCAAAAGATTAGAAATATTACAAATGTTATTTCAAAATAAATTAACTCTTAATACTTTCGAAGAAACATTTAATCTATTACCTGGAATAGGCTCTGAATTTATTAAAGCTCAAAAAGACTTTGATAAATTAAAATATAAAACGAAGGTTTAACCACGGGTACCATCCATAAATGATGGAACACCACGTGCAGGATTGAATAACCAAAAGTTTGGTCCCTGAAAATAAGGAATATTAAGAGTCGCCATCCAATAATTCGGCTGTAAAGGCATCTCTTTAACAGAACTACGCACTCCATTCTTCTCAGATGTTTTCGGAAACAATCCAAGATTATCCCAACAAAAACTCTTAACCAAATGTTCAGGATACTGCTTTCTCCCCTCTGGCATTCCCTCTACTGGAATCCACTTATTATATTCAACACTCTTCTCCTGAATTGGATCATTTGTTCCACAATATCCAGTATAATCAAGTGTATTATCAGTAACCCCACCTAAACATCCAACTTTATCGGTATTTAAATAAGAAAGAACCAAATTACTATTTAAAATACGAACATCATTTACATATAACATTGAATATGTCTCTGGATTCCACACCTTAATATCTTTAGTTCCAAGTACTTCATTACCACCAGTTGCTAATACTTCCATTGGACCAGGTATTATTTGATCTTCTTCTGGATATTTACTTGAATAACTGGGTAATTGTGATGATATTCTCTTCCAAGCTGTTTCACCAAGATTTGGTACAGTTACTACATCAATCAGTAATCTTTGATCATATGATGATCTACCCTGTGTTAAATCCTCCACATATACATCAATTATATATCCTTTTCTTCCTGTACTTCTTTCTGTAATCACTGTAACACCTTCATACTCTGTTCTTCTAAATTTAAAATTACTTGAAGTTGCAATACGCCCAAGTATGAGATTAACAATAACATCCAACTGTTTTTTGAATTGTTGATCAATTGTTGCAATTGTATATGTTTTCTTTTCACAAGATCCATCTAATGTTATCTTATTCTTGGATGATAATTGACTTAAAAGTCGTTCTAGTGCAATATCACGAATCTGCGTTTCATTATAATATATATCAACACCACTACAATCATTCTTTATTTTAGATCCATATTCTATTGTTTTATTATATAAAACACTTAATACACCTTTTTTTACACATAATAGACTCACAATTGAAGATAATACAAGTATTATTAATATTATATATATTCTTTTCATCACTCTAATATAATATTATCTTATTTTTTCTTACTAATAAATTTCTTAAGTAAATTCTTCTTCTTCTTCTCCTTCTTAATAACCCAATAATACTGTTTTGAATTAATATCAAACTTTAAATCACATAACTTAATTATTCTCTTATTCACTCTGTCATACTCAATCTCTTTCACTGTCTTCAAATTGCCCTCATCTAATCTCTTTAAACACTCATCCAAAAATTCCTTCTTTTTATCCCCGAAATATTCATCTGGAATTCCCTCAAAAAATTCCTTTAACGCATTTTCCTGATCTTCTCTTGTTAAAACACCCCATCTTTTTCCATACGCTTCTTTCGTGATTTTATTGAATTTCTCTTCTCCTTCAAGATATTCCTTCTTTTCTTTCTCTAAATATAGATCTGCCAATTCATCTTTATTTGGTTCTTTTTTAGACTCTTCAACTCTCGCAATTGATCGCAACTTAGATTGAATACTAAGTATATCTTTTTCAACATCCCTCTCAATTCGGTCCTTCTTTTTATATAATGGTTTTCTTTTAATAGAATCAATTAAAATATCCATTCATGTATTTAATATAATGTGAAATATCTTTATACCGAATTATACTTAATAAATTTACCGTTATCCCAAAATTCTTCATAACCATTGTTTTTAATATACGCAGGTCCATTATCTCGATGTAATTTTTCATTTTTAATATAAAAATTAACAAATTCACCAGTTGGTCTATTCCAACTATATAATTCACAAATTATAGCTGGTTCTTTATTTCTATGAATTAATCCATTTTTATACCATATTTCATACTTAAGTGTAATAACCGCTGGTCCAGAACTTCGATGTAAAATGCTATTTTTTAATTTGTAAAATAAATAAAAGGAATTATCTAATAAACCATATTTTAATTTTTTACCAGAACCTGTTTTTATAGAATGTTGTATTACTTTATCATTTACAACATACTCATATTTATAGTAAAATTCAATATGTTGATCAAATAATGTTTTATTTTCACAAAACCAAAAAATTGTTTCATCATTAATATATAACACTTTATCCTTATACCGACAATTTCTATTTTTCTTAGATAGTCTGTTATCTATTCTTGATTCATCTAAATAAGGTGTTATTTTATGAACATATTTAAACATTTATTGTTTTAAGTATATTTTGTATTTATAATTAAATTATTCATTTTTTAAAAGTTAAAAGGTCGCTTCACCTTTCCCATTGTAATGTCCATTGCTCGCTTCTTACGGTCCTTACTAAAGAGACGCATTGTTCCACGACTAAAAAATGTACCATCAATCTTACTTATCATCGTCTTTTCCACAGAGTTATCCTTTGTTGTCCAAATAATGGGAACATCAATTCCGTTATCCCTACTGAACTTTCGCAACAACTGAGAACAATAATAACAAGACTTAGAATCATCAATCTTACCAGAAGGCTTAAAACGTGAAAGCAACATATATGAACCCTTTAGGATCTTAAAAAACTTCTTCTTATTACGACGCTTTATACGGTTAAGATACTGTACCATGTAAAACTCGGCATGACCATAATTGTTGGATCGCACCTTATGAATCAACTTATCCTTACTATACAACTCACAATAAATAATACGTGGGCACTCTCGGTGCTCCAATGCATGCTTAATGTCCTTTAAGGCATTCTCGTAAGGAACATTGTAGCACATCGCAAGCATGCACACACAAAGACCCACCCTCACGGGGTGGGACTGGTGAATCATAGTCAGACAAATCAGGAGAGAAACTCCTTGAACTGCTCATAGACATTGGACTTGTTGATCGCATTGAATACTTTGAAATTGAAGACATTTGTTTTACTTAATAATAATATTGTTATATTTAAAATTTAATTATTCATTTTTTCTTAATCTCAACTCTACAATTGGGGCATTCAGCACTCTTTTTGCAAACCCACTTTTTAAGACATTTACGATGAAATACATGCTTACATTCGGGTAAAATCACGATTCTCTTTCCTTTTTTACATTTAGATAAACATATTGTACAAGTGTCTTCAATATCTTCTTCAAGACGCGTATTCTCCAATTTACGAAATTCTTTTTTTGTCAAAGATTCTTTGTTAAAATCATCTATCTCATAAAAAACTTCATTTTCTGGATCATACACCACTTCATCATATGGAACTTCTATTTCATCATATGGTAGTTCATCTTCCTCTTCTTCTTCTTCTTCTTCTCTATCATATAAACTTAATAGATCAAACAGACCATTAATATGACATTCTCTTTGTAATTCATGATCTGGATATTCTGGTTCATCACGGAATGTAGTAATCAATAACATTTTTCCTTGATCTGCCATCATGATAAAATTTATATTATTTATTATAATTATAAATTTAGTAAATCATTTTTTTAAATATAAACTCCTTATTTATCTTTAAAGAACTATTCTCCAAACGAAACTTAATATTATCCCCCAATTCTTTATCAAATGATCTAAATAACTGATCATCATGGTAATACGAACCATTTAATACTGCTTCATATGGATTTTTCCACTCCTCAGGAGAAAACCAATCAATCATATGTCTCCACCTATTATTTTCATGATAAATCATTTTTCTCAAATATACTAACCATAATTTTCCAGTTCCTTTATTAAGCATAATACTCTTTATCTTACAAATATATTTACAATAATCAGGATAATATTCTTTTAAATACTCCTTAATCTCAGATCCAGGTCCCATATAAATTTCGGGTATTTCACCATTTACAAGGTAAATTGACGTTGATACAGTTGAAAGATCATCTCCATAATTAGGCTCACCCTTTTTAATAAATAATAACCAATTTTTAGGTTCAGAATCTTTAATTGATAACTTCTCCAATTCAATAGTAATATTATCTTCCATTTAATATTACTATTCTTATTTCATTTTATATTTAATTTAAATCATATTTTTTTCATAAATTAGGTTTCCCCTCCGCAACATCTACCTTGCAAATAGGACACCTCTTATTCGTCTTACAGAGCCATGGTTTAATACACTCTTCATGAAAAATATGCATACATTTTGGAAGCTTTAATACCTGTTCATCTTTCTCAAAATCACACATACAAACTGTACATGTATTATTTAAAAGATCATCCGTATATTTCAACTTCTCCAATTTATTAAACTCATCATCCGTTAATGTAACCCTAACTGGTTCTCTAAATCTATTTCCACCAGGAACTCTTAATGAAGGTGTCCGTGCAATTCTTCCACGTATCTGTGAAAGCATATCAAAAATGTTATTAACTGAATCCACACTATTCTGATTTAATATAATCGGATTTGATGATGCAATTCCAGAAAACATATTCATATGTCCTTGAATTCCTGGTCCAGGACTAATGCCTGTACCAATCACATTTAAATTTGGTGCTACATTTTCACCCTGTTCAGCAGGAACATCCTCTAAATCTGGAAGATCATCATCCCCATCTTCATCTTCTTCATCTTCTTCTTCTTCTTCTTCATCTCCTGTGCTCCCATTAGGAGGAATCTCAGTAAGAGGAAAAGTCACAGTTGAATAACTGATCTCAAAATTTAATCCAGGATCACCAGTATTTCCAGCACCTGAAAATAATAAATCTGATACATGTGAAGAAATTCCAGGTCCTCCTGTAGCATTAAATGCTGTCCCAGTCCCAGTTCCATTATTAATCATTTGCGTTAATAATGTTGTAATATTACTTTCAGAAATACTTCCTCCACTAATAGGAGCACTTCTACTTCTCTGAATAATTCTATCAAATAATGACATCTCATTCATACCACCAAATGTAGTACCTGGATCAATTCCATAATAATCACTTCTTTGCATATCTTTCGCAAGTTGTTCATCAGCAACCGTTCTTTCGTAATTAACATATCTATCAACATATGTAGTATCTCTGCATTCCCGATTTGCTGGGATAACATTAAAATATGCTTTGCTAAAATCAATATCACAAGATCCAAGAGTACTAAAGAAACTATGTTCATCATCCCCAATTACAAATAAAGTAATATCCGTTGAACCATCCTCTGAAACAATATTTACATTTATCCTATCTATTTCATAAATAAGTAATCGCAAATTACTTAAAACCTGGGAAACAACTTCTCCAAGAACACTTTCTTTACTCACTGTTATTTTACTTAGTTGTTCATCACCATTCTCTGAATGATATTTTAATTTAATATCAACTTTTGTTAAATCTTCCATAGTAATAAATATAATAAATATATTTATATATATTTATATTTACATAAATCATTTTTTCTCAACCAACTTATTTCTTAACCAACTTATTTTTATATTTCATTAATAAATCACATTTAATCAAATATTTCTCATAATTTGATAAATTAAATTTAGAACAAAGCATATCTATACTAACATTTGATATTCCCTCAAAATCTGGTAGCGCATACGCAACATTCTCAGCAACTGGACAACCATTCTCCTCCTCCTCAACTGAATTAATACGCATAATATTGTATTTCATTGATAAATTAATAACAATATACTCATCCTCTTCTTTAGCTGTTTTAATAAATTCCGACCCATTCCCCCAAAAATTTATATTATATTTACTCATATCCTTATTGTTAAATGGTGACATATAAACATAACAATCCTGCTTATATGAATATAAAAATGGTCCGTGGATCTTATCCTTCCACATTTTTGTTTGATCTATATTTGTTTCAATACAAGAAAGCCCATATAAAAAATTCTTATTATTATATAAATCTGTATATATATTTTCCCATAATGCACTATTCCCAATATAACAATCTGGATTTATGATTCCGATTACATTATTTGTATAGTTCTTATTTCCATATTCAATAATATTTTGATATGTAATTGGATGATCTACATTAATTACCTCTAATTTAGGATCTTCTTCAAATTTAAAAGAGGTTTTATTGAAAACAATAACTTTTTTAATATTGCTATTATTAATATTATTATATATTGCTTTTAAACAGATGTTGTTTTCCTTTGAATAATATGTAATTAATATTATTCTTAAATCGGAATCTGTATTTTCACCTTTTTCTACATTTATTTGAATATTATCATCTTCCATTATTATAATAACATCTAATAATCTTATATTATACAATTTTATATTTATTTTCATATATCATTTTTATGATCATTTTCATATATATCATTTTCATGATCATTTTCATATATAAGATTATTATTAATTATATAAACTACATAATTTATGAATTCATTAAAATATTCTCCTAAAAATATTGATGATCTTTCATTTGGAAATAAAGAATTATTATTTAATATAACAAAAGATCCCAATCAATTTATTTCAACACTTATTTATGGTAGATCTGGAACTGGTAAAAGAACACGTGCATATTGTATATTAAATGAATTACATGGATCAGGTGTTTATAATATTAAAAATGAGAGTAAAGAGATCCGGAAAAAAACGATATTTTATAAATACAGTTCATTTCACATGGAAATGAATCCATCTTTATATGGGAATATTGATATTGATGTATTGAAAGAGTTAATTGAATTAAATGTTTCAATGAATTTTATTAAAACTAAATGTAGATATTTTATTTATATTATCAATAATATTGATACATTAACGGATCAAAGTTTAAATTTTTTAAAAAATATTATACAAAAATCATCTTCTCATGTTCGTTTTATTTTACTTTCAAACAATACTAAAAAATTAAATTCAAAAATATTATCAAGCCTCTTTTTATACAGAAATATATCACCAACTAAAACCGATATTTATAATATTACAAAAGACTTATGTATTAAAGATGGTAGGGAACTTAATTCCGATCAATTTGAGGAAATATTTGAGGAGATTGAGGATAAATATTCATTGAAAAGGTTTTTATATATTTTTGATCTATCATTTAGAAAAGATAATGTTTATACTAAATATAAACAGATATGGGTAGAACATATTAATTTAATAATTGATATCATTAAATATACAACAATTGATAATATTAATGAACAACTTGTGTTTGAAATAAGATCAATTATTATTAAAATATTATTAAGTTCATTTAATTCAAAATATATTATTAAAAATATAAATCAATATTTCATTAAAAATAATTTATATAAAAATAAGATCTATGAAATTATTTTATGTTCAAGTAAATATGAAAAACGTCTTTTATCAACTGGTAAAGATATTCTACATCTTGAAACATATGTATATAATTTAATTGATATAATCAATTCTTAGATCTTCCGCGAACAAACTTCAAGATAATTTACAAATATTATAATATGGATTATTATAGTATTTTACAAATTGATAAAAATTCTTCACATGATGAAATTAAACAATCTTATAAAACTCTTGTTAAAAAATGGCATCCAGATAAAAATAAAGATCCTAATGCAACCACTATGTTTGAAAAAATAACTGAAGCATATGATACCCTCTCCAATCCAGATAAAAGAAAAACATATGATATGATTGGATCTCAAACCAATGTAGGAAATATATTCACAACATTCATGAATAATGATAACATGGAAGATCTTTTTAATGATTGTATTAACCTCTCAAATATCGTAAATACATTACATAAAAAAAAATATGGTCGTGAATCATCATTCATTAACAATATTTTCACTAAAAATTATACATTCTTTAGTCATCCACAAAATATCAATCAAGAAGAAGAATGGGAAGAGGAAGAAGAAGAAGAGGAAGAAGAGGAAGAAGAGGAAGAAGAGGAAGAAAAGATCAAGAAAAAAGGAAGTAATCTTTATTATGATCTATATGCTTCAATTGAAGATATTTACAAAGGGAAATATAAAAAAGCAAATATTAAAAGAATCCGAGATGGAGTAATTGTTAAAAATCCTTTTAAAGTACATCTCATAAATAAATCCGTTATTTTTGAAGGTGAAGCAAATGATCAAGAAGGTTTTTTAAGAGGTGATTTAGTTATTAATATACATGGAAAAGATCATGAGATGTATTATAGATCCGGAAATTATGATCTAATAATAAAACAGAAAATATCGGTTGTTAATATATATTCACAAGAATTAATTAAAATAGTATTTCCAGATGGATCATATGAGTTACATTCTTATTGTAAAGATCTAATTATTAAAAATAAAGGATTTTTACATGAAGATGGAATAAATCGGGGAGATTGTTATGTTGAATTTGAGATTGAATTTCCGGAATTATCTGAAAGAGGAAGAAATGCATTATTAGATATTTTTCAAAAAGAATCACACTAATTATTAAGAGGGGATCATATGAACAAAGATAGTATTCAATGTATTAATTCTGTTATTAAAAATATTAATAATATTAAATTGAAACCGATCTCAAATAAAACATGGAAAGCTCTTGATCTATTATTTAATAAAATTCAGAAAAAATGGAATTCTCTTGATCTTAAGTTAAAACCAGAAATAATTAAAAGTGATATTGTTGATGTATTAAATACCCCCTTTATTAGCAACCGACTCAAGACCGAAATAAAAAAATATCAACATAAAACTCATTATATGTTTAGATCAGGAAAGATAACTCTTATTTATTTTGGAGAATATAAAGAAAACCTAATATTAGATCTAATGAAAAGATCCATAATAACATATGATCTTGTAAATCCAGATCATAAAGGTGTTATTATTAAAATAATTCCAACATCTTATAAGAAAGAGTTGAATGGATCAAGGATAGGAACAGATCAAATAAATAGTGGAAGTAGTCTTATATTTGTGAATGGTGTCAGTGAGATTTCAATTTGGAGAAAAGAGGAGTTAGGAAAAGTATTAGTTCATGAAATGATACATGCAGTATGTGGTGATAGAGAGATCTATATAAATGATATTGCAGATTGTCATATATATAACTGGATTAAAATAGGTAAGAAAATGATTAATGTAAATGAAACATTCACTGAGGTAACCGCAAATCTACTTAATTCTTTTTATGTTTCATGTAGTCTTGGTAATAATCATTGGAAGAAGTATTTTAGTGCGGAGAGAGGTTTTAGTCAGATTCAGGCTAAGAAAATATTAAATAAATTGGGTTATGAAAAATTTGCGGATCTTAAAAAAGGGAATAGATATAAACAGGAAACAAATATTGTTGCTTATTATCTATTAAGGGCGGGGACGATGTTTTTATATGACGATTATTATAAATTAATGGGTGATGATTTATTCTGTTTTAAATCTGAAAAATTGGATTCATTCTTAAAGATCATAAAAAAAGGATGTTCTGAGATGTATTTAGATGATATTATAATAGATGATGTTAGCGGAAGAATGACGTGTATAGAAAATATGATTGTCTAAAATTCTGGATACGTGATTAATGTAAAATCTGTTAAAATGGAAACTATGGAGCCTATCACAATTACGTACGCCGAAATCGTTGTCAAGGACAAGGATGGAAACGTCCTTTTTGTTGCACGTGCCTTGAAGGAGGTGACATCTGGTGTTACTATGATGTCAATGGATGAGTTTGCTCCGAAGAAGGAGGAGGAGAAGGAGGAGGAACTTCATGTAGTTCCTTTTTATAAAATTGAATATTATTATTTTTAATTTAATAAATTAAAAATAAAAAATGGCGACAACAACAATTGGACACTCCTTCTCCGAGGACTTCTCAACGTTGCTTAAACTTATTGATGAAAGCCTCAGACGTCGTATTTACGACGCAATTAAAACAGAAAACCTGTCTTTTTTATATGAAACTTCTGGATTAATGAAATTGATAATGGGGTCCTCCGAACCAAAGTGTTTATATGAATATATCTATGGAATGATGACACCGAACCACAAAGCAATTATTTTCGGTGATATCTGTCACAATGAATCAGTTATTACAAGCATAAAAGATATTTTAGACCCAATTATGGAATTAAAGGATGTAAAGGAGGGAAATAAGGATAGAATTCGGGATTGTTTTCTTACGAACTATGATTCTCCGATTTTTGTTGAACTTGATAAATTATTAAGACTCCCATATTTACAAAGGAGTGAATTCAAAGAGATCCGAGATGCAATCTTGGAAATCCGTTATTTTGAACACACAATTCGGTATTATTATGATCTACTTACGGAGAGAAAGATTGAAAAGGCACAAATAAACAAGCTGTATGGCGACAGCAGTGAAGATCAAGCTGAAAAGATCATTTATGATATTATTAAAGATCATCCAAACTTCGTAGGAATTTTGAATGATGAAGTTAAAAAAGACTATGAATTTATTGTTGGTGGTGTTTATATGATTAAAAACATGAGAGTATATCTACCCGGTAAGAAGAAATTGTGTGTAAATGGTGAAATTGATATCGGGATTTTAACATGGAATGGAGACGCATTTATTGTTGAATACATCGTTGAAGTGAAGTCGGGAATTGCTGACATTGTTTATGCGATTTTACAAACAAGCCGCCTCATTAACAAGCTCAAGATGTATCCCTGCTTCATCCTGAAAAGATACCCGATTTTATATACAAAGGATTTTACGATACCAGATCCTACTTCATTGGATTCAATTCTGAAGTGGTTTAACGACCCATTATCTTGTATAAGTATTTATATTTTTAATATGGAGATGCGTCATATTATGCAGATTATTCCTGCAAATGTGCGTTATTACGTTCGTAAGTTTTTTGAGATCTACAGAGATCGGAGGCTATTTAAGATTGATATTTCAGAGGATGTATTTCCAACTGAATTTTTAACCGAGTTTTTTAGAACTTTTACTTAGAGTTCAACATTATAATTTAATATTCTTTGATCACTAGATATATTTATTCTATCTAATACCATAAAATGGAGCTTTAAGAAGATTTGAATACAGATTGTTATTATTAGTGAAGTAATGATAATATCAATAAAATAACTTATAAAAAGTGTAAATACTAATAATGTAGTTTTATTGTAATTTATGTGTTCTTTATAATAATTATAATAAAGTCTCTTATTTTTAACAAATAAGAATGCTGTAATAAATATGATTACAATGAAAAAAGAATAAAAGAAAAGAGACCAAGAATAATATCCAATTGTATCATTTGTATTGATAACATTTCTTAGCTTTCGGTCTTTATCTAAATCCTGTAAAATATAACTCATCATTATTATTATTCCATTGTTTAGTAGAAAAAATACAAGTGTATTATTAGCCATAAAATTCCCAAATTTCGCACATATTGGTTTCTCATTTAACTCTATCTCAGTTGAGAATTCATATTCGTGATGACATTCAGTACATTGATTTAATGCAATTGGATTAGTTGATAGATTTCTCCATTGATTAAGGCATCTACGATGTACATATTTACGATCACCTCTACATAAACATGGATTGATCATTTCATGTTTAGCGTCTTCTTCATTTTCAAAACATATTCTACATTGTTTATTATTTCCTAAAGGTATTTCTAATAATGTATCATTATTCATTTTAATAAAATGAATAAAAATATTTTTATATTAAAGATATTATTCACTTATTAAAGTAATGACTGGATCTTTACATATTATCATGGGTCCAATGTTTTCTGGAAAAAGTAGTGAATTGATCAAGATTGCAAAAAGAAATAAGGTTATTGGTCGTCATATCATTGGTATTAAACATGTAATTGATAACCGATACTCCTCGGAAGAAACAATTCTGAATCATGATAAAAATAAAATGCCAGCAGACTCCGTATTTATTATTAATTCTTTGGATGATATTCGTAAAGTTGATATTGATGAATACGATAACCCAATCATTATCATTGAAGAACTACAATTCTACCAAAATACATTTAATAATGTTATTAAATTCGTTGAGGAGTGGGGTTTAGAGGTTATTTGTGCAGGATTAGACGGAGATTATCGGAGAAAACCATTTGGTGATGTTCTACAACTTATTCCTTATGCTAATAAGATCACTAAACTAACTGCATTATGTGGGAAATGTGCGGATGGTACGGAGGCTTATTTTACAAAACGGGTTTCTTCTTCGGAAGAGACTATTTTAGTTGGTAGTGGAGATAAGTATGAAGCGGTTTGTAGAAAACATTATTTGGAATAAAAAATTGAAATTAATTTAATATAATAAATAAATTTAATATAATAATAAAATTAATATTATATTAAATGGGTATTAAAGGCTTAAACAAATTTTTAAAGGAATTTGCTCCTGGAAGCATTAAAACAGTAGAATTATCAAATTTTTATGGAAAAGTAGTAGCAATAGATACAAGTATCTATATGTATAGAGGTTTTTATTTTGAAAAGATCTCAACTTCTGATATTGGAAAAAACGTATCTCCAGTAGCACCTTTTGTAAGACAGATTGTAAGATTTGTTAAAAATGGAATAATTCCACTTTATGTATTTGATGGGAAACCTCCAAAAGAAAAAGCAAATGAATTAAAAGGTCGTAAAAATGCGAAAGAATCTAATATGAAGACGATTGATAATTTAAATGTTATTAAATCCAAGTTTCTTGCGGGGGAAAGTGATTTTCACAAGAAATATAGTACAATTACTGATGTAGAGATGGATTTACAGAAGTATAATAAAAGAGTATTAAATGTTAAAAAACATAATTTTGATCAAGTAATGGAATTATTTAGATTAATGGGTATTCCTTATATCGTTGCTGTTGGTGAAGCAGAAGGATTATGTGCGAAATTGGTAAAAGATGGAACTGCTATTGCTACATTATCAGAAGATACCGATTTATATCCTTGTGGATGTCCTCTTGTTATCAAGGATTTTAGTCCAACAAATAATACAGTAACTCAAACTGATTTAAGGGTCGCTTTACATGAATTGGGTTTAACTTATGACCAATTTATTGATCTATGTATTTTACTTGGATCAGATTATCATAGAAATACAATTCGTGGAATTGGACCTAAGAAAGCATATGAATATATTAAAAAATTTGAGAATATTGAAGGAATTATTGAGAATACAAAACATACAGTACCTGATAATTTTAATTATGTTAAAATCAGGGAATTATTTAAACATTGTGGTGAAGATAATCTTGTTGATGAATCTTATATTCCAAAATTTTCATTCCCTGTGATAAAGAAGATCCTATGTTATCTTAAAGATAATGAAATCAAAATAAGTAAAGCATACATTAAATATCTTGAAAATGATTATATTCAAACAATAAAAAAAATTATGGAAAATAAAAAATCAGAACTTCAATTATCAAAAGAAAAAAAGATTTCTGATTTCTTTAACTCCAAAAAATAATTTATAAAATAAAATAATTTATTAAATTTAATAAATTATTTTTGTATTCTTATTTGTTTATGGTTTTATTTGTGTGAATTTAAGCTGTAAGATGAGGAGTTACATACTTACGGTAATTACGTACGGTAACTACTGCATTTTCAGCAGGAGAAAAGAGACCCTGAAGAGTCTCATCAAGAGTAAGATGGTTCTTGTTCTCAGTTCCATGAAGACTGTGCTCCTTGAAATACGCAGTAAAGCGAGAGAATACCTCACGTGGAGTCATCTGGGCACCATCTTCAACACCAAGGAAAGTAGCAAGCTGGCTATCTACAGTATGAGGAGTGTTATTAGCATTGCTAGAACTGGTCTTAGTGCGAGAAGAACGCTCAAGAGCACTTACACGACGATTTACTGCAGTGTGATATCTCTTAAACTCCTGAGTAAGAGTACGAAGAGTCTTAGTCATTTCACTAAATGCAGTGAGAAGAACATCAAAAGACTCAGAAAGAGTTGGCTCAGCAGCCTTCTCTACTACTGGCTCTACTACCTCAGGTGTTTCAGTCACTGTTTCAACAACTGGTGCTGCTACGGGCTCAGCTACAGGCTCAGCTGCAGGGGTTGTACTCTTCTTGCTGACTTTCTTCTTAGATCCAGATTTCTGCGAGGTTCCTTTGCTAGATTTCTTTACAACTTTCTTTACGGTGGGCATTATTATAATCCTTTATGTAAAGTTATCTTTATATATATTATTTGCAAAAATAATTTCATTATCATTATCATTATGAAATTATAATTTTCATCATTATTATTAATGGATATTCTAAAATACATCTGGCAATCACTTTATATGATTATTAGCTTTATTCTCCTAGGATTTTTATATATCTCATCAGATCAAACAACTCGGAAATTAATTGCATACCTCATATTCTTCATTTACACATCAACAACAAGTTATGATATGTGGTCAATCACTAAATCTAAAGAATCTGTTATTATGTGGATACTCGGATGTTCAGTGCTATTCTCCTTCCTATTATTCGCATTAGTTGAAAATAAAGCAATATCAACTTGGTTCTACTTCCTCACATTTTTCATCAACATGTCTCTACTTGTTGCAGGAATTGGTATTTCATTCTTAGCAACACCTTGTGAATTACAACTTAAAGGAATAACTCAAAAACAGGAATCAAATAATCAAACTGTTTTTATTATTATTGCAGCAGCACTCTGTCTAATCCTCCTATTAGAAGGCTATACAATTACAGCAGCGATTGTATTTCTTGCTTCACTTTCAATTCATAATCATTATAAACAATGGAGTATTGGTGATCTAATAAACTGTTTTTAACAAACTACTTTAACAAACATATTTATTGGATCAAATTGTGGAACATCCATATCATCATTTAAAATTATAAATGAAAAATCACTCGAAGATGGAGCTGATATAGTTCCACTCTGATAAACATATGATACATATGTTTTTTTTTCTAAAATGCCATTTATTTCAACTCTATCTGATTGTTCAACAGAAATACTATTTAATATTGTATAATATTCAGATGGCATATTTTCTTCAAATTGAATATTTATGATAACATTAGGTGGTGATCCATTATGAAACCCTGTAATATCTAAAATATTACCAGAACTATGAATTTCAACAGAACTATCACTTGCATAATATGTAAAACTCGCCCAGGCTCTTGTAAAATAAAATGGAATTGATTCACTAATTGATATTGTATAATTATTTTGAATTGTTAAAGTATCTGATACAATTAAATTCCCAACTTCTAAATCAGAATTACAATTTAAATTATTAAATCCACTTAAACCTCCACTATTATCTAAATTTGTAACATTTAAATTATATGTTGTTAAATCACTTGTTGTTAAATTATCAACATTTAATGAACTAAAATATAATGTTTCATTATATGTTAAATCTGATGTTACTGTTACATTATTAACATTTATACTACTTACACCTTCAACATCAGATGTTACAACTATTTTATTACCATCCACTGTATTCGCACTTATCTGATTAAAATAAACATTTGCTCCAAAAATAGAACCAATATAATTATCAGTTTGTCCAATTGTATTTACATACATATTATCTACAATATTTGATGTTGATCCAATATTTGTTGCAAATAAATTATTTGTTGTTAGATCACTAACAATAACATCTGTAAAAATAACTGAGCCTACATTAAATGATCCACCGTATGTAATATCTGTATTCACTGTTAGATCATCAACATTAAAAGTATTTACTGATGTAAGTGTATTAATAAAACAATCATTTGCATATATATTTGATCCACTTGCACTATTAAAATATATATCACTACTGTTTATTGTACCCAAAAAATTAGCAACATCACCGAGACTTCCTCCATATAATTGATCTGCGGTTATTGTATCTGAAACCGTTAAATTATATGTTGTAACATCAGTTGTAAAAATATCTGTTGCTACTAAACTTTTAAATTCAAAATCATCTGTTAAAACTAAATCTGAATTAATTGTAATTGTATTTAAATCTATTGTTAATACATTTAAAAGATCCGTAACAACCAATGAATTAAATTTAACGGTTGTTCCCATAAGATCTGATGTAACTATGGATTCTGCAACTAAATCAGTAGTTACAATAGATCCAGCAACTATATCACTACAAACAAGATCAGAAGATAAAATAAGATCTCCAATAATGTCTCCATGTATTGTAATATCGGAATTTACAGTTATTGTATTTACTTCTATTGTGTCAGCATTCAAAGTATTAATAATTGCATCTGTTATCGATCCAGTTTCAAGATCAAGTTGAGTTGTAAAAATATTTTCAGCTACAATATTTGTTGATGTTGTATTATAAGCAGTAATATCATCAACAATAATATCAGATGCTGTAATAGATGTAAATACAATTGTACCTGAATAAATAATATAAGATTGTATTGTTAATATATTTGTATTAATCGTATTTGTTATTACATCTGTTGAATAAATATTATTTGCATATACATTGAATGCAGTAATATCACTTGTATATATATCTGAAACATTAAGTGTTGTTTCAACAGATGTATCAAAGATCCATTGTGATCCATTATATCCATAAAATAATCCATCACTATATTTAAGTGTTCCTGGAAATTGAAATGCAGTATTTCCGATTCGGATTCCTCCATTATTAATATAAAGATCTTTAGCAATATAAACACCACCATTTGAAACAGATATTGATGCTATATCTTCTTCAATATGATTTAAAGTATCTTTTACTTTAATTTTATTTGATGTTTTTGAATACATATATGATACTAATATATAATTAGTATTATATTATTTAAGATCAAACTTTTATAAAAGTATTTCAACATACATTCTATTGAAATATGAAAACCCACTTGTATTTTGACGAATTTGACAGCTTGTTGTTGAATAAGAAAGAACCGCAGGTAATAATTGTCTTCTAACACCACTATTATATCCCAATTTAACAAAAATTTTATAATTTGTATTTGGTAATGCTTCCGTAAAATTAATCGTTAAAATTGTACCACTTGATACAGATATACTACTTACATTACCTGATGCAAGAAGAACACCTAAATCTGGATTACAAACAAGCCATGTTCGTGTAACATAAAGAGGATTATATCCATTAATTGTTGCTATTTGTGCTGGACCTGATCCAATTGAAAAAGTATTATATACAGTAACATTTTCACAAATGCAATCTGATGTAATAGTTCCATTATTAACTGTTAATGATTCTTCATTTGTTATATTTGTTGAATATAAATTATATGCTGTTGTATCACTTGATGTTACAACATTTGCTCCTAATGAACTTGCATCTATGTTTGAATAATAAGTAAGTAATGTATTAACTATCATATTATTTGTTTCAAGTGAATCTAAATTAGTGATTGTTGATACACTGAGAGTATTGCATGTTATTGTATTCCCTGAACTTCCACCAAAATTTATTCCATTAACAAATATATCAGATGTATAATTAAATCCATCTCCAATATCACTTGATATATATATTTCAGATACAGGGTTTTCTACCAATCCAATTTGACTTGCATAAAGATTGTATGCTACTAAATCACTTGTTACTATATCAGATGCACTTATCTTATCAAAATAATCAAGATCATTTATTGAAGTTGTTATTGTTAAATTATTAATATCAGCTGTTTCAACATCTGTTACTAATGAAGCAGATAAATTATTTGCATATACATCATTCGCATTTATTCTAAAAAATGAAATTCCTTCAACATTTGTTGTAATATTATTTATTGTAACCGCATATGCGGTTGTTATTGGTGTATCGGTTGATCCAATTGTTGTAGCAACAAAATCATTTACTGTAAGATCACTCACAGTTATATCTTTAACATCAATATTATTAAAATTTACTTGATCATAATCTATGTCTAATTGTCTTATAAATACATCATCCACAATAATATCTGATATTCCAACTATATCAGAAACATATAATGCACCAGATACTTCTATTGTATCTGCAATTATTGTTGTCCCAGATAAAATATTTGTTGTTAAATCTGTACAGATTGTTGAATGTGCATATAGATCGCTTACTGTTAAATCACTACAAATTAAAGAATTAATTTCAACATCACCAATTAAATCAGTTGTTATCAAAATTGAATTCGTATTTATTGTATCAACATCAGTTAATGATCCAGTTGTTAATGTAAAAGTATCTAAATTATCTAATAAAATTGATGATGAATAAATATATGTTGCTATTACATCTGTTCCATATATATTTGTTGCTGTTAAATCACTTGTAGTAATATCTGATGCATATAAGATTTGAAATGATTCCTCTTTATTAACATTTATTAGATCAGAAACAACTGTTAAAGTAGCAACTGTAAAATTATTTGAAGTAATATCTGTTGCATAAATATTATCTGCATAAATATTTGTTGAAGTAAGATCACTTGTTACTATATCGGATACAATTATTTGATCTGTTGTCTCCACTTCATTAAAAATAACTTCCCATTCAGTTCCAGTATAACCATAAAATACTGAATCAGTGAATTTAATAGTTCCTTCATATAAAAAATTATTTGTATTACCTATGGTAATTCCATTACTAATATATATATCTTTTTCAGAAAACATACCACCATCAATAGATAATGCTGCTATATCAGATTGATTAAAATTAAGATTATTATTTATTTTAATCTTATTTAATGATTCATCCATTAATATAATATATGTAATTTATTTTTATCTTATTACCTCAAAAGATATTGGTTGAGATACATCACCTCCAAATCCAACATCATATATAGAATATATATAAAAATCAGATACAGTTGTTAATAAACCATCAATATTATATACATATAAAATAGGTGGAGTTCCTCTTAAACCAAAACCATTATCTAATGCAGGTGATCCTAATAAAACAGAATATTTATTATCATACATATCTGTTGAAAAAGTAATATGTACTCCTACACAAAGACGACCTTTATAAATTGCTGTATTATATATAACAACATCTGATATTCCATCCAAATATTTATTATCTATATAATAATCACTTCCAGAATACTCAATCGTAAATCTACCTGATGCACGTGGAAAATAAATTGGAGCTGTCCCCGCAATCTCCTCTGTTGAAGCCGCATTAATTGTGAGTATTCCATTTATATCTATATTTTGAGTTTGAATATCACTATTCGTAATAAGATCCTCTGTTTCAAATGATCCGTCTATTGTCATATTTGTTGAATATACATTATATGCTGTAAGATCACTCGTAGTAATATCAGATGTAATTATTTCATCAACTATTAAATTTTCAACAGTAAGATCAGTATTTATTGTAATATTACTCGTCGTAACAATTTCACAATCTGTTATTATATTTGTTGATGTAATCGCATTACAACCAATATCTGTCCCATATGCATTTTCATAATATAAAACTTGTGTAAATATATCTGATACAAGTGAATTAACTGCACCAATCTGATTTACATAAACACTTCCCACTTCATCTGTTAAAGATCCAATATTTGTTGCTATCACATTTTCAGCTGTAATATCACTACACGTAATATCAGATGCTGTCACAGAATTCACATTTACATAATTCGCATAAGTTAAACTATTATTAATAATAATATCATCAACACCCATATCATTCACTGATCCAAGAGTAGTTGTATATAAATTATTACATCCAATATCTGTCCCAACCATCTGATAAGTTGAATTAAGAAATACTACATATTCATCTGATATTGGATACGTACTTGTACCAATATAATCCACATTCATTGTTGGAACACGTTGAGATGCAGTCCCAATCTCCGTTATTAACGCAGTTTGAGCAGTTAGATCACGACAAGTAATATCAGAACCAATTAAACCATTCAATGTCATTCTACCACCAATTACTAAATCACTATTAACTGTTAATACACAATCTGATCCATTAATCGTCCCTACATTAATAGATGCGTCCTCACCATCTTTATTTTGTAATGTGGAGATTGTTCCGGAATTTGCAGTGAGAGTTGTACTCGTTAAATTTGATGTCTGTATTGTATCAGACGTTGTAATTATTGATGTAAATACATCTGGTACATCAAGCTCAGTTGTATTAATTGAACGAGCATAGAGTGTATGATTGAAAATGAGATCCGTATTGATTGTGATTGTTCCTACTGTTATTTGAGATACATCTGTGATTGTATAAATGGAAATATCCGTGGTGTAAGTATCAGTTGTAATAAGAGTAGTTCCTTGAGTTTCAGATGAATTATTTATATTTGTTGAATCAAGGGTTGATAGAAATATATTATCAGCAGTCACATCAGATAATGTTAATGATGTTAAATGAATATCTCCGAATTCTATATCTGTGTTAATTGTAATTGTATTAACCGTCGCATTGAGAGTCGTAATATCTGTTGTAAATATATTAGAAGCATAAAGATTTGTAGCAAATAAATTAGTTGCTATAACATCAGAAACAGTTACACTATCAGAAACCACAAATTGATTATCATTAAATTTCTTCCAAGTAATCCCATTGTATCCATAAAATCCCCCATCCGTATATTTAATTGTTCCAATATCTGTTTTTGCAGTATTTCCAATTCTAATTCCACCAGAGATCACAAGATCTTTTCCTATATAAACACCTCCTCTTGTTGATAAAGCACCGATATCTGGTTCAGAATAATTTGATCTATTAGTAATTTTTAATTTATCATATGTTTTGGAAGGATACCAGTTCATATTATAATAATACAAATAATATATTTATATTATATCATTTCAAAATTTATGTACAAAATATTATAAAATAATATGAATATATATTAGTCGTTGATTATGCCTAGTGGTTATATACAATTAAGTGCATATGGAGCACAAGATCTTTTTATTTCTGGAAACCCACAAACAACATTCTTCATATCTGTTTATAAACGCCATACTAACTTTGCAATTGAAAGTGTTCAACAAATGTTTACTGGTCATACTACCTTCGGTAAAAAAGTATATTGCAAAATACAACCCATTGGATCACTCATAAATCAAATATTTCTTGATCTTAAACTACCCTCACTTAACCCTGGACAAAGTGATGAACTTGATGATCCAACTGCTGTAAAATATAGTTGGGTTAATTCAATAGGACATGCTATTATTGAATATTATGATATTGAAATAGGAGGAACAATTGTTGATAGACAATATGGTCAATGGTTGGAAATATGGAGTGATCTAACAGTTGGTCTTGATAAACGTCCTGCATACGATGAAATGATAGGTAAAAATGGGGCATTTGATGCTACAACACAGCCTGGACCTCTTAGTCTTATGATCCCTCTTCAGTTTTGGTTTTGTAGAAATGTTGGTCTTTCACTTCCTTTGGTCGCACTTCAACAGAATGAAGTACGAATTAATATGTCATTTCGTAAATTTGATGATCTTTGGATAAGTAGTACTGGTGCTACTGCGGATGATCTTGATCCAAATGGGTATGAGATCGCGGAAGCTTCATTGTATGTAGATTATATTTATTTGGACAATACTGAGATGAAATGGTTTGCACAGAATAGTCATTATTATTTAATAGATCAATTGCAGATCCAGCCACTTTCTCTTGATCCAGTTCATACAAATAATATTATTGATCTTGATTTTAATCATCCAGTAAAAGAATTAATTTGGGTTATACAAACAACATCTGTATTAACAAGAGGACCGCATTCAGGAAATGATTGGTTTAATTTTAGTGATAGAATAGGAGGTGCTACGAGTGGTCCAGGTGGAGGTGTTATTCCAACGGATTGTATGTCTAATTGTATAATTCAATTTGAGGGAGAGGACAGGATAAGTAGGAGAGATGCTAAATATTTTAGGTTAGTGCAACCATATCAGAGACATACTCGTGCAACAGGTAATTTTATTTATGTGTATTCATTTGCGTTAGATCCAGAGAGTGATAAGCCGACGGGAGTATGTAATTTTAGCAGAATTGATAAAGTTACACTTAATTTAAATATTATTAGTGGTTTATTACAGCCAGTAATTACAATATATGCGACTAATTTTAATATTTTACAGATCACAAATGGTATGGCTGGAGTTATGTATAGTGATTAAAAAAAATTAATCTTAATATATATTAGTTTATTTAAAATATGTCTAATGTACAAACGACTCCTACTATAAATTCTAAACCTAAAAATAGTAATAAAGAAGCATTAGAAAAAACAATACAAAATTTAAAGAAGAGTGGATTTAACGATCAATTAATTACCCTTATTCTTGAATTACGCAAGGATAAAAATTTCAAAGATATTATGTTATTATCGCAAAATAAAGATGATCCATATAATCCAGCATTCGGTAATAAACAGATCAATCAATTCACTGAACTTTATAATCAACATTTTACAAATTTAATGGCACAATTGGCAGGTAAAATACCCGATAATCAATTAAAATTATACAAATTTTTCGGATTAATTTTAATATTACTTGTTAATGGAATTGCAGATGAAAGTTTTTTATCAACAAGACAATATGCTATAACGAGGAAAGAATTATATAAAATATCTCAAACTGCAAATAAAATTTATACTAACATTAATGGACAGATGTTAAGTGGTGCCGATCTTAAAGCCCAAGTTAATATGTTTAAAGATCTTCTTAAATACTCTATTTCCAAAGGAAATGAAATACCAATCGTTTCTAATAATTCCAAATCTAAACCCCAATAAATAAATTGTTTCCTTATAATTAAATAGGATCTTGATAAGATTGAACATATTGCGGCATAGCATTCGCCGCGTGAATAGATACTTCCGTTAATGCAGTTAGCATTAACATAGCACCAGTTTTGCGTTCTTCAATATTTACTCCTTCACTTACAAAACGATCAAATTCTTTAAGAATTAGTGTTGCGAGTGATTTACGGGTTTTTTCGGGATCTCCATTTTCAGTTTCATCCATCGCTTTTACATGATTTATGTATGTAAAAGCAACACCATCTTTAATAATTTTCTTTTTTTGATCAATATGCATTTGTATTCTATAATTCCAGACATCTTCCGCTGCAATATATAGCTTCTTTAAATTAACAAATGATAATGATGTAACCCATTTTTCATCAGCATAATTTCCCAGTAAATTTATTTTCTGGAAAACCGATAAAGCATAAGCATTGAACTCTTGAACATCTGTTAAAATATCCTCTTTAACATAACAATCATATTTATTTGAATTCAAATCCTTAATCCATGTATTCAATTTAATAATATTTTCTCTTGAAAAAGAGAGCATTGTAAAAGGATTAACTGTTGATCCACTATCAAAATACGTAGCTATTGATCTCAAATCAAAACCATATCTTAATCCATTCTCTACAATACATACAAAATATGGTGCAGGGATCACTGATAAATCATCCATTGAATAAAAATCAACTTTATTTATACAAAGTGATCTTCTCTTGATCAACCAAGTTTTAACAACATTCTGTAAAAATAATATTTTCTCAACCTCAAATTCATTATACGATGAAAATCTTGTTAGCTCAGGAATACTTTTATAGGATGAAATCTTCGGTAATTTTCCAGATAAATATGGAGATTTTTCAATTGAAATTTCAATAGACTTGTGTTCTTCAAGAATTGTTTTGTAATCAATAACATTTTTTGCTTTCAGATGAATTCCACAATATTTATGATCACCTTTTTTGCGATTTTTACATTGTTTTTGTTCTTGTGTGTGAGAACGTTTTTTAATAAGTGCATCACATTTTGTAATATCATATTCATTCATTTCGTATTTAATATATTCCTAATATATCTTTGTATTTATATTTTTTCATTTTTTATTTTGAATATATAGGCAAGAAAATAATTTCGGATCTTTACACGAATATATGTTTTAGCAGAGAAATGATAATAACAATGATAATAAAAAAATGATTATTTTTTTTGACATAAAGACAATTTTAATTATACTAAATATTAAGAAGAACAATGTCAGCAAACGCAAATAACAACCACCAAAAGAAAGAATCACCAGTAGTATCCCCCACTGAATTTAACGCAAGTAAAGTACATATTACAGATATTCGTAAAAAGAAGCTTGGAGGTAAAACTTCATACAATGCATTACTTTTACATAATGGTCAAACATTGCTTTTAGAAACACCGTGGCTTCGCGCTCCTTTTGGAGCAGGGGAGTATCGTTACAATGGAGATGCTTCGGCTGATCCTAAGTTTTCATTAACAGTATCTGCGAGTGGTCGTAGTTCAGATGATCCAGAAGTGGTAAATCAGTTCTTTGAAAACATGCGTGAATTAAATTCAACGATGGTACAGTATGGTGTAAATAACAGTGGAAGTGGTGTTTTTGGAGAAATTAAGAATAGCAATGAGGCTGTTCTTCATGCTCTTGTTGAAAGTAAGTATAAGTCTTTCTTACGAGAGGATGAATCTGGACAATATCCAGCACAACTTAAAACAACGCTTCCGAAAGCACGTGATGAAGATGGGAATGTATTAAATGATATTCCTGATTTTGATGTATTTGATTTTAACAGTACAGGTTCTGAACCATGTAAGGTTGAATCATTTGATGATTTAATTAGTAGTTCTAACACTGATGATAACAAGAATGGATGTATTACAAAAGGTGCATATGTGCGTCTTATTTTACAACCACGTCTTTGGTTTATTAGTGGAAACTTTGGATTAACATGGAATGTTCGTTCATTAGAATATGATGTTAAGGAGAAGGTAGAAGTTCGTGGAAAATATCTTTTCAGTCGTCCAGAAGGATTTACTGAGGAAGAGACTACTACTACTGATGCTGATGCTGATGCTGAGGAGGAAGTAGAGGATTCAGATGCTGAAGAAGAAGAGGAAGTTGAAGAATCCGAAGAGGAGGAAGAAGAGGTTGAAGAATCTGATTAAGTTCTATAAACTTCTATAAATTATAAATACCTTTATATGTGAGATAGAGCATAGATATTTTGAGAACGTAATAATTATTTGGGTTGAAGAAACGGTCTGTTAGTGGAGTATGGATGCCGAAGATTTTGTGAATTATAATGGAGAATGGGATTGCGAGATAGAAGAGTTGTTTTCGGACAATTCCGAATTGTTTGAGGGGGAATGATAGTAGATATGCGAGTAAAAATGTGAGAACTAGATCAAAGATTGAGTAATCACCAATTGTAAATGATCTTAAATAAGAAACAATAGAATTTATATCATTCATATATATTCTATTAAGTGATTTTTATTATATTATTCATTTAAGGTTCTTCTTCTTCTTCCACCTCAATTGTATCATCATAACAATCATCAATAATCTCTCTGAGAAGATTAATTAGTGTTATCCTATTTTCAAGATTCCATGGAAATTTCTTTGAAAAACATGTTTGAAAATCAGTTCCTTCTCCATCAATTATGAAAATAAAATTAATGGAGTTTGTATCAGAATTCACTTCAAAAAATGCATTTGTTTCTGGATGATTGGTTTTAAGATCAATATACCATTTAGGATATTCAAGATCAACTAGTTCCTCATTTTGAGAAATAACAAATAGCATCTGTTGAACCTCAAATTTAGAAAGATGTTCTGAATCAAATGTTGATTCAAACCCATCTTCTGTAAATACTTTTACAAACTTATCTTGATTATCATATTCAAACTTAAGTGTCATTTTCAACAATTTTATTAATTATATTTAATTAATAAAATTCATATTCATTTTTTTAATCCAAATTATTTTTAACTGATATTTTTGCACATGGTGCATAACTCATTCGGTGAAATTTAGTAACCCCGTACTTTTGTAAAGCCTCCATATGTTGTTTTGTTCCATATCCTACATTCTTCCGCAAACCATACTCCTCTAATTGTGGATACTCATCACATAACTCATTTATATGTTGATCATGATATTCCTTCGCTAATATAGATCCACAAGCTATTGACTTATATAATCCATCGCCTCCAACTACACACTCATGTTCAACGGGAATTCCATGTCTATAATATTCATTAAAATATGGTCCATCAACAAGTATTGAATTAAATTCTGTTTTTAATTCTTTTAATGCACGATGCATTGTCCGCAAAGTAATCTTTAATATATTTTCCTGATCTATCTCCTCTGGCTCAGCATATGCTACACTATATTCAACCGCATTTTCTTGAATAAAATCCTTCAAAATCGCTCTTCTACGACGTGTTATCTTTTTACTATCTTTTATAATAAATGGTTCTTTAAGTAGATCATCCTTGTGCCAGATAACAGCACCAACATATACACGTCCAATCAGTGATCCACGACCAGCTTCATCAATACCAACTTCTATATCATCAATATTTTTATATAATTTCATTATTATATTGTTATTTATTTTATCTTTATATACAAAATATGCATGTGAGGAGAAATTTACAAAAACCTCACAATGTCGCGTGCAAAGGGCTCCACGACTTCAGTCTCCATGTCTTCACTGTCCAAGCCACGCACACGGCAAAACCGTCGCAGGCACAGGGCACGGGTCAGGGCAGCCAGTGAGGCATCGGGGTCGTCGGGTGTGCGTGGAGGTGGTGTCCCACCGTGGGCTCCCCAGGCTTTTTTCATGACCCGGATAGCCTCAATCCGACGCTTATCACCATCAACAAAGGTTGGTTCGGTGGTGATCACATCCACACCGAGTTTCACGCGAAACTCGTACATGAAATCACCAAGCACACGGGCTGCTTCCTCAACCGACTTTGGGATGGGAAGTTCCGTTTTCATCACCTCAGTAAGGCTCCCCTTGAAAGATGCAACAGATGCCGCGATCTCAGCATCATGGAATAAATGGGGATTCTCTCCTATGTCTCGCTCAATGAGTGAGCACATCTCTGTGCTAAAGGGGACAGACCCCTCAAAAAAGTTCGCTTCGTACCAGTCTGGGCTTGGTACGTCAAGCTCTACACCGTCAGGGTGTTCCTTCATAATTTCAATGGAAATCCATTGTCTCCCCCCAGGCTTCCTATGAAGGGTCAGACCCAGGTAATACACTGGAGTAAGGGCGGTGTCGTATGTCTCGTAAGACAACGGAAAAAAAACACGGGACCCAGCAATCCCGTTAAGCAATCCCATAAAGCGTAAAAGGAATTCGAACATGGCAAACAGTGGAAGAGCAGCAACTATATACTTTTACAATATAAATCTTCAGAATATTTAAGCTATCATTTTTTCTTATCTTTATATAAATTAAATGACAATTCAAAGTAATATGGAAAGAAGACGTCGTGAGTGGAGAAGAAGAGGTCGTCAGAGACAAGCTATAAGACATCATTTATGGAATCCTTGGAACTGGGATGCTTGGAGATGGCACTATCCCACATCAACCATTGTTATTGAACATGATCGCCCACAACGTAGAAGAGACATGATTATCTGGGGACTCGCTCTTATTATTTTAATGGGGTTGATCAGTTATTTAGTTGTAGGAAAAAAATAAATAATTTACTAGTATAAAAAATTCCCACTTGGACGAAATTCCTTCACAGATCGACCATTATTCTGTGGCTTCCTTTGAGGTGGAGAAAATGATTTAAGAATATCAATGCCTCTTTGTTGAGGTTTTTGTTGTTGAGGATAAGGTTGAGGAAGAGGTTGAGGTTCTGGTTTTTTGTATTCAAGTAGATTTAATTCATCTTGTTTTCTATAATTCCAAAATATTATTAAATAATTTGGAAATACATATTTTACATTAAATTGATTCTTACGAAGATTTCGGTAAATATAATTTGCACAATCGGGGATCTTATATAAAGGAACTCCAAATATTATCTCAGGAATCTCAAACACCGCATACTCATCCTCTCTACTAACCGCTTGTTTAATAACTTTATAACATTTTGATAAAACACTATCAAATATTGTGACTCGCTTTTTAAGTCTTTTATAGTGTATATCTTGGATCTCGGAAACAGAAATTTCATTAATCATATCTTCCTTCTTAATAATATTTGAGAAAAATCTTTGATCTAATCAAACTATAAAGATAAATCACTTTACTATAAATATGTATTTGGCATTTGGCGGTTGTGGTATAAAAGCAATCTCATACATAGGCTGTATTAAAGCACTTGAAAAATTCATTAAGAAAGATGATATAGAAGGATGTATTGGTTGTTCAAGTGGATCTTTATCTTCGCTTCTTTATATTCTTGGATATAATTCATCCGAATTATGGGAGATCATGAGTAAGATTGATATTATGGAATATACAGATGATAAATTTGAAAGACTATTTAATCAATGGGGATTAGATGATGGATCAAGAATTATTCGCCTATTTTCCGCGATTTGCAAACAAAAATGTCCAGAAATTGATACTCTAACATTTAATGATCTATATAAAAAAAGTGGGAAGGAATTGGTGATTGTTGGGAGTAATATTACAGAATCCAGAGTAGAATATTTTAATCATAAAAATACACCTGATATGTTGATCTTAAAGGCTCTAAGAATATCAATATCAATTCCATATAAATTTGTTCCAGTTAAGTGGGAAGGTTCAATTTATGTTGATGGTGCGGTTTATAATACATATCCTGTGAATTATTATATAGATCAGGGTAAAGATGTTCTTGGATTTTTGATTAATGATATTGGAAAGTTGGAACCTATTCAAAATTTGGTTCAATATACAATTGGTATGTTAATATCAATTGAACATATGCTTATAAAAAATAATATTAAAATAAATAGTGAGAACACAGTTTATATTAAATCAAAAATATCTTCAATATCATTTTCATTATCTGTGGATCAAAAGAAGAAATTATGGAAAAATGGATATTTAAATACAGTTGAATATTTTTATAAAAAGAAAAAAAGAAATGAATTATTAAAAAAAGTTTTCCAAGTAATCAAACAATAATATTCTATTAATATATTAATAGTATGAATTTTGATCAACCCAGTACAGGATCTTCACTCAAATCCAAACTTATTAGTACAGTAATATTAATTCTTGTTATCCTTCTTGTTATATATTTATGGCGTCGTTTCCGTAATGATTATAATAACTTATATGGAAATTCCCCCTGGATCCTCTCTGGAACTAAAACCGCGAATACTCGTTCAGTTGTCCCTGGACATGTAATTCGTCGTTCTGTTGATAGTGCTTATGGAACAGAATTCTCATATTCATTCTGGATGTATATTAATAACTGGGCTACTAATGAAGGAAAGTGGAAACATATTATGCATAAAGGTAATGAAAGTGGGGTTCCTCTCCAAGCACCTGGATTCTGGTTACATCCTAATGAGAATACTCTCCGAATTCACATGAATACATTTGAAGATCCAGAGGAATCCTTTGATATTGGTAATATCCCAGTGCATAAATGGGTACATGTAACAGTTGTATTAATGGGTAAAGATCTGGATGTATATATTAATGGAAGACTTAAGAGTAGATTTCAATTAAGCAGTATTCCTAAACAAAATCATGGAGATCTATATGTAAATCAATGGAATGGTTTTGATGGATTTATGTCAAGAGTTAGATATTATAATTATGCAGTTCCTATCTATTACATTGAGAAAATGGTTAATGATGGACCATCTGGTGCTAAATGTATTGATACTGGATCAGAAGTACCACCCTATTTAAGAGATGATTACTGGATGAATACTGGATTCCCCGAGATCAGACCACGACACTCTGATTAAATCACATCTTATTTTTCAAGAAATTGAATTAGAAATAATCGAAGAATTAAAGGATGAATAAAAAAATCTGAGAATATTTTAAGAAAGAATTCTAAATGAATCAACGAGTCTGGGGACCTAAATTATGGTTTTCATTACATTCAATAACATTTACATACCCTTATAACCCATCTTCCGAAGATAAAAAAACAGTATCCGATTTTTTTGTCTCATTAAAAGATGTACTCCCATGCACAGCATGTCAAACAAATTATAAAAAAAATTTAGCAGATTTTCCAATAAAACTAGGATCACGAAAAGAACTGGTTTATTGGTTGATTGATCTTCATAATAACGTTAATATAGAAACTGGTAAGAAAAAATGGTCTTATAAAGATGTAATTCGCAAATATGAAAGAGAATATGGCTGTAAGATTTATTTAACAGAAGAAGAGGAAATTCGTGATAATGATTCGCAAAATAATTGTTTAACAGGTAGATTATATAATTATAGATATATTTGTATATTAGTATTATTAATATTATGTGTCGCTATTTATTATTATCGTTTCAAGAATTGAATATACCTTCTTTAACATCTCTAATTTTGCATCACTATAATTCCGGATTAGATCAAGAGCTTCATCAAATGATACCCACTTTATCTGACTAATCTCATTATATTGGAATGGATTATCATCCCTGATCTCTAATTTCTTGTCTGAGTTATATTCCGCAAGAAAATATTTATGTAAATAATTAACATCATTTGTACCTTTAAATATTTCACTGATTGGATCAATCTGTAAAATATCGTAATCATCATCTGTTAAAGAGGTTTCTTCTTTAAATTCTCTGACTGCACATTCTTTATCAGTTTCCTTCAAATTTCGCCGACCCTTAGGAAATCCCCATTCTGGATCCGTCCAATTTGTTGTACTTTGACCGATAATATCATCAATATGAATAATTTTATTTGTTTTTTTATGAAGATAACCTTTTTTAAGGGAATTAAATTTATATTCGGCTTGTTTAATATCGGAATAATTATGTTTTCTTGAAAGATCATTCCAAAGATTATTCCACAATGTTTCAAAATCATTTTCTTTGATCATTTTTTTTTCATCTTTTGTCATAATGTTAAATAATCCAACTAAATATTTAATATTATCAAAAGAATACTTTCCACGAAGAAACTCAAAATATCCAATACTATTTTTTCTACAAATTATTAAAAATTTAAGATTATTTTTAATATATTTTCTTTTTTCTTCATCAACCTCTTTTATTATTGTATATTTTTTTAACATCTTATTTATTGATTTATTATACTTTATACAAATAATACCAAGACTAATGATTGGAAATTGACACGCCCTGTATATATGACCTTTTTTACCACAATTCTGACAATATAAATTTTGTTTATTCATTTTAAGATATAAGTTATTAATTATAATTAAAGTACTCTTATATATATTTTTTATGATTGTATAATATAGGATTATATGAAAAATAAAGATAATTTTATATTTTATCCAACAATTGATAATAAAAACTTCTATGAAAAAATTTATTCTAAGAAGGAATTCCACGATAATATTATCCCAGTTGAAACAAGATCCGCGGAAGAAGTTTGTTCAATGAATAAAGAATTCTCATTAATGCCTCAACAAAAATTTTTGAGAAATTTTATTTCGCTAGATACTCCCTATAATGGAATTCTTGTATTTCATGGTGTTGGTGTCGGTAAAACGTGTTCCGCTATTTCAATTGCGGAAGGTTTCAAAGAGATGATGAAAATTTATAATAAAAAAGCACTTGTTATTCTTCCTAAAAATGTAAGAGATGGTTTTAAAAAGGAAATATATAATATTGATAAGGAAACAGATGATCCAGAAATGTCATTTCAATGTACTGGTATGGAATATAATATTTTAGGTGAATACAAATATTTAACCAAAGAACAACGTCAAAAAAAAATACAACAATTAATAAAATCCAATTATAAATTCTTAGGATATAAACAATTTGCAAATGAAGTTCAAAGATTAACTGGATGGAAAGATGGAAAAGAATCATCTTTCACAGATACAATGAAAAAATTAATTGAAAAAGAATATTCCAATCGTATTATTATTATTGATGAAATTCACAACATTAAACACAGTTCCCAAGAAACCCGATTCGTACCACCATACTTAAAAGCAGTTATTAAATATGGGAAAAATATTAAACTCATTTTAATGAGTGCTACACCAATGTATAATAAATCAACCGAATTTATATATATCCTTAATTTACTCTTGTTAAATGATAAAAGAAAAACAATACAAATTTCAGATGTATTTAATCAAAATGGATCTTTTAAAAAAAATGGAAGAGAATTATTAGGAGATAAAGTTAAAGGATATATTTCGTATTTAAGAGGTGAAAGACCCCCAGCTTTTCCTGTTAAATTATTTCCAAAAGAAGCAGATGTACCAAATATTAAATATGATTTATTAGGTGCGGAATTACCTAAAGAAAAGAGAATTAAATTTTTAAAGATTATTGAGTGTGAGATGGGATCATACCAATATGGATATTATAAAGAACAAATGGATAAAATATTAGAATCAAAAAAAATTAATAGTATTGATCAAATTGAAGATGTGTTAAATAATGGAGAAGAAGGTATCGAAGAAGGCGGCGAAGAAGGCGGCGAAGAAGGCGGCGAAGAAAATATTGATTTATCAAATGTTGATAAAGAAGACGGAGAAGAGGGAGAAGAGGGAGAGGAAGGAGACGAGGGAGAAGAAGAGGGGAAAAATAAGATCATAAAGAAGAAGCCTCGTAATTTTGGATTTACATTGTTTAGATCTCTTCTTCAAATTTCTGATATTGTATTTCCAACATCTAATGGACCTGCTTATGGTAATGCTGGATTTATTAGTAAAAGTTTTGCAAAAGGTGCATTAATAGAAACAAGAAAGAAATTACATGATCTTAAGAAAAAGGCTGTTACTTTTTCGTATGGAGATAATGCAATATTAAACAAAGGAACAAAAGAGGAAGTTCCATTTTTAGATAAATCTGTATTAGCAAATTATAGCAATAAATTCTTAAAAGCATTTGAAGCAATCAGAGATGCAAAAGGTATCTGTTATGTTTATTCTGAGTTCAAAAAAGCAGGTGTTATCCCATTTTCACTTATATTAGAACAAAATGGTTTTGAAAGATATACTGTAAAAGGTGAAACACAGCTCCTTGATTATACTCCTAATAAATTAGGTGGAGGTGGTAAAAGACCGCGTATTTGTTATAAATGTGGTAAAGGAATTATTGATCCAGTGCATAAAAAAGGTCATAAAGATTTTCACAAATGGATTGTTGCTAAATATGTTGTAATTACTGGATCAAATGATAGTTTAACACATATTGATATTGGTAAAGTATCTGAAGTTATATCATCAAATACAAATCAGAATGGGGAAGAGGTTAAAGTAATTATTGGAACACGTGTAGCAGGTGAAGGTGTCAATTTTAAAAGAATCCGCCAAGTACATATATTAGAACCATGGTATAATCTTTCAAGACTTGAACAGGTAATTGGTCGTGCAATCCGTTATTGTTCTCACATTACATTACCTGAAGATCAGAGAAATGTGGATATTTTTCAGTATGCATCCGTTATACCAAGATCATCAAATAAAAAAATGAATGAAACAGAATCAATTGATCTAAATCATTATCGTGTTTCTGAGATGAAGGATATTTTTATAAAGGATGTTGAATCTATTTTGAAGAGAAATGCTGTTGATTGTGCATTGAATAAACAGATAAACATAATTAATAAAAGTAATACTGTTAATATTGTTGATTCACGTGGCAATGCTGTGAAATATACTTATGGGGATAAACCATATACACCAATATGTGGCTATAAAGAGGATTGTGATTTTAAATGTGCATGGGAACCAGGTAAAAGTGGTGTTAAAGTAAATTTAGATACATATAATATTAAATATGCCAGATCAAACATTGAGGTTGCAAAGAAATTAATAAAAAGAATGTATAGAATTGGATACAACTATAAATTGGATGATATTATTAAGTTTGTTAAAAATGAGATCAAGGATATTGATGAGTTATATATTTATAAAGCATTGGATGATATCTTAAATTCTAAATATGAAATTGTATTTGATAAATATAATCAAGAAGGACATATTATATATAAAGGGGGATATTATATATATCAACCAAGTGAAATTGATGATCTTAAAATACCAATCTATTATAGATCACATCCTGTACCAATTAAAAAGAAATTCATTAGATTAGATGATAAACCCGATTTGAAAATACAAGATAATAAAAATAGTAATAAAAATGATGTTAAAGATATATTAACTAATTTTGTGGGAAAAATGGTTGATCTTGAATCTGAATTGGCAGTATTGATCAAAGAAAATAATATTTCCAACGCAGAAATGTTGATTGTGGAGATGTTATTTGAAAGATTTTTATTTGAGGATAAACTCGCATTTTTAAAATTGATTATTAAAAATATTATTGATAATAAAATTGAAGATTCTGTATATATGTCATCTATACTTGATTATGTTGATAGATATATAATAAGAAATGGTGATCTTAAAAAAACATCTAAAAATGCGGATAAAATAATTGGATTCAGATTAGAGAATGAATATTTATGTTATGATAAACAATGGAAAAATTGTAATGTGGATATTATTCAACTTATTAAATTTAGAAAAAAAGTTGATGCAAAATATAAATACAATAAGATTTATGGATTCGTGGAAAAATCTGGTAAAAATGTATTTCAATTTAAAATTATTAATAAAAATAAAGAAAAGATCGCGATGACACTTGATTATAAATCATCTAAAAGATCCAAAGTTAAAGGGCGTGCATGTTATACTGAAAAAGTCGAGGATCAAATTAAATTGGCGAATGATTTAAATATTAATATTGGAGAAGTTACTAATAAAAAAAGATTATGTAATATAATTGAATTATATTTAAGATATAATAATATGATTGTATTTGAAGGGAAAAAATGGTTTAGATTATTTGATGATGAAGCGGAAGATGAAGATGAAAATGATGAATAATTATAAAATGAAAATAAAAAAATGATTAAATATTATTATTAGATGATATAATAATAATATTATATATTAAGAATAATTATGACAGATGATATCTATTCAACCATTTTAATTAATAAACCAATTATTTTAGAATCTAAAAATATAAAAAAAAATATTAATTCTAAATTATTATCCATGTTCAAAACACAATATGAAGGAAAATGCTTAAATGAAGGATACTTAAAGGAAGATAGTTCAAAATTACTAACTAGAACAGTTGGATCTGTTGTTAAAAATTCATTTTCGGGAGCATTAAGATTTGAATGTGTATTTGAAGTACAAATTTGTAATCCTTTTCCTCAACAAAGAATTAAATGTAAAATCAGTAAAACAAATGAACTTGGATTAATGTGTATTCATGAACCATTGCAAATTATCATTCCAAAAACTTTACATAATAATAAGGCATTGTTTAATGAATTGGGTGTTGGAGATGAAGTTGAGGTGATTGTGATTGTGAAAAAATATAATTTATACGATAAAACAATTTATGTAACAGGAAAATTATCAAATGATCCAGAGAAAAAAGTAAATAAAAAAGAGGTAAATAAAATTGTTGAGGAAGAAGAAGAAGAAGTAAAAGATAGTGATGAAGATGAAAATGAATTCTCCAATATTAATATTTCAAGTAATGAAGAAGAAGATGAAGGTGAAGGAGAAGGTGAAGTGCAAGATGATGTAGAAGAAGATGAATCTGATATAGATATTCCAACAGATAATGAGGTATCTGAAGGGGAAGAGATGACTGAAGAAGAGGATGAAGAGGATGATATTAAAGAAATTAAATTGGATGATGAAGAGACGGATGATGAGGAATTTAATTTTATTGAATAATTTTTTGATATAAAGATTACAATATAAATATTATTTAAATGGATACAGATACAATTGAAAATTTTACAATTGATAAAGTAAAATATATTATATCGGAAATAAAGAATTTAAATAAAAATGAACATTTACAGATTTTAAAAATGATTATTGATAATAACCATGATAATTATACTGAAAATTCAAATGGTAGTTATATAACATTTAATTTTGAAAAAGATAAAGAATTATTGTTTAGAATATATAAATTTAAGAAATTTTGTGAAGATAATAAAAACAGATTACTTGAATCAGAAAAAGATATTGAAGAAAAAAAGAAATTATTTCTTTCAGCAAATAAAAAAGAAAATTTAAGTATTATTGATAATAAAAATCAAGAATATATAAAAAGCATTAAAGAACAATATAAAACAGATTCTGAATTAATTGGATCAAAGATTGTTTTAAAGAAAAATAAAATAAAATTGAATTCATCACACAGTAAATTATTAAAAGGATTTAAGAATGTATATAAAAATAATGAATTAACAACAAAAGTCAGTGGTAAAAAACCACCTAAAAAAGTAAAGAAAACTAAAATTACTGTTATTGAAGATGATGATGATGAAGAAGATGATGAGATTATTGAAGAGATTGATGAAGAAGACGAAGACGAAGACGAAGAAGAAGAAGAAGAAGAAGAAGTTGAGGTAGAAGTGGAAGAAGATGAGGAAGAAGATGAAGAGGAAGAAGATGAGGAAGAAGATGAAGAGGAAGAGGAGGAGGAAGAGGAGGAAGAGGAGGAAGAAGAGGAAATAAAAAAATAAATTTTAATTATTTTATAAATTAAATAAAAAATGAAAACATTTAAATATAAGTATTATTCAATTATATTTAAATAAGAAGGATTATGTTACAAAATATATTAAATAGGTTTAATGATCAAGTAAGTTATTATGAGATTAAGGAGGATGAAAATGAGGAGGATGAGAAGAGGGAAGATAAAACATTATATGAAAAATATGTTGTTAAAGGTGTTGGTGATATTGCGAATACAAGTAAGATTGAGGAGCATATCTTAGATACAATATATTTTGATGCAAGGAATAAGGATGATTATTTGGTTCAATTTGAGGGGAAAGATACTTTTTTAAAGGCATTAATGATGAAATTATTGGATAAGATGTATTTGGTGGATAAGGAGTTATTTGAGATTCGGAATAAACTGGCGATTGAGATTGATAATTACATTGTATCAAAGAAGAAGAAATCCAATATTATGAATTACTTACTTAGTGATAAATCGGTTGATTCTTATTTAGCATCTGATGTTCGTCAATACATTACATTATATTTTAACATGATTGTGATTATTTTAGATCAAAAAGGTGTTATTTTAGAGGCATCGTTGGATGTTGATGAAATAAATAATGATACAAATATGATTGTATTGGTGAATAGGGGAGATAAATTTGAGATGTTATCATCAAATGGGAAGGAGATGAATGTGAAAAATTTCGAATATTTATTAGAAAAACTGAGTGGTTGGAATAAGGATTGTGGTGAGTTAGTATTATCACTTTATGGTAAGAAGCCGAATGATATATTATTTAAGAAGGTGAGTATAATGGATATGAGGAATATTTGTGAGAAATATATGATTAATCTGACTAAAAAGTCGGATAGAACATTAAAAAATATTAAAAAAAATAAAAAGGAATTATATATAGATCTTAAACATTATTTTGGATGTGTAAAGAAATAAAGAATAAAATAAAGAATAAAATAAAAATGACAATGTATTAAAAAAAATGATATTATATTTTTAATATAATATTATTTTAATAATAGCATATAATGAAATTAACAAAATTGCTTTATAATAATATTAATAAACTTATTAAATCACGTAAAAGTGATAATGAATTAGAAGCAAGAATTACTAAAAATATAAATAAATTTGAAATGGAAGCTGTATTAAATGGACTCATCTTTAGTAAAAAAAACAATGGACTCGGATTAAATTATACACAAACATCTGAATTAGATATTACAAATGATAAAGATAATACAAGAATCACTGTAATTGGTGAAGATAGTATCAAATTATATTGGTTGAAGAATAATTTACTTGATGAAGGAATAACATATAAAACACAGATTAAAGAAAGACTAAGTAATATTGATATAACAGATTATGGTGTTCGTTTATCACTTTCTGTTGAGAAAGAAGGAGGAGATATTAAAGAATTAATGAATTCGGGTACGAATAAAAATTTTAGATATAAAAACAGATATATGATTAAATCGCCTGACGGCTTATTTTCATTTGATCTCACAATTATTAAAATGGCGAATGGAAAATCATTCAGAGAAAGCAATATTTTTAGACAACCATTTACATATGAAATTGAAATGGAATATGTTGGTGGTGATTCAAATAACAGTAAAGATATATTTAATTCTCTTCTCGTAAATATGAATATTCTTCTAAAATTATACCAAGGATCATCATTACTAATTAGAGATGAAGAGAAAAATATTATCATTGATGGGTATAATAAATTAGTTGATGTGAGCAATAGAAATAAGGGTCGTTTTGAATTTATTGCAGCGAATCCTGTTACACTTCATGTTAAACACTTATTAGAAGAACATACGCCGAATATTATGGAATCATATGCAGTAACTGATAAGGCTGATGGTTTAAGACATTTATTATATGTTTATGAGAATGGTGAATGTTATCTTATTGATAACAATAAAAATATTACAAAATGTAATGTTAATGTTAAGGGATGGAAGAATTCATTGATTGAAGGAGAATATATCTCTGAGTTGAATACATTTCTTGTATATGATATGTTATTTGAAAGAGGCAATGATATTCGATCAAATAATCTGTATATTAAAGAGACAGATGTTAAGAATGCAAATAAATCCAGATTAAATTATTTAAGTTCCTTTGTAAAGGATGTTGTAGGTGGATCTGGAATAGTAATTGTTGAGAAAAAGTATATGTTTGGAACGGGTGAAAATATTTTTAAGAAAGCAAAAATGATTTGGTCAATGGAACGTAATTATAAGATTGATGGTCTTATATTTATTCCGTATAACACACCTTATCCATTAAATGGAAGAACTTGGACAAAATTATTAAAATGGAAACCGAATGATCTAAATTCAATTGATTTTCTTGTAAAGGTTGTTAAGAATGATAAAGGTGAAGATAAAAGAAGTCCATATATTTATGAAGGAACTAATTCAGGATTAAATAAAGTTGTTCAATATAAAAGTCTTGAATTATTCGTTGGTGGATTAAAAGATGTTATTAACAAAAGCAATGGTAATTGGACCAAACAAGCATTTCCTATTCCATTTAATCCACCAAGTAGTAAAACAGATATCAACATTGCGAATATATTATTAGATGACCGTGGAAGAATGATGTGTAAAGATCCTTTATCAGACCGTTATTATGTAATTGAGGATAATATGATTGTGGAATTTGTTTGGGAAAAAGATCCTTTGTTTTATTGGAAACCATTGAGAATTCGGGAAGATAAAACCGAGAAATATTTGAAAGGAGAACCAGTATTTGGGAATAGTGAAATGGTTGCGAATGATAATTGGTTATCAATTCAGAATCCTGTTACACTTGATATGATTACAACAGGTGTAATTCCAGAAAGTGCGATTAAAAAAGCATTGGAAAAGAATACAAAATCAAATAATAAAAAGAATAATTCTGTGAATAATTCGGCAACTGTTAATGAGAATAAATATTACAAAAATACAAACATCAATGAATTTAATTATGAAGACAGAATGCCTTTCCAACGTTTCCATAATTCCGTTGTTAAACGTAATTTAATTAAAGATATTGCACAAGTTGCTGGGAATGGAGCATTACTTGATCTTGCATGTGGAAAAGGGGGTGATCTTCCTAAATGGAAGGATGGTAAATTTAAGAAGGTTATTGGAATTGATAATGATAAGAGTGGTCTTGAGTATGCAGAGAATTTTTACAAGAAATATAGTAATAAAGATAAACCAGATGTTACATTTATTTGGGGAGATAGTGGAAGACTTATTTTTCCTGGATATGAGGCAGCATTGGATGAGAAGTCTCGGGAGCAAATGATGACAGCAATTCCAGAAAAACATATGTTTAATGTGGTATCACTTCAATTTGCATTACATTATTTTTTCAAAGATGAAAAGACATTGCGAACATTATTACAGAATGTTAGTGATAATTTGAATAAAAATGGATATTTTATTGGGACTTGTTTTGATGGAAATAAGATTTTGAAATTGCTTAAAAAGAATAAGATTGATGGTAAGATTGATGATAAGGTTATTTGGAGTATTGAGAAGAATAAAGTAAATGGAAGAGCTAATTACGGAAATTCCATAAATGTATTTGTAAAATCAATTGGATCACCAAAAACAGAATATATTGTAAAGCTTGATTTCTTTGAGAAGATATGTAAAGAATATGGATTAGAAAAGGTTGCGATTGAATCATTTGAGAAATATTACAAAGAAAGCAAGAATAATGTTGTTAAAGAGATGACGGATATTGAAAAAGAGTTTAGTTTTCTCAATAGCACATTTGTGTTTAAAAAGACGAAGAATGCGAATAAGTCTGTTTCAAATAAATTACTAAAACTTTTGAAGACACCAGAGAACGTTGATAAAGCAGATGAGAATGAGATTATATCAATTGAAGTTTCTAAAGCAAAGAATTCCGATATTAAGGAAATTAATATTGAAGAAGAAGATGTAGTTAAAGAGAAGAAGAAAAAGAGAATCATTAAGAAAAAGGTTGCTAAGAAATAAGATTTGTTTAAGAAGAAGGTTGTTCTTTATCATTTACCATTGGTTTTACGTATTCATTAAAATATTTCTGACCAATATATTTGGTGGCATTTTCACATTCTGTTTTGGATTCTTTTGCGGTTTTTTTATTTTGAATATTTTGTCTTAAACGGAGCATTTCAATTAATTTAGCCATTTCAAATTTTTCTGGTTCTTGATCTAATAATAAATTAAAAATTGCTGGATAACAATATGCAAGATCATTGTATTTATCATTTACTGTTGATCTATATACTGATCTTCTCTGTTGTAATTCTTTGTTTTTTTGATTGTATTCAGGTGATCCTTCTCTCATTTCTTTGAGTTCTTTTTCACATCTGAAAATATCATTTCTAAGTCTTGTAAGTTCAGGCTTCTTAATATATTTAAGAAGAGATCTTACATGTTTTAAAATATTTTTGTTTTCACCTTCAAGTTGAATACTCATTTAATATATAAGATGATATTATGAGATAAGATCTGAACGAAAAAGAATAGTTTTTGGAAAAAGAATAGTTTTTGGAAAAAGAATAGTTTTTAAAAAAAAGAATATCTTATTATAATTTATGTATAATAAAATATATATTTGTTTTTTATTAGTTTTAATTGCATACTTATACATTAATATTATTTATAGATCAACACATGTTGAAGGTTTTACATTAAGTACCCGAGAAGATGAGATCTATGCTAAATTACACAGTACTGTATTCAATGATCAAGACTTCATTGATTATGATTGTTCTAACATTATTAAGAATATAGATCAATCTGTTCAAGAAAAGCCATATATACTTGATGCAGGATGTGGTGCAGGTCATCATTACAAAAAGTTGGTCGGAAAATATGGGAAGGAATCTGTAATTGGTGTTGATAATAATAAAACAATACTAAAACAAGCTAAAATAAGAGTTCCAACGGGGACATTTAAAGAGGCGGATCTAGAAGATAAGGGTCTTTTTAGTGATCAAACATTTACACATATTCTTTGTTCAGTTGATACGATTCATCATAATCATGGATCTAAAATGGATAGTATAATTAATAATTTCTATAACTGGCTTAAACCGGGTGGTTTATTAATGATTCATATTTTTAATAATAAAGATCTTGATCCAGCTCCTAGGTCTTTTTCACAATATTATCATGATGATCAAGGAAACAAACATGCACTTACATATTTTGAGGATTTTAGTCATGATGCTTGGTGGGAAGCAAAGAAGAAGGATTTGTATGTATATAAAGAAAAGATCATAACGGAGGAGGAGAATAAGAAGGAGGTTGGGAATGTTTTTTATATACCAAATAAAGAGGTGATCTTAAAAAAAATGGAGGTTGCTGAATTTAAATTGAAGGATATTGTTGAATTAAATAAGATTGATGTAAAGTTTGATCTATATATTTTTCAAAAGTAATAGTAAGAAAGAATGTATTCTTTACACTTAGCACAATGGAGTTATCTTGATAAATATCCAAGTGGTACCTATATCTTAGGAAAAGATGGATCCACTAAACATGTACCCTATGTTAAAACATCAATTGAATCAACCGTTGCTAGAGATAATACATCCAAAATTATAGATAGTGGTACAAATATGGCAGTAGAGGAAGGATTTTTAGTGAATAGGGTTAGAGGAAGTAAAAGAATAAAGATTATTCTTCTTATAATCGTTTTATTATTAATTTTATTATTAGTATAAATTATAATGAATAAAAGATCATTTACAATTATTAAGATGAATGGTGAAAAAATGAGAAAAGGGGTATATGTAATAAATAAAAATGATAGTATTTCTATTATTGCTAAAAGAATTGTACAAAAATATTGTGAAAATAAACCTTGTAAAATGACTTTTACAATTAAAGAGAAAACAAAAGGTAGTCAAGAAAAAGAATATTCTTTCTCAGTAACAAAAAATTTATTAAAGAAACCTATTAAAATAAATAATAAAGAACTTCATTATAAAACAACAATTGTAAAATTGTAAATAATATATAATATAGTAAAATAAAAATAATCTGTATATATAAATATAAATGGGCAGATACACTGACGCACAATTCCAACGTGATATTAAAAAACTTGAAAAACTTATTGGAGGATTCTCTGGAGGTGCTTCCAATAACGGAAATAGACAAAGAGTCGCAAAAAAAACTAGTGGTAACAGATCATTCACTGTTGTAAAGGTTAATAACAAGCCTGTAGGAAAGATTGGAAGATATGTTATTACACCTTCTCAGGATCCTTCTCGCGCCGCTAAAAGAGCTTTCCTTAAGCAGTGCGAAAGACTTAACCTTAAAGGAACAAAATGCACACTTACCTTTACCATCCAGGAAACTACACGTGGTAGTAACAAGAAAGAGTATTCTTACCGTGCTAAGCGTGTAAATATGAAGAAACCCCATATGGTTGTACGTAAAGATGGTACTAAATATATGGTAAAGCATCAGACTGAGATGAAGAGACTTGGATCTCAGCACAAGGGTGGATGGAAGTTTTATTCTTAAATTCTGAATTACAAAATTATGTAAAATAAAAATTTAATAATTTATAAAAATTATTAAATCACAATATATATTAGTTTTAATGAATAATTTATTTACGAATAAAAATATAAATAATAGAAATAAAAACAAAAAAATAAGAGTATATACAATTGTTGATTTCCCATTAGAAGGAGAAACAACAGGGAAGTATAAAGGAAAAACACCCAAAGCCGCAGCAGCAAAAGCATTCAATAGATTATGTAAAGAATATAACTATAAAAACAGTATGGGTCCATTTAATTATATTGAATTTCATATTAAAGAGGTTGGAGATCCAGAAAATAAAACATATAGATTTTATGGAACAAGATCAAAACTTTATAAACCGATTTCTGTGAATTATGAAGGAAAAATAATAAAGCATCATTATAAAAATATAATTACTAAATGTAGAGATGAGCAAAAATAATTTAAGTATTGTAAAAATAAGTATCCCTCCCACTAGTCCAGCACATCAACATATTACAGGTGCTTCCTCAATTCATGATCAAGGATCTGCATATAGAGTATATGATCAACTTGTTCCTGATCCAGATTCAGTTGATAAAATGATAGGTGGAATGAGGGGTACAATATATTCAACAAAATTTGGAAAACACCGATTGTTTGTGGGAGGGAGTAAGAAAAAAGCTGTATCTGCACTTTTAGTTAGTTTATTGAATCTAAGTAAAAAGAAGAAGATTGAATTTGTTGTTGATAATAATAAAGGATGGAAACAAAAATATGGTGGATCAAAGAATGGACGAGAATATAATATTGAAGTTTTATGAAGATGATGATGAAAGTGTAATTTGTAATTTAGATAATTCAGCATCTGTATAAAAACTAAGTGATTGTCCAAAATATGAAAGTAAAAATATATTATATAAAAAAACGAAAGAACTTGGTACTGTTTTAACAGTATTATTTTTGTTTGTTAAGTCACTTTCTTTTATTAATTCAGAATCTGTGAATTTAAACTTTAAAATTGAACCATTATTTGTTAAAGATGGTGTTTCAGAAGCAAATATAGATTTATTACCACTATTACTTAGAAATCTACGAATATGAGTTATAGTATCTCCTTTAATAACAGTATTATTATTTTTAGATTTAGAATTTCCGAGGTTTTTTAAAACAATTTTTAAATTCTCATAGAATTTATTATATTTTTTTAGTTGTGTTTCAAAAAACTTTTTCATAATTTCTTTATCAGAATCATTTAAAGGTGCTGCGTTATCAATATCTCTTATTTCTTGATATGTTTTTTTTATTTTAGATGATATTTTATATATATTTGTTAATAATCCAAGAAGACGCAATACAGATTTTTTATTTTTAAGATCTTCTGGTGTAATACCTTTAAGTGCTTGATCTAATAATTTCGTAATTGAACTTTTATTATCATTTCTTTTATTCATTGCATCTGTAATTTTTTTTACAATAGATGATAAATATTCATCATTTCTTTCTTTAGTTGTTTGATTTGAAATAAATTGCATATCATTATCAATACTAATAATTTGTAAAAGCAATATATCCTTTATTGTATTCACAATAAATTGTATATCATGAAAATACAATGATTTATTTGTAATATCTCCAAGTGTTAATTCTGAAGCACCCCCTTTTTGTTTTTTTTTTCTTCTTTTACCACCTGCTTGATGTTGTTCTACATTACTTGCATTATTTGATTGTATTGATTCAAATTTTGATGAGCAATCTTTTAATATTATTTTATAAAATCGTTCAAAAAGATCCTCAAATACTGTTTTATAAACAAGTTTATTTGATAATACAAGATCTATAATAATTAAGAGGAATGTTTCAATAGATTGTTTTTGTAAAATAATTAATCTTGATACATAATTAATTTTATCTGTTACACTCATATTCTTATATTAATATAAGAATATAATGTTTTATGATTAAGTTTGATTTTTAATTTGGTATAAAGGTAAATCAAATATTATTATTAATATGAATGATTCTTCTGTAAAAAAAAGAGGTAGAAAACCAAAAAATTCTCTAAATAAAAAACCGATTATATTTGATACAAATGATCAAAACAATATTTTAAAAAAAACTAATTCATTAAATAATGAAATTATTATTCTACAATTATCTGTAACAAAAAAACATTTGGATTTACTAACTGAAAATGGACCACTACCATATGCACCAGATATGATGGAATTCGCAAAAATTCCAGAAAATGAAAAATCCAAATCAAAATCAGATAATCCACCTAAAATCACTGATCAAAATATTGAATATAGTGAAAATGTAAATGAAGTTCATGATGGATATTTTATAGTTAAGAAAAACATAATTAATGTAATGTATGAATTTATTGATGGAAATCATAAAAACAAATGGCCTGAAAAGGTAAATATTAATTGTAGTTGGTGTTGTCATAAATTTGATACAGTTCCATGTGCGATTCCTGTTAAATATATCGGTGGTAAATTCTATCTTAAAGATAATTTTTGTAGTTTTAATTGTGCAGCTGCAATGATATTTGATCAAAAAGAAGATAATATGTGGGAACAATATAGTCTTCTCAATCTTCTTTATAAAAAAATGCATAATAAAAACTACGTAAAAATTAAAATTGCACCAAACAAAAGAATTCTTAAAGAATTTGGTGGCCCATGGACTATTGAAGAATACAGGAAAAATATTCTAACAAATAATAACCTATATAAAATTTATTATCCACCAATGATTGCACTAATACCTAAATTAGAAGAGGATATTGTAGATGTAAATAAGAAATATAATGTATTTATTCCATTTGATGAGAATGCGATCAAGACTGTGGAGAAGAAGGATTTGAGACTTGCGCGTAAGAAGTCTATTATTAATCCTGAGAAAACATTGCTTTCATTTCTTAAATCGGATTAAGATTCGGAATTAACTTTTTTAATAAGGACTTTACAAAGATTATAACTATCCGCGAGATCATCTTTTTTCTTATGACTTTTCATATGTGTTTTCCATGATTCTTCATCTTCTCCCAATGTTTCTAAACATTGTTCAATTGAATCTTTTTTTCTTTGTGCATAATTTTTACTTTTTTTAACACATTTCTCAGATGCATTAATCATTCTCATTGATTTAATTCTACATATTCCATCAATCTTTCCTCTTATTTTTAGATAAGAGTAAAGGGCTATCTGTATTGATTTCATTAAGGGTTGTTTCATACAAGGTTGATTTTCAATTCCCACGTGATCAACAAGTAAAAGAGACGGATATTGATCAAGACGATAAAAAAGACGATCAGTTAATTTATCAATATCTTTACCTAGTTTTGCGGCAGGAAGTGGTTTAGTAAATTCCCGATATTCTTCTTGATTACATTTCTTATAATGAAGATTACATACACCGTCATAACAATTATCTTTTATACAATATTTAATCTTTGATTTACATTTCTCAGTGAATCCACAAATAGGATCTTTAACAATTGGAAATACTTTAACATCAACCTTCTTATAATGCATATTACAATATGCCGTCTTTTTTTCAGGATCTTCTAAATATCGGGCGTTTTTTCCACATAAATCTCCTTTTTTTGTTAAACCTGTACAAGTATATTCGGGTAATTTATTGGTGAGATCAATAATATCCCATTCCTTAATTTTTTCATTTTCATCCAGAATACAATAACTGAGATTTGAAATACCAACATCAAATGCAATATAATTCATTTACCTCTTCTTTTAATCAATAATATTATATTTATACCTCATTCTTACGAGGTACCAATTATTTGATTTATCTGTTCAATAAAAAATGTCTGATTTTGAACATTGAAACCTAAATCTCGTGATTCCATAAATAAATTTTTTGCTTTGATTAAATCTTGTTCAAGACCATAAGCTCCATGATAATATGCATACCCAAGTGAAAATTTACATATTTTACATCCCTCAATATCACCTTTTCTATAATAATTAAGAATCTTTTCATAATTATTATTTAATTTATAGAATTCAGTTCTATAATAATAATTTGCTAATGATATATATGCAAATGTATATCCATTCTTAGCAAGCTTCTTAAGAATATCAACTTCTTCATTTGTTTTAACTGATATACTACTATCACATAAAGATTTAATAACATTTTGCCATGTTTCTGTTAAATGATATAAATCAAGATTATTACAAATATAATTTAATTCTTTAATATCTCTATCATAAACAACATCCAAAATCTCTTTAACATCATCGGATAATTCATTGAAATTCATTACTTCTTATTTATTCTTTTTATCAATTTTACATTAAATTATTTTCACTTTTTTAAATATTCATCACATTCTTCATTGGAACCCGTCTTCTACGACCACCACCTGTACCAGCAGTACTCTCACTCACACTACTCAATGCATCAAACTTGTTCTCCATATTTATCTCCTTAAGTATATCATCTACTCCACTAGGACGACCCATATTTACAGGTCCCCGTGGAACAGGAGCACCCTGTCTGCTAAAATTCTGAGGAGGAGGTTGTCTTCTTTGTTGTGGAGGAGGGTTTCTATTTGTTCCCTGTGCAGCACGGCTAATATCACGCATAATATCAGGATTCTCCGCAAGAATATGATCAAGACCCTTAATTCCACTACTGGTAAAAAGGGTTTTTTTGATGTGATATTGAATAGCAGATCCACCAACTCCGAAAATAAGACTTAATTCAGGAGGCATAGAAACAGTATCCTTATATTTATCATATAACTCCTCAAATGTTTCATCATAATCCTCAATCTCATCCTGGAAAGCCTCAGCCCATCCATCTAATTTAGCATCAATTGGATCAAATTTATCATTTAACCACTCAATACCTGATACAGTTGCTGTTAAAGCTTTTCTTCCGAATTTAATCGCCTTATCAACCCCACGTTGTCTCTTCATACGACTATATTCAGATCTCATGTCATCAACATTTGACATAATTGTATATCTCTTTGATGGATGTATTCCATATCTGTTCTCTAAACTCTCAATTTTATTTAATAAATCCTGTTTTTCAGCCTGAATATCCTCAAATGTACGTTGTCTGGGTGGTGCAGGTGTTCCACTTCCACCTGAAGATGCGGTATATACAGATGCGCTATCAATACTTTCTGCATCATCTCCATCATATGATTCTCCACTATCACTATCATCTTCACTTAGCTGTTCAACACCCTTTACATGTGAAGGTGCGTTCATACTACCTGGTCTAGTAAATGGAATATTTCCTCTACTAATATTAATACTATCTGTTTCTGTATCACTGTCTGTTCTTGTTCCTTGACTTCCTTCTTTCTTCTTATTAATAATTAGATCAAGACCAATATCTGGCACGACTTTTGGTGCTTCTCTCTTTACATTGAATTCCTGACCTCCTTCTAATTTTTCAGTATTTACTACAACATCTCTCGTTTTATTATCTCTTTGAACATTAAAACCATCCATCAATTAATTAATTTATGAGATAAACTTTTATATATATGAACGCATTTATTTTCTTTTACTATTATTATTTAGCCATTTTTGAAAAATAAACATTGCATCTTTCATACCGGATGTTTGATATGGATGATATTTTGCTCTATTTAACATTGTATGAACAACTCTTCTTTGATAAGAAATATCTTTATTTTTAATTAAATTTAATGTATTTTTTGCGGTTTCTGCATTTTTGAAACCTGTACCTTTTATAGTAGTTTTTGGATTATAGTCTGCATATAAAGATAAATTAATTTTTTTCCCCATTGGCATTTTTTCAATATCAGAAAATAATTTAGATATATTTAATTTTCTATATTTTTTCTTACAAGTTCCATCAAAACCAATCAAATTTATTGAAAATTCTTTTTTCTCATCAATAATTGTTTTTAGTTTAATATATCTTTTGTGCATTTCATAAAGATTATCGTTATATATTTTTTTTGCATCTAAATATTTTTCATTTTTATAACTAGGTGTTATAAAAAATAGAAATCTATTTTTATTTTTAGACATTTCTAAAATAATTTATTATTTTAATAATGAAAACCGAAAAAAATTATACACGATGTAAAATAATAATCGCAATTAAACAAACCATGGATGATGTCTTCCAAAATACATGATGTTTCATATAATACGGATATATTATAGAAGCAATTGCTAAGTATATTCCTAAAATCGCACGTAAAATTACTTTAAGGGATTGATCGCGCTTTACTACATAATCTGTGTATGTAATGTTGAGGATCCATGCTAAGAATAAAAGAGAAAGTGTTAATCTAATAAGATGTTGCATATAATATATATATTTATTTATTTATTTTGTAAAATACAAGATTTACTTTTTTTATTTAAAAGAAATTTGAAGATCAACATAAACACAAGTGTTATTAATATTGCTGTCTTAATATCACGAGTTGCAATAAATGAAACCGCAAATATTATTAATCTTCTCATCCAAACTGTTTTGAATATTTCATCCGCCTCTTTCGGTATATCAAGCACAATATATTTCGCACCAATATTCATCATTAACATCATACATCCACCAAATATTTTACTATTATTTAAGATCATAAGCATTTCTTCAAACATTTATATTTTCCTATTATTAATGGGGATATTATTCCTCTTCTCCATTATGTGCCTCCATTAATATATCATATTCATCACCATCTTTATCTAACTCCTCTAATAACTCATCTATCATCTTTTTTTTATCTTCTTCATCTTTTTCTTCTTCTTCAATAACATCTTGATCTTCTTCTTCTACTCTTTGATCTGGATCATCTAATATTGATTTGAAACCCTCCAAAATATTTGAAAATTTATTAGATATTTTTGATAATATTTTGGAATTAGTAGTAAAACTACTTAATTTACCACTGTAAAGAGTAAATAAAAAAAATAAAGTGAATGGTATTGTATAATATAAAGGATAATCATTATAAATGAGATAAAACATTATAAGTAGTATTAACAGTTGAATACTTCTATTATTATGAAGTTTAGAACGAATTTTCTCAAATAATTTCTTATCATCCGATAAAATATATAAAGACACAATAACAATCCCAATTAATAATACTAATTTCATATATAACACTATTATATATCAAATTTAATTTCAATATTATTTTAACGTAATAAAATCTCCTTTTATTATAATGTTATATCAAACACACTTATCATTATCCATCTTACTTATCGTATATATCCTTTATCTTAGTTATCTTGATTTTATTGGGGAAAGACTCCCCTCCGTATTAGTTGATATGTTTAATAACGTATTAGTACGTCTTCTCATCTTAATCGGAATTGCACTCCTCGCACATCGTGGTATGCTTATGGCTTCACTTCTTTTAGCAGTTGTATTCTTACTTTCTGTTTCAACATCAAATCGCCAATGTTCTAGAGAAGTTATTTCTGAATATATGACTAATCATGATCAACTTGATGCAGAAGATGAAGAAGATCAAGAAGCTTTGTCATTAAGAGAAGAAGAACCAGAGATAGAAGAAGGATTCACACCAAGTGGTTCTGGATGTTTCGGTGGATGTGCAAGTGTAAATGCAATGGATCGTGTTCAACCACATATTGGTCATTCCTTAGTACAAGGAGTACCAAATCCTCTTCCACCTTCTGGAAATAATTTCTTTTCAGATCCAAGCGGGCCCTACGCTCATATATGAAGTGTTCCACACTTCATATTAAGCTTGGGCAGCAAAGCTGGCCCTACGCTCATATATAAACTTGGTTTGCAAGTTTATATATAAGCTTGGGGATCTAGAATTTTATAAATTCTAGCGGACCCTACGCTCATATATAAACTTGGTTTGCAAGTTTATATATAAGCTTGGGGATCTAGAATTTTATAAATTCTAGCGGACCCTACGCTCATATATGAAGTGTTTCCACACTTCATATAAAGCTTGGGCAGCAAAGCTGGCCCTACGCTCTTATAAGCTTGGGGATCTACGCTCTTATTTAAGTCTCCAGCACATACAGTGTGTAAGAGTAATTGCGATTAAAATAAGAATTGCGAGTGTTTGATTTTTAAATATAGAATAGATTAATACAATTAACAATAATAATTGGATAACAGGATTAGTAAATACATTTTCAAACTCTTCGTTCAATCCAGGTGATATGTTTATTATATAAAGCACAAGTAATAATCCAAGAATTTCAAATAACATATTTCTTTAATATTAAATAAGAAAACAATAGTTTATATTTTTCTTTATATATATTAGTTCTATTTAATATGATGACAAATGGTATAAAATATTGTTCTCTTGAAGAAGCCTGGGGTCCAGTCTATGCTGGAAGATATAATCAAGATGTTTCTTATGATGGTTCAATGGTACCAATAGATAATGTAAAAACAATGTCTGTTGATCAATTTGAAAATAATGTAAGACCATCATATGATGATATTCGGAATTATATGGGTGAAGAAGAAGAAACGAATTGCAGTAAATTCATGAAACATTTTAATAATTGTGAAAAATGTCAGGAGGTAATACTCAAAAAATGTAAAAAACTCCTCAAAAAGAAAAAAATTATAGAAGGTTTCTCTTCATCAGATCCTGAAAAATCTAATTCCGATAATAATTATTCCGATATTATTATTATCCTCCTTATCGGTGTCTTTATTATCTTTATTCTTGATACATTCGTTAAATTAGGTAAAAAAATGGTTTAGGTTTAGGTTTATACACATAAAATTAAACCACCAATACCACATTGAAAATATCCACTTTCTGTTTTAATTTGAAACATATATTCAATATTACTATTGTATATATAATGTTCCCCTACTAAATAACTATGTCTAAAGAGATTTCCAACATAAACCCCATTTCCAAATGGAAACATGTGTGCTCTTCCATTATATCTATTTGATCTTAAAGATAAAAATGGCTTTGATCTAAATTCCGTAGTATAATTATCTTTTATAATATTGCTATATTTATTAACATTTAAGGTAGAAGAAGGATTTGTATAATAAAATTCCTCCTCAATTGCGTCATATGATGTATCAAATGAAAGATATGTTAAAACATTTTCCAATTCTATTTTAGCATTATATCCACACTTCTTAGCGAGTATCATCTTTTGCTGTGTATCAACAAAACCATCAAGAAGTATAGAAAAATATCTATGTGGATCTCTCATATTCAACAATTTCTTTTCAGATTGTTCAATAATACCATTATTAAGCATTGTATTCATATCATATCCATATCTCTTTATTATTTCATGTGATTCCTCATCATGTGAAGCGTATTTATATCCCATGTTTAAACAATCTTCACATATATCATAATCAGAACAATCACAACAATGAAAATATGGATATACAATATTTGTTCCATCTAATAGGAGTTTATTACAAATATTGCAACTCACAATATTGTCCCTAATATCATCGTTAATTATTTCTCCACCATCTGGTTGAGTATTTTCAAGAAAATTAATAGGAAATGAATCACTAAAGGGAATATCAGTTTCATATAATTTGGTATTTTCTTTTATATTATTTATCAATACTTTATTACCTGTTTTCAATAAAAACATTGTGTTTTCTGTACATATTATATTATTATAACAGTTGATAAGATGCCATGGACGTAATTTTGTTTTAACCATTGAAATAGATTTGATCTTTGTCCAAGTTGGAATGATTTTATCTTCAATTATTTTTACAGACCAAACTAAATAATCCTCGAAATCATATAAATTCTCATATTTGTATTTTGATAAATGTTTCTTAATTGAAGATATTCTATTCTTAAGATAAAAATTCTCAATTGATATTACCTCTATTAAATTAGTTCTCCTATTCATCAATATAATCGGCATTGAACCTAATATACATGGATCATCATTATTCATTTCCTTTACTATATTATTCAATATTCTTTTATTATAAAGATATTACGGATTTATAATACGGAATTGTATTATAAAGATATTACGGATTAGTTAAATAAACAATGATGCAGATATTTGTAAGAATGCTTGATCAAAAATTAATAACTTGTGATGTAACTCCAAATACCTTGATCAAAGAATTATATCTCAAATTACCTGATTATATGCAAGAACATATATTTAATATTACAAAAGTTAATAATGGAGAAAGAAATGCTAAATTCTGTAAAAATTATTATGAATTAGATAACAATAAAACTCTATCTGAATGTGGAATTCTTGGAGAAATGACTATTGAATTACGTGTTCGCTATTATAAAAGTTTATGATTTAATATATTTATATAATATAAATGAAAGGATGGACAACATATTGTATTGTATGTGGTAATGCACCGACAAATATTTATTTACAAAAAAATGAATATGATGAAAATAATGACAAAAAAATAATTGAAAAATTAACAAAAAATATTGATACTAATTGGTTAAATGATATTATTGTTTTAATACAAAATGGAAAAATTATAAAAGGAAAATTTAAATTACAGGATTATCCAGGTATCTTTTTTGGTAATGATGGCATTGAATATCTTGTTGGATTTCATCATAAAGGACAAAATAATGGAATAATGATGCATTCTGATTGTTATAAATATATTTCAAAATTTATGTCAAATAAAAAAATATATTGTATATATGGATTTATTGTTGATCATATTCAAGATAGAACTTCTATATATAATAGTAATATTTATGGAGATATTGTTAGTCAAACAATGGATCAATATCCAACATATATCTCTTACTCAAATAAATGTAAAACAGAAGATCAAAAAGAGTGTAATGTAAAAATAATATATGAAAAAAAATATTTAATAAGTCCATCTGCTAAAAATAGTAAAGTAATAAAAGATCATATTAAAAATACATTAAAACGTTTATTAAATTATATTAAATCTAAACAATAAGATTATATGTTAAATCCAACTATTATTAAATCTCATTTAATATTAGTTTATTACATTAATATGGGCGGTGGTTTAATGCAATTAATAAGTTATGGATCACAAGATATTTTTTTAACTGGAAATCCACAAATTACATTCTTTAAAGTTGTTTATAGAAGACACACTAACTTCGCAATGGAAATGATCGAAGTTGAAATGAATACTAAACCAACATTTGATCCAATAACAGCCACGAAAGTCAATATCAAAATCCCCCGACACGCTGATCTCATAGACAAAATGTTTCTAGTATATGATGTTCCAGCAATCGCCTCTTCTACCTCATATAACTCAATGCCAGCCGCATATAATACATCTGGAGCAAGAGATCCTCCAGTTGGTCAAGGATTTAAATGGGTTGATGATCTAGGAAATAGAATTATTAATATCGCTGAATTATTAATAGGTGGTCAAGTAGTAAATCGCTTATATGGTCAATGGCTATCTATATGGAATGATCTAATCTTACCTGCCGATAAAAAACGGAACTATAAGAAAATGATTGGATCTGAACTGATAATGACGGATCCCCTTAAAGTCCAAAATACAAGTCATATTAATAATAATTGTGCAGGTTGTACTGTTAATCAACTATATGATGGAACACCACCATCTTCAGATTCCTTTGATCTAGATCAATATAAAGCCCCAGGTTATTATTATATTCCACGTAGAAGACTTTATATCCCACTTGATTTCTGGTTTTCACAAAATCCGGGTTTAAGTCTTCCTTTAATCGCTCTTCAATATATTGATGTAGAGGTTATGATTGAATTTAATCCCCTCAATGAATTATTCACAATTAAATCACCTGCACCAGATCCTGCATTATATGCACATCCCTGTATAATTAGTGAAACAGATTGTAGTTCAACTCTTACTTCAACTGATATTGAAACTTTTCGCGATAAATATTACAGTGATATTAGCCCCAAAAACTTCTATGAAAATTTTAATTCAACAATAAATACTGCGGATATTCCTAATAATTACACGAGATTCTTCGGATCTACTGATTCAACACAAAGTATTAGAGGTATGTTTGATTATTTTGTTGATAGAGGATTATTAGCGGAAAACAACATTATATCTCAATGGAATCAGAACTGTTATCTGTTGATTAATTATATTTATCTTGATACTGCTGAAAGAACCCGAATGGCTCAACAATCACATGAATACTTAATCACACAAGTACATAGACAAGAGTTTCAGGGATTAAGCGGGGAAAATAATAGTATTGAATTAAAGATCCAACATCCTGTGAAGGAACTAGTGTGGGCGTTTCAACATGAAGATGTTTCGTATTTTAATAAATGGAATACATATACATTTGATCTTTTAATGAGATCATATGCAAACAATACTCTTAATTATCAATTCTATGAAAGAATTCCAACACATAACTCCATTAATTCATTTGATAGTGGTTATAATATTATGTATAGTGGAACACTTCTTATTAATGGTCATGAACGATTCCGAAGAAGAGATCATCTCTATTTTGAAACTGTTGAACCATACCTTTATCATTCTGGATCTAGCCAGAAAACTGCGTATAATACAATTAATGATCTTGGATCAACGGATGAGAAATTGGTTAAATATGAAAAAGAAAGTGGCATATATGTTTATTCTTTTGCGTTGAATCCTGAAGAGATGCAACCAAGCGGATCATGTAATTTTAGTAGAGTTAATAAAGCGGAGTTTCATTTTGATATTAGAGGTGGGAGCGCGAATGAATTAGGAATTAAATATAATCTTTTTATGTTTTCATATAATGTTAATGTTCTGAGAATATTAGGTGGATTAGGAGGAGTTGTATTTTCTAATTAAAATTGAGATGAGTAGAGGATAATATTCTCCTTTAATAATATAAATGGATAATAGTGTGTATTTCATATCTTTACTTACTGGACTAAGTAGTGCATACTTAATTCAAAGTACAACACCATCTGTACCAGGTCCTATTAAGTTCTTCTTGGTACCTTTAGTGGTAATTTATGTAACTTCGAAATTGCTTAATTTAGTTTTCCCGCACCTTAATCAAATGGCTGATCGTACAAGTGGATACTTAGAAATGAAAGCAATGAATAATCTTAATAACACACAATATATTCAAATATTCCCTCCACTCATGGCTGTATTTGTTGTATTCATTGTTTTATTATATAACAGAAACCTAGGTTAAATAAATCTATCAATATAATATAGTATGTTAAATCTTGATGATATTTTATCTGATATCAAAAACATTAGCAAAAATGAAGCAATAAGAATTGGTGTTTCTCTCTTGATCTCAGGAATACTTGGACACCTTTTAGCAAAACTTCTAGGAATTAATAAATATTTACTCCCTCACCTCTTATTCCATCTTGCAATCTTCTTGATCTCACTATATCTCTTAAGACTATATTGGGAACCTATTAAAGAAGAGATCGCAGATTTAGAAGAGGGATTAGCACCACAATTCCTTAAATATGGCGAAAATGACTTCGGTGGATATGAAGATATGGGATCGGATGACCCGGATTCAATTCCCAGTTTTGCGGAAACTGATGCATTTGTAACATCAGAATTAGCGGTCCCGAGACAACAGATTGCTCCTTGGATGACATCATGGAATGCTCATAATGTAGAAAAATCTTTTGCGTACATTAATGGAAATTTAAGAGATAAATCTGAACCTTATATGGGAATCTCTGGTAAGGAATGTGATCAATTAGAAAATCCCTGTGCTGTTGGCGAGGGAGGTTGCAATGCAGGATACTGTAATGGTTGCAAGCTTTGTAGTTTAACTGGTCTTGATAGACCGCAAAATGGGACCGTTGCACCCTCTCCCGGGCCCCAATGGTTACCTCAACGTGCATCAGAAGTGCAAAAAAGACTGGTTGAAGGAAATTATGTTCCTGTTACTTCAGTTTTATAAATATTAAATGAATATTTAATGATATAAAAGTTATTCTTGAGGAGGTTCGTAATGTGTGAATTGTGTGAATTTTGCTCCCGGAGGAAGGTTTATGAGAAAAGCGGAGGAGAGATTTTATTATCTTGTTTAAAAAAATGATTATAATTATTTGATAATAACTATAATTAAATATATTAGATTAGATGAACCAAAAACAAACTCAACAACATTCACTTGATTATGAAACCTGGATGAAAAAACATATGAGTGAATATTTAACAATTGGTGAATTGTTAAATGAAACAGTAGTTGGTGAAGAGATTAAAATCCTGTTTTTGGATGATAAAATTGAAGAAACAATTAAAAATAATCTCCGTAATGCGGAATATCAACCAGAAAATTTCTTCAGAGAATGTGCTGTAGTATTTAGATCTACTAATGAGGAGAATCCATTAAAGGGTGAAATTAAATGGGATATTGCTTCAGACGATTGGTTTTCATTTGAATTTCATGTTAATGTAGATCAAGATAAATGGAAACCACTTAAGAATGGTATCTATAATGATATTTATTGGAAACAGTTGGTTGAAGATAATTTAATTGGTTGGAGAGGACCTGCAATTATTTGGAATAAATTGGCGGAATTACCATATATCTATCTTTAGATAGATATGATTTCCGTGATTATCCAAGATAATTTCAGGACTTAGATTTATAACAAAATCGTGGTTACCTGCAATTATTTGGAATAAATTGGCGGAATTACCATATATCTATCTTTAGATAGATATGATTTCCGTGATTATCCAAGGCTTAGATTCAATAACTTATAAACTTCTCAACCTCTCCTTCAACACAAAATACACTTGTATTATTAAGCTTCTTACTTGAAGTGAGTTGAGGAACCTGTGTATATCCATTGTATTCCAAATATTTTCTCATACTTCTAATCAACTCAAAACAGGTAGTATTATAATCAAGTTTTCTCAAACAATAAATAAGAGTTGCAGTCATTGCACCCTGATTTTCATTTTCAATATAAGCATCCGCACTTGTTTGTTGATCAAGACAACCACTAATAAGAAGAACGGGCGCATTTATAATATTTTTATTGGATTTCTTGGTTAATTGATTTCTTTCATTGAAATGAAATGCAAGATCAAGCATAGATCCACTATGGCAACAATCCATAATAAATGTGCTTTTACAACCTACATAAATACCTTTGATGATATCATTTAACATATCATCCAAGATCATACCTGATTCCTCATAATCACAAGGGACTAAACACTCGTCTCTTCCATCTGACTCTGAACCTTCACCTGATCTATCTGTAATATAAGATCCATGACCTGAATAATGAAACCATATTTCATTTAATCCCGAATGTGTTTTTTTAACAAGATTTTTAAGCTCAGATACAATTCTATTCGCTGATGGTTTTTGATCTGGGTTATCATCACGTAAAACAACAATATTTTGTTCAAGATATCCAAATTTAGAGATCAAGAGTTCTTTAATATTTTCAATATCGTTAATACAGCCAGCTAATTGTGCGGATGTTCCGAAATAATTGATTCCAACAAGTAATGCAAATTTGGTCATTATAATATATTCTTTGGGTTAAAAATTAAAATTCTCTTTTTTGAATTGTTTTATATTTTAATTTGGAAATAGATTTATTTTTATTTTCATCAAAATAATAATATTCATATGGATCAGAAATATATTTTTTAGGAACATCATTCATAATTTTATATTCTGAAAATAATATATAATTATTGTTAATATCAATTGCATATGGATAAGGAACGTCATTATTTCCAACAGGTGATATAAATTTATTTATTTTATTTTTATGTTCAAATGTATAAATAGATGATCCAATAAATACATAATTATTTTTCGTTATTTGTAAAAGAATTGAATTACCATCAAATTTTTTACCATATCCACCACCACCCAATGTTATGTTATTTTTAGGACTTTTACCAATCCATATTTTTAATGGTTTATATTTTGCGACTAGATTAATATACATCCATTTATAATTTTCTTCTTCAATAACAAAATATTTATCGGATTTTTTATATATTGATACATCTTTTTGATCTTTAATATATACAATAAATGGACGACCACCATTATCATGTATAAAATAACTTTTTGTTGATTTAGTTGGAAATTGTTTTTTTATTTTTTTATACAAATCATTATTTTTATTTAATTTTTTGATACTTTGATCACAATAATGTGTTTTTATAAAATCTTTTGAAACCTTTACTTTTTTATACTTTTCAGGAATTTTTGTTTCTTGATCTTCAAAATTATTAAAACTTATCCATTTATGAATATATCCCTTATTTAATTCTAACCCAAATAAACTACGTGTAAAATATTTAATTTTATATTCATATCTTGTAAATTTTGAACAATCCATATAATTATATAAGAAGAATTAAATAATATTATGTAATGGTAGTATTAAAAAATTATAATCATATTCTTGAATCAGATAATCCGGATAAACACATTGAATATTTCTGGTATGGATTCAAAAATAGCATTAAAAATCTATTTTCTGTAAATAAATTAAAACAGATATTACCTGTAGATGAATGGTCTTCAACCCTTAATGATCTACAAAAAGAAGGTAAATATGAAGAGATTGAAGAAAATATTCGGAAATATATGGAAATTTTCGGATATTATGTGATTAAGTATGGGGATCTTCATTATGGGAATATTTTCAATTCAAATATAAAAAGATGGAATAAGATTTCTAAAAATTTCGGATGGAACTATAATAGAGAAAAATCAATTTATACATCATTTCTTAAGATCTTCTTCTCCGCTATTAAAAGGAAGAAAACAGGACTTTTAGAGAAGATCCGGGAATATTCATCATCGGATATTAGAAATATAATTATTTTACAAGATGTATTGCTTGATTCAATTGAAGAAAGGGATGAAAGTATTATTGATTTTATAGGTGAATGTTATGATATCTGGGGATTTATAAATGATAACTATGATGTAATCGTAAAAAAAGGAATGAGTGGTAAAAAGATTTTGAAGGTAATTAAACAATAAAATATAAATGTATTTCATCTAAAAGATGTCTTAATAATTTTTTTAAAATTTTATTTCTTGTTCTATTTTGATTATTCAATTCTAAATTACAATTTATATCTTTTTGATATTTTATGATGTCATTATTTAATAAATGTAAATCTTTTATAATTCCTTCTTTACAATTTACATTATTTCTTTCACAACTTTGAATATTATTTATTAAATCTTTTGAATTTTGCATAATATCTTCGTATAATCTTCTACAATTATCTTTTGCAATTTCATTTGTTGTTTCATTATAATTTATTCTTGTAAATCCACCTTTCATATATATATATTTATATTATATATATTTTATAAATAATTAAGAATTAAGACTTAAACATAATTTACATATGTTTAATAAATGCCTTTCTTAGTAGTTGGAGTTTTAACCCGTGCCCAAGTACATGCCGTATATATGCAAGCCATATATGAATTTCTTGGATCCGCCCATAAACTTGTTCGTGGCTATGTCCCAAAACTTGAATTCTTAATTGGAAAAAGTAATGTACATCAAGGAAGATCTATGATTGTTTCCCGATTCTATGATTCATACGGAGATGATGATCTATTCCTTTTTGTTGATGCTGATCAAACATTCTCATACAAAGATGTAAATAAGGCGATTGAATTAGACGCGGATCTTGCGTGTGGTGTTTATTCAAATATGGCCCGCATGCCCACATCAATCCCAATTGATCCTAAGGAGTTTTTCTCGGGAAAATCCAATGAATTAAAATTAGGAGGAACTGGTTTTATGCTCATTCGTCGTCCAATTCTCACCAAAATTCTTAAACTTATTTCTTTTGAAATGGGAACTGATGGTCGTGTATGGTTAGGACAGAATGATCCACAGTGTATTCCTTTTTTCAGAGAGAGATTTGTTGATGGATATGTGGGTAATCCTGCGAATCGTCTTGAGTGGTATGGTGAGGATTATTCTTTCTGTTATCTTGCGACGAAAGCGGGTGCTAAAATCCGGGGATTTATCAGTCCAACAATCACCCATAATCTTCTTACACCGTATTCATTTGTTCCTCAAGAATATACAACTAAGGAATGGAGTAAAAATAATATTCTTATTTTCTGTGGAAATAGTCGTGTTAAATTTTCACCGAAATCTAAAAATCTCGGTGGATCAGAACAAGCAGTTGTTGCTCTTGCTAAGAGATATCTTGGTGCTGGAAAGCATGTATTAGTTGTTGGTAATGTGGATGAGGGGGAATACGATGGTGTTCAATATCAAAATATGGATGATTTTGAGCCACTTGATATGTATAATATTACTATTTTATGGCGTGGATTTGGTCTTCAAGCATTACAGAATATCAAGAGTAAAAAACTTTATATTGATTTTCATGATCCAACTCAGATGCAGGTTCAACCACAGTTGCTTGGAAAGGTTGATAAAGTATTTGTTAAGAGTATGCATCATATGAGACATTTCAATATGTTTCCCAAAAATAAGTTTGTATGTATTCCAAATGCGGTTGATGATATATATTTACAGAGTGAGCGGAGAAATGCAAAACATGACCGAAATCATTTCGTATATACTTCATGTTATCGTAGAGGTTTAGTACCGATTCTTCAGTTCTTATGGCCTGTTATTAAGAATAGATATCCAGAGGCGAAGTTGGATATTTACTATGGAATGGATTTCGTACCTGAAGGTGATAAAAGGGAGATAACGAAGTTAATTGATTCTTGTGAAGGAGTGGTTGATCATGGACGTGTATCAAATGAGGAGATCTTGAAGGCTAAAGAGGTTGCGGGTTTCCAACTTTATTTTGGGAATCCACCTGAGGAGATTGATTGTATTTCTGTTAAAGAGAGTGTTGCTGTTGGATGTATTCCTATTATTTCGGACAAGGGTGTATTTGCGGAAAGGGCTGGATATCATATTCCTTATGATACATCAAATGGGGATATTCGTGGAATTTATAATAATGCGTTACCATATTTGGTGCGATTACTTGATATGAAGGATGAAGAATTAGCTAAACTTCGGAAAGAATATTATGATATGGAGATTTTGCTTTCTTGGGACCAAGTGGCTAAGAAGTGGCTAAAGGAGTTATAAGTTTTAGGTCCGGATGAGGACCTAATCACATGTAGGGAAGGTCGCTGAGAGCTTGTCGCAGATCTTTTCGTAGCAAGCTACGATTTCCTCCTGCTTCATGCCCCCAGCCTCCACAACACGGAAAGCAACGTGTATTGCTGCTACAGTGTTGATAAGATGTTTCCAAGTATCCTTAGAGATACTCTTGTCCTCCAGCTTTTGCACAGCACCATCGTGCAGGCATTGAATTGCCTGCACGTATGACATCACCCCTTCAGGGGTGGGCGTTTGAATACGCAGCACATAGTCTCTTATGACAGAGATTGGCGGGGGCGGGGGTGTGGATGTGTCCATTTTGAAATAAAGTAATTTTAATACTTAGCATACAATACAACCAGAATTTTTAAGCTATCATTTTTTAATAGATTAATTCTGATCTAAATCTAATAATTTTTCCATTTAATTCAATTGAAAAATTTTCAAAATCATCATCAAAATTAATAATTTTATTCTCATTTGAAACAAAATAATCATCTTGTTTCCTAAATACTTGAATCTGATTTTTAAGATAATAATCACTAAAATAAAGCGATCCTTTGAAATCCGTTAAAATATACCAATTTTCTTTGAGTAAATGATTGTAATATTTGTGATGAGGATGGGTTTGATATAGTTTTTTACAGAGATAGGTTTTCATTATATTTTTATTGTGATGAATTGTTTTTATAATCTAAATTATTATCTATTTTTAATAACATTTCCAAGAACCTTCTTCGTAGCAACACGTTGGTCCGAGACTATAATCAGAAAATTCAATTAAAGTCCCTTCATCATTACCTTCAAGATCTTTAATAATATTCTCTACTTGATCTTTGGAGATATCAATAATAGATCGTGCTGTATCTGTATCATTGTAAAATACAACAGATACTTTATCTGGATATATCTCATATACATCCATATACTTAAACTCCTGAATATCAGGTTGTTTAGGTATATTCTTCTTTGTAGAAGCTTGTTTAGTGGGTTTTTTGGTTTCTTTTTGTTTTTTTTCAAGTGTTGAAAGTCGCTCCTCTAAAAGAAGAACGTATTCCTTTAAACTTTCAAAATCTTTTTCCATTTTATCTTTGATTAATTTATATAATTATTTGTAATTATATAATTTAAATTTCATTTTTTATATTTTTTTACAAGGTATCCCAGAGGGCTGTCCTTGAGTGTTTAAAAACACTGGGGTGGGGTGCTCGGGAGCACCTGGGGGTGGGGGGGGTGCTCACTTGCGGGTGCAACGAGCGTCAGTGGCTTCGATTGCATCCACTGAGGCTTTCCATGCTGCGCGTTCGGCGTCAGCGGCACGTCGGGCACAAATCTTACGTTCTTTCCGTAAGGAATCACGTAGTTGGAGGTTGCACTGAGCCCTTTTCAGCTCATCATCCAAACGGCTTCCAGCACCAGCTCGTGCTGAGCACCATTCAGCCATGCGGCGGGCGTCTTTCCTCTCAGCATTCCATCGGACAGCTTCCAGCTCCTTAGCGGCCTTTGCCGTCTCAGCCGCCTTAAGGCGCTTGTAAAGAGCGTTCAGCACTGCCTGCTTTTTAGCGAGCAGTGCTTTTGCGCTCAAGTACATGTCCTCATAAGAGGTGATAACAACCTCTTCATCTTCACCTGATGCCGCACTCACTTCAGGGACGAACCCGTTGCTTGTGAAGTGTGAAATTTTGGCGTTGATGGTGTCGATTTCATCCAATATGAATGAAACATCGGCCGGCGTTTTGGGTGGCACGTAGGAAGATGATGTCAGCGGACGGCCGGCAGCGCGCTCAAGAGCAGCGCGCTCAAGAGCAGCGCGGCGTGCATGGATCCCTTTTGCTTGCATGATTGAAGACCAAAAAAGAGAATAACCTTAATATTTACCATACAATTCGTTCAGAATAATTAGGCTATCATTTTTTTTAAACAGCCATTGGTGCTTTAATCCGTCCTTCCCGCTCATATTCAACAATCATAAAATCCTCTAAAGTAAAATCCTCAATATCTCGGACTTCCCTCATAATTTTAAGTCGGGGAAAAGGCTTAACCCTCTCTTCTCTACTCAACTGTTCAGCAACCTGCTCCAAATGATTCTTATAAATATGCGCATCCCCATAACAAATAACCAACTTACCAACACCCATCCCACAAACATGAGCAATCATATGTGTAAGCAAAGCATAAGACGCAATATTAATAGGAACTCCTAAAAACATATCAGCACTTCTCTGATACATTTGAGAACTTAACTCATTCCGCACAGTATCAACATAAAATTGCACCATACAATGACATGGATTAAGCACCATTTTATCCAAATCTGGCACATTATATGAGTTCAAAATAATACGACGACTGCACGGATCATTCTTAATCAAATTAATAACTTTCTTTACCTGATCAACCCCCTTTCCACGATAATCTGTATGACAATCTACATATTCCGCCCCCGCATATCTCCACTGAAATCCATACATCGGACCTAAATCATCTTCCCCATAAGGAAGCCCCATCTTATCAATGAATTCTTGAGTAGTATTCCCATCCCAAATATGAACACCTTTCTTTTTTAACACCGCATTATCCGTTGAACCACTAATAAACCACAATAATTCTTTAGCTGTTAATTTGAACGGTGTAAATTTAGATGTAAGAAGTGGAAATCCACGTTTAAGATCAAAAGAAAGGGTTTTTCCAAATGTTGAGATAATACCAACACCAGTTCGGTCATTTTTCTCAATACCTTCTGATAAGATTTCTTTAAGTAAATTCAAATATCCAATCTCATCCCGATTTACACGATGATATACCATATTTTTATAGTTAAGATTTTCATCAACCATTTCTTCCTCTTCTACTAATTTATAATCTTCATTCATTGGTGGAAAGAATACATCACATCCGAAATTACCTTCTACGCGGGTTAAATAAACTCGGGAACAACGTGGATCACACAACGCATCCTGATAAACACGACCACCACCAATTACGAAATATTTCTCTACATTTGGACGTTCTACAAGTGCTTCATCAAATGAAGAACAAACGAGGATATTTTCATCAGAGAAATCATCTTGATTGAGTGTGGATGAGATAATGATATTAATACGACCAGGAAGTGGTTTTCTTGGGAGGGATTCCCAGGTTTTACGTCCCATAATGATGGCATTTTTGAGACTTTCATTACTAGTTTTGGATGTTAATTCACGGAATCTTTTAAGATCCGCGGTTAATTTCCAAGGGATTGTGTTTTCTTTACCGATTCCATTAAATGAATCTGTGCATACAATAATATTGAACATTTTATAATATGGTAGTATAAAAATCGTTTTAAACTATATTCATTTTTTATATTTCATTATTATAGTTGTATATGAATATTGATATTATAAATAATATATTACATAATATTAGTGAAAATGTGTCCTATTATGATTTAATTTTAAAAGACATTTTAGAAAAAACTGGATCTAAAACTGGTATTATTAAAGATAGTAATAATATACAGCAATTTGGTGGCTCTTTTGAATATAATGGAAATGAAATTCAAAATAAAAATACAATAGTGTTAAAAATTGAAGATGGTTATATAGGTGTTAAAGATAAGGTTGATGGTGAATATAGTGATTTTGACTATAAATTAATTAAAACATATATAAATCTTATAAAAATATTTAAGATTTTATCAAAGAAAATTAATAAAACAAATCAACATAAAAATATATTTCTAGCTAATATTTCACACGAATTAAGAACACCATTAAATGGTATAATTGGAATGAGTAAATTACTTTTTGATACCGAATTAACGGAAGAACAGAAGAATTATGTAAATACAATAAGTATGTGTGGGATTCATTTAATGGAGATCATAAATGATATTTTGGATTATTCTAAATTCAGTGTTGGAAAAATTAAATTAAATAAAAAATCATTTTCATTTTCCAATTTGATGAACTCCGTTTTTGACCTAATTAATATTAAGATCACTGAAAAAGGACTTGATATTATTAAAAACATTGATGAATCAATACCTGATAAAATTATATCTGATGAGAAAAGAATAAAACAACTATTAATTAATATTCTTACGAATTCTGTGAAATTTACAACACATGGAAAAATAACAATTACAATATCCATAAAAGATATTGTAAATAACAAATATAAACTTGAATTTAAAATCCAAGATACTGGTTGTGGAATATCAAAAAACAAAATGCCATATTTATTTGAATCATTCAATCAAAATGTATATGATTTTAGTACAATGAGTGAAGGAACCGGTCTTGGATTAGCAATTTCAAAATATATTGTTGAATTATTAAATGGAACAATTAAAATAGAAAGCGAAGAATATGTTGGTACTACGGTTTATTTTGTTATAGAAGTTGAAAAAGATGTTAATATTATTAAAGATGAGAATATTCCACAGAAAATTCTGATTATTGATAATAATAATAAAGATAGAATTGATTTATGTAATATTTTTATAAATATGAATATAACTCCGATTCCTGTATCAATGGTTGATGAAGCAATAATTTATGAAAATATTATTGATTATAAAAAGATATTTATTAAATATGAAGAATTTAAAAATGAATTGCATAAATTAGAAAATGGTAAAAATAAAAACGTAGATAAAATATTTATTGTTGATAAAGATGAAAAAAATGAAGATGATATTTACTTAAATAATAAAACATTATTAGTTAAACCTTTTGAAAAAGAAAAAATTAAAGATCTATTAAATAATAAAAAAAAAACATTGAAAATATTAATCGCGGAAGATAATAAATCAAATAGAATTGTTCTTGAAAAAATGCTCAATAAACTTGGATACAAAAATATTTCATCCGTTGTAAATGGTATTGAAATGATTAATGAAGCTGAAAAAGGAATATATGATATTATATTAGCAGATCTTAAAATGCCAGTATTAGATGGGATTAAAGCAACAAAAGAGATCGTAAAAAAAATGGGATCTGCGAAACCAATTATTATTGCAGTCACTGCTAGTGTAATAGATGATGTCCGTGAATTATGTTATTCCATTGGAATGTCCGGATTTTTATCAAAACCAATATATATTGGAGATCTTAAAGAGATGTTGGAAATTATAGAGAAAAAAATGGAGGAAAGATCAATTACTACGGTCTAATTGATATTCCCACATTTTATATAATTTATCGGGTATTTTCCCCTTTGATTTTTTTGATTTTTCATTTTCATTTTCATTAACATTAACAATAACATCTTTTTTCTCATCTCCCGATGTTACTGATCCATCATCTTTTAATATAATTTTATGCCCACTATCATCTAATAAAATACCTTTTGCTGTATCTTTCAAAAAATGATTCCATACTTTACTTGGTATATCTGGACTATTTACAATAAAAGAATTTTTTTTTTCATTTATATTTTTTATAAATTCTATTGCATCATTTCTTTCAGATACTTCAAGATCAAGTTGTGTTTTAATATCATTTATTAAAACAGAATAATCCTTTGACATAGCGGAATGTTTTTCCGAAATTTTACTGAAATTAAGAAATTGTTGCAAAGCAGTAAGACTTGTACTAATAAATATAATAACACCAATTAAAATACCTGTTTGAAATGATGTTTCATCACAATCACTTTTTTCCTGAAGTGTAGCAAATGTTGATACACCTGTAAATGCACCCAATATAATTGATGGAATACCTATTAACTTATCTAATTTATTATAATATTTAGTGGATTTTCCATGCATCCATTTATAAACTTTGCATTGTTCAATCGTATTTCTAAGAGATTTTTCTTTTTTTAGATTCCAATTATTATTAGACACAAGATTATCCTCATTTAAATTATCTTTATCTTTATCTTTATCTTTATCTTTATTATTTTCTAATAAGTTTATTTCCATTGTTATATTATGGGTAATAATAATGTTAAGCCACTCCCGAATAAAAAATTAACATCTTTTAACTCAAAAGATCCAATTGATCTATATGCATTCACTTGGAACACTGAGGCAATACAATCCACTGAAAATTATCAGGGAATTAAGTTCATGATCCCTTTCATGGAGAAAATAAAAAGACGTCTTCCAAAAATAGTAGTTGTTTGCTTACAAGAAGATACTCAGAATTCCTCTTTTATGCCTTCCATCAAAAAATTAATGAAAGCAATTGATTATATTGTTCCACGTGAAACAAAAACTGATAGAAATGCAGATCATGAATTAATGGGACTTGGAAAAGCAAGTTATCGTAATTCTGTTATACCGAAGAAGAGAGGATTACGTATGACTGTTTTTGTAAATGATAAATGGTGGGGAGAACTTAAAAAGAAATATACACACGTTTCAATAGAAAAAGAATCCGGAACATTCGGTAATTGGTTTAAGAAAAATATTTATAGAGGAAAGGGATACACAATTGTAAGATTAATATTACCTCACCCCATTGGATCTATTGCTTTCGCAAATATGCACAATGTATATAACTCAGATGCATTCAAAAAACTATCAAAAGAGGAACGTGAAAGAATTGTTAAGGAATTACCTAATAGCAATGCTGATAAACGTCTTATTTATAAGCATTCTTATTTTAAACATCGTAGTGAATCACTCAAAGATCAAATAACGTGTTTAAAAGAATTGGTGGGAAAACTTAAAAAAGATGATGTAAGAATGATCATCGGTGATCTTAATTTCCGTATTATCCGTGTTAATCCATTTCCACTTGACGGAAATGCCGATTTAGATTCATACTATTATCAACACCCCAATCACATCCTCAATAAAATTGATAACTACATTAAAAAAAGAGAATTTGATAAACTACACCGTTTCATTAAAAATCATGATGAACTCTGGTTAGCTAGGGGAAAGGAATCCTGGTTGAAAGATTACTGTGAGGGTGTTCTTAATCGTGGTCCTCAGTTCTTACCAACATGTAAAATGCTTAAAGGAAGAGATCAGGGAAAATGTAGCATCAAAGATTATTCTGTTCTTGATAATTTGAATATTAAGGAGAGTGAAAGAGTAAAAAGAGGGAAGAAGAGGTTGGAAACAGCGGATGAATGTTATAAATTCGGTGTTTATAATCATCGTGTTCCTAGTTATTGTGATCGTATTCTTTATTCAAGTGGTCCAAGTATTAAAATTGATTGTAGAACATATGGTTCTTATGATAATGGTCCTATTATGAGTAGAAGTGATCATAGTGCGGTTTATGGAACATATCAGATCCAAGAATCTTAGGCGGATTCCCTGTGAAGTAGTGTGAATGCAACGAAGAATTGTGGAAGTAGGCTCACAATTCCATGATCTTCAAAAGAGAGAAGATAAGAGTCTTCATCTCTAATTTTAACAGATGCTATTATTTTGGATCCAATCTTATAATATGTTTCTGTTTGATCTTCATTATCTTCAATTATAATTGGATGTGGATGATCAGGTAATTCTATTTTACCACCATCCTTTATTAAGAAAATCTTCGTCCCATTAAAAAGATAATGTTTAGGATGTGGTGCGGAATTTATCTCCTCAATCTTCTCCTCAGATCCTTTTTTATGATCTATTAATTTAGATCCACTAATCTTCATAAACTCTTCATCTCCCTTTTTCAAAATATATCTTCCATCTTTTACTGTAATAGTAAAATAAAAACCCTCTTTGGATGCAAAAGATTCTGTTATTTGATTTTGAAGTTTGCTATCAAGTGAATTGAGATGATAAATGAAAATTATTGTTATTATAATAAATAATAATAATCCAATATTTGCAATTAATAACATAATATAATATTAAAGTAGAAATTGATTTCTATTAAACCAATTATTTTTCTCAGATATAGTATTGTCAAATAATACATATTGTTTCTGTGAATTTCCTGGAAGATCCCCATTATCCATTCTATAATTAATGTGCTCAATCACATCAATAATAGCATTAAAATTATCCACAATATAATGTGCTTTTGATTGATTCACAATTAAGTCCCTTACAAAATTATACCCCATCAATCTATTATGCAATGACTCATCAATATTTTCATCTATCATATTCCCCGTATCTGTTACAATTAAACTCCAACATCCCGCATTTAACCCCGCTTCAACATCATATTCTGTATCACCAATATTCACATTTTCATAAGATTGTGTTCCAAATTCATCTAAACATTTATAGATTTGAGCACCATGAGGACGACAATGTTTAACCTCATCTGATCCAACACTAAATTCAATATTAACACCCTGTTTCCGGAATTCCTGTAAAACAATATCAATAAGATAACGAGAATAACCCGATGTTAATCCATAAGATATCCCGGAATTTCTCAAGATATCAAATGTATCTCTTACTCCATAAAATAACTCGCAAAATTCCGGTAAAATATTCTTCTGAATTCCATAGAAATTATTATAAAGAACCTCACGATCTGAATCCTCAATTTTTCTTCCATGTCTTACCTCAAATGCACCTTTAACACTCGGTATTTCCAAAATAGAATTAATATGTTCGTATTTTCTAAGACCGCTATGAATAGATGCTTGTTCTTTTGTAATTGGAATATTATATTGATTAAATGCTGTCATCATTGCGATTTTAGGTGCATTTACACCAGGATCACAAATAGTGCCCGCAATATCTGAACTAATTGATCTAATGAGTTTTTTCATTTATTTAAGTAAATAAATGAAATTATGTTTATATACTTTTTTATATAATCTACTATTAAATAAATAATGATCAAATTTATGGATAATGCAATTGTATTATCTGCTACATTTATTCTCCTTGTATTTTTTATCGGATTCATTTTCTCCAAAAATCGTAAAGAACATTTAACACCCCAATTAGTCAGTATTGATATCGTAAATAAAGTTGATCATCTACAAGATACAGTTAATCAACTCCAAAAGACTGTTTCATCACTTAAAAAACAGGTTGCACTCAATACTAAAGGAGTTGCTGATTATAATAAGACGAAATCTGATTTTATTAAAAATACTTAATTATAATCTATCTCTTGACCTCTATATTGTTCAATAAGTTTTTTCGTGATCTTCCAAAACCATGCATAATTTAGGGCAATAACAGGTATAATTGGGATTTTCCGTTTAATGGAAATTGGCGAATAATATGTTATAAGTGGAAATGATATAATACGGAATACAAGAAATAATATCCATATAAAAACAGATAAGATCTGAAAACAAAGCCCTTTATGATATCCCGCCTTGATCATGAAATATCCGATGTTTAACAATATTGTTGATCCTTCACAAAGAAGCCCAAATGCGAGATATTGTCTAAATTCTGGATTAAGTGTGAAATAAAATACGAGATGATGAAATAATATTTCCGTAACAGTTCCTTTGAATTTCTTATAATTTGAAAGAACTAAATATGAATCAACCGCACAATAATAATGACCAAGGGATAATCCATTTGCAAATGAATCACCGTAATCATCATACCTTAATGCTGATAGCGCAACTTTTATAATATGGGTGCAAAAAATTATACTAAATACTCTGGTGCTTTTTCTCGGATCAAGTGGATATAGATAATTAGCTAATTCATATAAAGCAATAAATCCTGTGAATAATTGAAGATTCATTTATATTAATTTCTTGTTAAGATCTCTTTAAGATTCAAAAAATGAAATATAAAAATGATTTATTATTAAATAAATAATATCTAATATGTTCAAATATATACATAAAGTATCACCTTATGTTGATCAGAGTAGGGTTTATCTAAGATTGAATCGTAGAAAAATAAATTATAGATTTATGTATAAAGTTGTTTATTCAGAAGATAATACAATTTTATGCAAATATCAAGATGAATCACTAATGTTTAGTTATATACTTGGTTGTAAATATTGGTATAAATATGAAAAATATATTACAAATATTATTAATTCAAAAATGGAAACTAATTTTAATGTTTTATACCGAAAAAAAGATTTAGCAACTTTTATTCATTCAAATGGTAGTAAAATCTGGTATTTTCGTGGCAAAATTCATAGAGAAAACGCTCCCGCAATTATTTGCTTAAATGGAAATAAGTATTGGTATAAAAATGGAGAAATTTTTAGGCAATCATTATATGATTCATTTATGAATATTCTATAGTTGAATATGGTAAATAAATAATATTTGAATAATAATATCATGTTTAAAAAATTTCATAAGATATCTTCTTATTTAGATCAAACAAGATCAAGTCCAGAAATTAATAGATCATATAGATTTCGTAATAAAGTTTATTATAAGAATGATCACTCATTATTAACAATTAATAATGATAGATATTATGAATATTCATATAAAATAAAATTTTGGAGTAGAGGATGGAATAATTATATATTAAATAACAGATTTCTGTATAAAAATATTGGTAATGGTAAAATCACTAAAATATTATTGTCTTCTGGAAATAGTGAGTTCTATAGAAAGAATGATCTTCCAACTGTCATATATTACAATATATGTAAATGCTGGTATAATGGAAATGGTGTATTACATCGTGAAAATGATCTTCCAGCAAAAGAAACTATGTCTGGAAGCAAAGTATGGTATAAACATGGAGTTATTTATAGAGAAGGTGGAAAACCAGAAATGATATCTGAAAAATTCGGAAAAGAGTATAAATACGTTGATTATTCATTCATTGAAAAAAATGAATTTTAATTTTGATAATTATTGATAAAATGATAATATACTAAATAATGGAGTCTGCACGAATTAACCACTTTTCCGCTCTCGATGATGACTGCGAACAAGAAGTTCTTGGCGAAGTAATTGTTGAGGAAAAGATTGAAGAAGTCGTGGAAAAATTTTCCCCCCGGAAGACATTTAAGTCTCGGCGTGAGGAATATGATGGAGAACCATGTGAGCACTGTACTAAATATGGTCGTCGAAATGCGAACCAACACTCTACGGAGTCTTGTTGGCATATTGACCATTGTATTACATGTAAGTTGGCGGGTGATCCATTTGATCATAGTCTTTTTACTTGTGAGAAGTTTCTTAACTACAAAGCAAGTATGAAACCTTGCTCAATGTGTGAAAAGTATGAACTTTCAAGTCGTCATTCTGAAACAAAGTGTCGTAATTTGACATGGTGTTTTGCTTGTAAGGAAAAACACAATGCATTTGAATGTGAAAAATGGATTTTGCGTATGAGTGGATGTGGAGATTGTAAAACATACGGTTTCTCAAGCAAACATGCTTCAGAGAAGTGTCGTTTGAAATCATGGTGTAAGAAGTGTCGTAAAGAGCATAATTCATTCAAATGTGGAATTTGGTTGAAGGGACAGCGTGAATTTCAGAAGAAACGTCTTGAAGAGGAGGAATATTCCAAGCAAATTGAACGTTCTGATGCTATTAAGGAAGCTGTTTTTAACACATTAGATGAGAAATTATCTAAAATGGCTCAAAAAGAGAAGGACTTATTGAAGAGCATTGAACTCAAAAAGAAACAGGCGATTGAGGAGAAAGATTCTGAAATGGAATATTTAATTCGTGGTTTCGGAGGCTCTGAGAAACGTAAAGGGCGTCGTGGGCGCCATTACTAAAAAAAAATGATTATTTAAAGTTTAAATATTAAATAATTAATTATAATATACTTTGTTAAAATGGTTCGTAATACGAAAGGTGGAAACAAAGCTAAGAAAGTTGCTAGCAAAAATGTTATTCATAAGAAGGCTATCACATATGTAAATCCCGATAGTTATCCGAAACAATTCTATGCACTTCTTGTTAAAGAGTGTGGTGATTGTAAATTTGAATATGAAATGATTGGAGAAAACGAGGACGGATATACATTTACAGGTAAATGTGCTCTTTTGAAGGCTCAGAAGAAGAAGATTTGGCTTAAAGGTGCTAAAAATGTTCTTATTCTTTGTATTTTAGAAGAATGTCACGCTGGAGTAGTAAGTGAATCTGCGAAGTCTGTAACTGGTGCGAAAGCACGGATTATTGCTAACTATGATGATGATGAAGTACGTCATTTAATCAAGATCAAACATATTCCTCGTAATTGGAATAAAGGAAAATTGGCGGGATCTGAGAAAGTAGATGAACGTGGATTTGAATTTGTTAAGGAGATTGATGAATGTGATGATACTTGTTGGGGAGATGATGCTGATGATCTCGGAGATTTTGCTATTGATGATATTTAAATTTATTTATAAAATAACAATGGAATCTCGTTACTATGTAACTTCGTATAATTATTATTTTAATTAATTAAAATAACAATGGAATCTCATTACTATGTAGCCTCGTATAATTGTTATTTTTCATAAATTCAAAATAAAAATGAAATAAAATAAAAATGAAATAAAATAACAATGAAATAAAAATAACAATGAAATCTCGTTACTATGTAACTTCGTATAATTATTATTTTTCATAAATTCAAAATAACAATGAACTTTATTATTTTCATAAATTCAAAATAACAATGAAATAAAAAAATTGATTTTTATTATTTAAGAATAAATTAATATAAAGTATTAATCTAATTATATTATAATGAGCTTTAAAGAAGATCATAAATTTGACTATAATAATGTATGGGAAGTAATTCATGCATATTTGAAGAAAGATTCAACATTAGTAAAACATCATTTAGAAAGTTATAATGATTTTATGAGAAACAAGATTGATGATATTATTGGCGACTTTAATCCAATTGTAATTAAAGATAAATTTAGCAAATCTGAAGAAAAATATATGTCTGAATATAAGATTCACTTCTCCCCCATTAAAGTTGGAAAACCAATTATTAGTGAATCCGATAGTATTGAAAAACCGATGTATCCTGCGGATGCACGTCTCAGAAATTTCACATATGCTGCACCAATTTACGTAGATATTAGACAGGAATTGATTAATTATATTCCCAAATCAGATAAAGCAGAAGTAACAGAACTTCCATCTTTACTCAACTTTAACATAGGAAAAATCCCAATTATGTTACAATCCAATTATTGTATCCTCTCTCAACAAGTTGGATCAACACGAAGAGAAATGGGTGAATGTGAATATGATACTGGTGGATATTTCATTATTAAAGGCGGTGAGCGTGTATTAACATCCCAGGAGAGTAAATGTGAAAACAAGGTCTATATTTTTCCACAAAGTAAAGCAACTGTTAAGTATTCACATGTAGCGGAGATTAAATCACTTACAAATCCCACTTCAAGTATCACCAAAAATACCGAGGTAATGTATACAACAAAACCTGGTGCATTTGGGCGTACAATTCATGTGAATATTCAGAATGTTAAGGCGGATATTCCCCTTTTCATTGTATTCCGTGCATTGGGTGTTATTTCGGATAAGAGTATTATTGAGCATATTGTATATAATGTGAATTCGGATGAGAATCAGGATATTATGGAGATTTTACGACCAAGTTTGGAACAAGCAGCACCTATTGACAGTCAGAAATTAGCACTTGAGTATATTTCGAAATATGTGGAGATGCCGAATATTGATAAGACACATACATTTAGTAATGCGTATCGTATTAAGAGAACAGTTGATACATTGAGGGATCAGATGTTTCCTCATATGGGTAAAGAGATGGGTAAAGATGAATATGCGGCTGGATTTTCCAACTCATCAATTATTTGTACAATGGAGAAGAAGGCTTTGTTTCTTGGATATATGACAAATAAATTGTGTAATTGTATTTTGGGAAGAATTCCGTATGATGATCGTGATTCTTTTTTCAATAAAAGAGTTGAGGCGAGTGGAACATTATTGGGTAATTTGTTTAGAACATATTTTTATAAAATGGTTCGTGATATGATTACTTTGATTAACAAGAGTTTGCATAAAGAACCTATTACAGAAATTGCGAATAATATCTCTAAACGTATTCGTGTTAGCACACTATTTAATGGAATTGATTATGCGTTATCAACCGGTAATTGGGGACTTAAGAATCAACAAACACGTAAAGGTATTTCACAAGTATTAAACAGACTTACATATGCTAGTCAGCTTTCACATTTACGGCGTGTAATTGCACCTACGGATAAATCTGGTAAGAATACAGCACCGCGTAAATTGCATGGAACTCAATGGGGGACGATTTGTTGTGCAGAAACACCAGAAGGTGGTTCAGTAGGTATTGTGAAGAATCTTACATTGATGGCGCATATTACTGTTGCGAGTAATCCAGAACCAATTTATGCTGCATTGGAGGAGTTAAACATGGTAAGTTTGGATTCAGTTATTCCATTTGATATTGATAGGGCTGCGAAGGTATTTGTGAATGGGAAGTGGTTAGGTATTCACCGTGATCCTAATTTATTAGTTAAACAGATGAGATTGCTTCGTCGTAAGGGAATTATTAATATCTATGTATCAATTTCGTGGAAGATTATTCAGAATGAGATTAATATTTGGACGGATGGTGGGCGTTTATGTCGTCCATTGCTTATTGTGCATAACAATGATTTACTTATTACTGATGCACATATTAAGAAGTTGAAGAGTGGGGAGATTCAGTGGGAAGATTTACTAACATCTAACGGAACTGAGAAGGGAGATGATCCTTGGGAGGATGATGATTTTAGTGTGGAAGATGCGGTGGCTGATCTTGAAAGTGGTACAACACAGGGTGTAATTGAGTATATTGATACTGAGGAATCGGATGCATTAATGATTGCGATGACATATGATGATTTGAAGGCGAATAAGAAGACGAATCGGTTATATCATGAATATACACATTGTGAGATTCATCCATCAATGATGTTTGGGGTATTAGTATCAACTATTCCTTTTCCTGATCATAATCAAGCACCACGTAATGTATATCAGGCATCAATGGGAAAGCAAGCATTGGGTATTTATGCGTCTAATTTCCAGGATAGAATGGATACTCTTGGGTATGTAATGCATTCACCACAGAAACCAATTGTATCAACGAGAGCGAATCAGTATTTACGTAGAAAAGAGTTACCATCGGGTATTAATGCAATGGTTGCAATTATGGCTGGTCCAGGTTATAATCAGGAAGATTCATTGATTTTTAATAAGAGTGCGATTGATCGTGGATTATTTAATGTTGATTTCTTGAGATGTTATAAGGATCGTGAGGATAAGAATCAGGCACATTTGGAGGAAGAAAAGTTTTGCAAACCTGTTAAATATAATCCGAATGGAACATTGAGAACAAGTGGAATGAAAGGTGGGTCATATGATAAGTTGAATGAAGATGGATTTGTGCGAATTGGTGAAGAAGTATCTGAAGGTGATGTATTGATTGGTAAAGTAATTCCTTTGAAAAACGTGGGACCTGGAGAACCAACATTTAAGGATAGTAGTACAACAATCCGAAGTGGAGAAGCTGGTACTGTTGATAAGGTTTATACATATAAAGACAGTGAAGGATATAAAGCATCTAAGATTAGAATTAGGTCGTTAAAAACACCGGAGGTGGGCGATAAATTCGCTTCAGTAACTCCTGATCATGATATTTTAACAGGAAATCGTGGATGGATTTCTGTAACAGAATTAACTTTAGATGATACTGTTGCTACATTGGTTGAATTAGCTGATGGAAGAAAATCATTAAGATATGATAAACCAACACATGTACAAAAATATAAAAATCCATGGGGTAAAATGTATGAAATTAAATCAAACCAAATTGATTTATGTGTAACACCAAATCATAGAATGTATATGAGACCACGTACAAAAGGTGCTAAATATAGATTTATTAAACCAGAAGAGGGTTTAGAAGGCAAACGTTGGTGTTATAAGAAAAATATTGATATTTATGAACTTGAAGAAGAAATCACACATTTGCATTTAAATAAAATTATTAAACCAAGAAATACATTTCCTGAACAAGATATTAATATTGAAGATTGGTTAATTTTCTTTGGAATTTATTTAGCAGAAGGATATGTAAATAAATCAGATTGTACAATTAGAATTGCTGCACATAAACAACGTGTTAAAGATGCATTGAATTTATTTAGTGAAAGAACAGGTATTAAATTTGGGAAATACATAAATTCAAAAGATAAAAAATATTTAAAGCCTGGTGAAACTTTAGAGAAAAATGATTGGAGATGTTATGATCCACGAGTATATGAAGAATTAAAAATTTATGAAGGTAAAATTTCAATTACTAAATTTTTACCTGATTGGGTATGGGAATTAAATACTGAACAAGCAAGAATTCTTATTCATGGAATGATGTTAGGAGATGGACATACAATGAGTAATGGTACAAGACGTTACGATACTTCATCTACTCAACTTGCAGATGATTTCCAGAAACTTTGCTTACATGCTGGTTGGTCATGTAATAAAATTGTTAAATGTGAAGCAGGATATACTGCATATTGTGAAGACCGTGATGAACATTTCACTTGTACAGTTGATGCATATAGATTAACTATTATTGAAAGTCAGAATGAACCAATGGTAAATAAAAGTAAAAAAATGGATAAATGGATTGATTATGATGATTATGTTTATTGTTGTACTGTTCCAAGTGGTGTGATCTATGTAAGAAGAAATGGTGTTCCTGTTTGGACTGGGAACTCTAGCCACGGTCAGAAGGGTACAATTGGTATCATGTATGAACAGGAAGACATGCCTTTCTCGGCGGTTGATGGATCAGTACCAGATATTATAGTGAATCCTCATGCTTTACCGAAGCGTATGACAATTGGGCATTTAATTGAGTGTGTAACAGGAAAGGTTTCAATTTTGAAGGGATTTGAGAGTGATGCTACGCCATATAATGGGTTAAAACCGGAGGAGATTGGTGAGGTATTAGAGAAAGAGTGTGGATTTGAGAGATATGGTAAGGAGGTATTTTATAGTGGATTGGATGGGGGTCAAATTAAGATGAATGTATTCTTTGGTCCAACATTTTATCAGAGATTGAAGCATATGGTGAGTGACAAGGTGCATTGTTTAACAATGGACCATGAAGTATTAACACTTGATGGGTGGAAGAAATATGAGGATCTTACTAAAGATGATTTGATTGGTACATTGAAGAATGAAGAGTTAGTATATGAAAAACCATTAAATTTATTCTTTTATCCAGACCATGAAGGTGAAATGTATGAAATTAGTAATAGTTCTATTGATTTATGTGTAACAGGAGAACATAGAATGTGGGTAAGTATTGATGGTATTGAATATAAGTTTGAACTTGCGAAAGATATTGTTGATCAGGAAAGATTTTATAAGATTTCAGTTGATGATGAAGTTAAAGGTACGCTTACATTAAGTGGATTCCAAAAATGTCCAGTCTTTTGTGTAGAAGTTTCATCTGGTGTATTTATGGTTCGTAGAAATAATAAAGTATGTTTTACAGGAAATAGTCGCTCCACCGGACCTAATCAATTACTTACAAGACAACCAAGTGAGGGTCGTGGGCGTGCTGGTGGTTTCAGATTGGGAGAAATGGAGAAAGATTCGCTTAACTCTCACGGTGCTGTTCAGTTCTTGAAGGAGCGTACATTTGATAATTCAGATAAATTCGTGTATTATGTGTGTAATGAATGTGGAACAGTTGCTATTGCAAATCCAAGTAAGAATTATTATGTATGTAAGGCTTGTGGTGATAAGACTACTGGATTTAGCAAGATTAAAGCGCCATATGCACAGAAATTAATGTTCCAAGAATTGGTTTCAATGGGTATTCAACCACGTATTCGTACAAAGAACAGTACATTTTAAATGAGAGGGATTTGGTATTTAATAAAAAAAAGAAAAATAATAATAAAAAATTATTATTATTTTTAAATAAAAATAGATCAGAAATTGATTTGATCAATTAATTTCAAATATTTTCGGGATTTTTTAAGTAATGAATCAATATTTTTTTCATTAATTTTTGTTACTTTAACACCTTTTTTAATTTTAAATTCAAATGGAAAATTATTATGCATTATAATATTATCATTATCAATCTCCATTTTATATAAAGTTGGTTTTCCATCAGGTTTTCTATTTTTTTTAAAATAAATTTTATCTTCAAATCCATATGGTTTTTTAAGATCTTCATCAATCCAAGTTTTACCTGTTTCTTTGTAATATAAACCCATATAATAGGCAATATGAGGAAATAATGTTACATATGAATTATCATATAATTTTTTAATGTTTTTATTTGGTGATGAATGATAAACAATCATTATATATTAATATTGTTTATTTTAATTGTAGATCAAGGGAGTAAATTATTTAATATGTCTTCTATATTCAATAGAATATACAAATCTTTTTCCACATTTTTTACATATATATTTTTTTAATCTTCCTTCTGAATCCTTTATTTCATCAATATTATTAATATCATCAAAATCAACATTAATACATTCGTCATTAATATAATCTTCATAATCTTTATAATATTTATTATTATCTTTATTATTATCTTCTGATTGCTCATTATATTTACGTATTTTTCTATTAACAATATTTGTAAATATTATTCTTATTTTATCTTCACAATTAGAACTAAAATATTCTTTTTCTTCAATACATATAAATAATTTATTAAATATTTTTATTATACATTTTTCAATATCAAATGGATTTTTGCATTCAAAAATTGCAATATTTCGAGTTCCTAATTTATATTTATTTTTAATACGATTTAATGATGAATTAGAAGTTCCACCAATTTTATATATTGTTGTATCAATTAATTCAGCAGGTTGAATTAAATAAATAATTCCCATTATATAATATTAATTATAATATATTTATATTTATATATAATTTATTGATAAAAAAATAAAATTATTTTTATAAACTTTTTCTTTTTGAATCAAGTATCATATTTTTGTTATTTATCATAAGATTATAAATTTTTTTTTCAATATTTTGTGTATTAATTGTTTTTTTATTATTAAAATTATAATATTTATTTTTAAATAATTGTTTCATAATTTCACTTTTTTTATCTGTATCTTTATAATATTTTTTATAAAATTCACAAATATCAGAATGTTGATAATTTAAAATATGTTTTAATACATCTTTAAAATAAATATTTTTCCAACCATATTTTGTTTTAATAATACATCTATTTTCTCTTATATTTTTTATCGTAATATTATGATTTTCTGGATAATCTGGATTAAAATTTTTCATTTTAAATAATAAATAAGGTAAAGTTTTATCAGATCCATATTTTAAATAAAAATTATCATCAATATATGATTTATTTTCAGATCCAAAATTTTTAATAATAATTTTATTCTTCTTAAAAATAGATATAGGTTTAATAATTTTCTGTTCAATTGGAACACAACTATATTTACGCTGTAAATGTCTTTTTAATAAAAATGGTTTATCAAAAGTTTTTCCACATTTTTCACATACTGGTTTTGTACAAGGATTTTTTTTATTTATATGTATATTAAGTTGCGAAATGTATGAAAATGCTTTTCCACATTTTTTACAAGCATATTTTTTAGTATTCTTAATATATTTAGATTTTTTATTTTTATCTTCATCATAAACTTCATCTTCATCTTCATTTTCATCTTCATTTTCATCTTCATTTTCATCTTCATTTTCATCTTCATTTTCATCTTCATTTTCATCTTCATTTTCATCTTTATCTTTATCTTCATCAAAATCTTCAAAATCTTCAAAATCTTCAAAATCTTCAAAATCTTTATCATCAACTTTATTTTCATCTTTATCATCAATTTCAATTTCAATCTTATCTTCATCAATATTATTTTTTTCTATTTCTTTAGTTTTTTTATTATATTCATATGATTTTTTATTAAAAATATTTGTAAATATTGTTCTTATTTTATCTTCATTATCTGTTTCAAAAAATTCTTTACCAGCAATTAATTTAAATAATTTATTAAATTCTTTAATAATACATTTTTCAATTTCAAATGGATTTTTACATTCAAGAATTGCAATATATCTTGTTCCATTTTTATATCCAGTTTTAACTCTTTCTAATGTTGATTTAGAAGAACACCCTATTTTATATCTATTTGTTCCTATTAATTCAGCAGGTTGAATTAAATAAATAATTCCAGACATTATTATATAATAAATATTTATTATATAGTATTTATATCAAATATTTTCAATCCAATAAATATTTATTTAAAAACTCATCTGTTATTTCGGCCCTATTAACATTAAAATCATTTATAATTTTCACCAATAAATTAACAGTTTTCTTATTTAATTCACCGTTAATAATTCACCCGATCTATAATCTGTATTTAGTTTCTCCAATTCATCATCATCCTTCATAAAAAACATTAAATATCTAAATGATATATCAACATAAATTCTTTTTGATCCAAAGTTATAGATCATTTTTTTTTTTGAAAATTCATTTTGTAATATATTAAATATATTACAAATATTAATAATTTATTTCATTTTTTATATTCAAATGAAGACCCCAGTTTCACCAGGATCTTCTTCATGGTATCTACCATCTCAGGGTACTTGGTGGCGACCTTATCTAGGTCAAACCCACTCTCCTCAAGTGAAAGGGTCTGGACGTTGAACGTCGTCAGGTCCCCCTCAATCTTGGTAGCAAATGATGGAAAACCCTTCGTCTTCTTCGCAACCAAGGTGCAGACCATCTGGATCTGCCAGAGGACAGTATCCACAAAATCGCCCTCCGGACACTTCGGAATGTCCCCGGAAATGTAATTGGAAACAAGGTACTCAAGCACCTTGGTGACCTCTACACACCCAGCAGGGAGAATCACGGCTGAAGAAGAGGTGTAAGTAAAGGGCTTTGATGAAGCAGCACCCATTGTAAATTTGTGGAGAAAGATGTCCTATATTTATATAACGTGTTTCAAAATATTTAAGCTATCAATTTTTTCATTAAACCCCCCAATCTGGCTGCGTACATCCAAACTCCCTCAAGACAACATCTCCACACATCTCACGAGCCTGATTCATAACCAAAGATCCACCTCTTTGTTTTTTCATCCTCTTCCCAGTAAAATTAGCAATTCCCTCTCTAACACCCTGTAAAGCATATAAATTAGGTGCAAGTATCCCTGTAACAGGTTCAAGTAATTCATTTAATACCCCTCCTCCACTCAATAAAGGACCTGTGAAAATAGGAGGACAACAGTTAAGATAAGTTCCTACTAAAGGAACCTTCCCCGCAACATTATCCAACTCCAAATAATAACCACCCCCCGTCTGTTTCGCACGAACAAAAACAGATCTTTGCATTCGTCGTAACTCATTTAACTTATCTCTACTCAATTTCTCAAATTTCAATCTCATCCCAATAATCTTCTGTCCTTTAACAGAAATATCCGATACAATTCCGATATCCTCTCTACGAATACTCGGCTTCATTCCTTTGAATCTCTTGAGAACCCTCCCCTTTGCAACAACAAATATCTTTGCAGAACCAGGCTCAGTACTAAAAACACCATATTCAACCTCTTTATTTGGAACAGCCTCCATAAATCCCACTAAATCCTTCTCAACCAACTTCATAACCGAACCCGTCATATATTTCGTCATTACCCTTTTTAACTGAGTCTTGTTTTTTGCTTCTAAAATACGTTTTAATACACCTTCCGCCATATTTAATGTAGGTTGTCTCTTATCTCCTCCACCAACCTGCTTATAACGATTCGCCCATGCAAGTTCTGCTGGGGTAACTGTTCCATTACATGCTGTATTAATACCAATATTAGGCATATCTGGATCACATCCTGCACCAACTTGTGGGCATATTAAATTGGGTAATTGAATTTGATCACAGCTCATCTTACTTTAATCAGAGAAAATGTTTTATAGTAATATCTTGATCTTCTTCATATTCAACAGGCATCCATTTGTGAAATTCAATATTATATTCGCACTTAAATGGAATCTCGTCATCATCATCTTCCCCATAATCATTAACCTGTTTTAAAATATACTGACTATGCTCAATATCTTTAATGTATGCAGTACCAACTGATTCCAGGAAATCCTCCCCATCATTCGCATATAGATCATAAACATCGGGCATTGATGTTTTCTTAAGTGCTAAAACCGCAGTCATATGTTTAGGTTCAATCGTAATATTAAAATCACCATCATCTTCAACCTCTTTCATTTTAGAAATAGGTTTCTTCGGTTCCTTTTGTTGAAATTCTTCAAAAATATAGAGAATACGTTTTCCATATTTTTCATCTTTGAAATTAAGTCCATTACATCTGTATTTAAGTGTTTTAATATAAACAGATGATAACCACTCAATTGTATTCATTGGAAAATAATGAATCCTTTTTAATTTACAACAATCAAAATAAGGATCTACCATATAATCATTGCTTAAAAACTCATTGATATAAGACATTCGCTCTTCAAAATCATATCCTCTAACATCCTCTCCACAATACGCAATAATATCAATTATATGATATTCCCATGTTCCATCCTTTAATTTAATATAATCACCTTCAAATAATGTGTCGTAAAATACGGTATCTTTTGTACGGAATCTGACGGAATACATTGATCCTTTCTTTTTATCAATAAAAATAGCATAATTATTATTTTTATATTTAGTGAAGTAGAGATAAAAATAATGTCCAAATGAGTTAAGATAGATATGCATATTTTTATTTAATTCAGATATATCTTTAAGAAATGTGTAATTGGTTTTTTTAAGATCATCATCCCATCGCAAGATGAGTTGTTTTTTTATTTCAGATACAGTTTCATCATCAAGAGAAAAACATTTTTTATTCCCGAATTTAATTAATTTCATATTGTTCTTTTTAAATATATGAAATTAATCTTATATTTGTTTTTTATTTATATTTGTATTTATTTTTATTTATTTTTATTTGTTTTTATTTGTTTTTATTTTTTATTTATTATAATAATGATTATAAAATATTAAAAATGAAAGTTAAATAATATTAAAGATTATATAAGAATAAAATATATTATAATTAATATGAGTCTCGCCGCAAAAGTATATAAACCTGATTTTGTACTTTCATTCAAAACAGTGAATAATGAAAAATTACCTGAATTAAAAGAATTTTTAGAATTATATCATGGAATTGAAAATGAAGATAAAATCAAACCTGTATTTAGTCAAACAAGTAAATATAAATCATTCCCCATTAACTTTATACCAAAAAAATACAGTAAAAAATTATTAGAAGAAGCAAAGAAAGGAAGGATCTTATTAACAAATGAGGGGAGTTGGAAACCCTATACACCACTCACAGATATTGATAAGATGAAGCAAATTATTACATCAACATTGAATAAGATCACGAATAAGAATTTCGCGGAAATTTCCGAGGAATTATTGAATAATTTAATGAATATTAATTGTGTAGATGCACTTGATATTTTAGCAATGGAAATTTTGAAAAAGGCTTATTATGATAGTGATTATATACATCTGTATGTTACACTTTGTTCAAGAATTTGGGAAAATAAAAAATGGCACAAATCCTTGATCACAATTATTAAGAATAGTGATACAGAATATTATTGGTGTGAAAATAGATTGGAAGTACAAGATACAATTAGTTATAATGGACCTTATAATAGTGATGGGGAAATTATGAAGGATGTTATGAAGCAGATAAATTTTAAAAACAATTTATTGGTTATGTGTCAGAAAGAGTTTAAGGAGAGACATATTTATTTGGAGAAGAGTAGAATTGAAGAGGATGATGAGATCAGATATAAACTTCGTCGTCGTGTTTTCAGTTTAATTGAATTTATTGCTTTAATGTATAATTCCGGATATATAAGTGAGAAGACATTACATGTTGTAATTGCTGATCTTTTACAATTAAAGGATTATAATGATGGAAATGAAGTAGAATTAAATGAGGACGAAGTTGAGGCGTTTGTTATTTTGTGGAAATTATTATATAAAGGACCTAGAAAACCATTCTGTCAGAAATATATTGATGAATATATTGATCTTGTTGAAAATTGGATTATGGGAATGGAGTGGCAATCAAGAATCAGATATTTATTAGAGGATGTAGTTGTATTGGAAAAAGGTGAAAAAGTAGAAGAGGAAGTTGTTCCTGAATTAGATGATGATGAATTATTTGAGGAGTTAAATTTATTATTAATTGATTTCTTGAAAAATTACGATGTTATTGAATGTTTAAATAAATCAGAGAAAATATGTTCTGATAAGAAAAGATTGGAACGAACATTGATGGAGTGTATTTTTAATTTATCAACGGAATATCTTGATAAACATCATGTTTTATTGAAGCTTGTCCGTAAAATCTATAATTATGAAGTATTTACAAGTTCTTTGTATTCAATTCTTGAAAGTATTGAGGATATTGAGCTTGATGTTAAGGGTGCATCTGTTAATCTAGCGAAATTCGTTGGATTTATAAATGAAAAATTGGATCATCAAATTCTGAAGAAGGCATTTGATGGAATTTCTAATATTGCATCTCCAAAAGTACGGGATACATTTGTAATCACGGTTATTACAACTATTTTGCAATGTACAAGAATTAAAGATAAAAAAGTATTGAAAATTTCATCTATTTTACGCGGATGTCGTGATAATATTTCCCGAGAATGTTATAATAATTTATTAAAGTCCTGTTGAACCAAATCCACCTGATCCACGGACTGTTTCATCTAATGCAGAAACAAGATTAAGATTAATTGGTCCTAAGAAAGGACTTACAATTTGTGCTAGACGAGTTCCTTTTTTAATTGTGTAATCATCGACTTTAATGTTATCAAGCGCTAACATTAGATTACCACGATATCCAGCATCAATTGTACCAACCGAATTTGCTAATCGGAGAGGTGTTTTGCTGATGCTTGATCTAGCGCGAATATCGTATGATGTTGGATAATATTCGGTTGTAATGGTTTCCTCATATTCAGAGGTTAATCCCTTAGCCCAATTTTGATATCCAACATCATATTCAATTACTAGATCAGCACTGCATTTAATTCGTAGATCAACTAATTTTGTGGATCCACCACGAATTGTAACGTCATCAGGACAAAATAGATCAAGACCACAATCACCTGGGTGAAAATGTTCATGTTTCTTATACATATTAAGTACTTCAGCATTCTCCGCGAGAAGATTAAATTGCATTAATTTGTGTGGATTAGTGTTCATTTCTGTTAATTAATAGTATATTGTTATATTTGATATCAATTTAATCATTTTTTCTTTAGTATCCAACCATGTTGATTGAATCACAGTTCTTTTTAAAGAATTCTCTTTGATCATCTGTTAAAGATTGTGAATCAATATATGATAAAACATAATCCATATGCTTACAGAAGAGTGGTCCTTTGTATTTAAAATGAGGACATGTACAAGTACATTTATCAATATCAACATAGTAATTTACATGATCAGTTGTTTCAGATGGGACTGAAATATGAACTTTATCCGAATAATATCCTTTAATAGCATCGGTTAGAAGTATGTCATTTACACCGAAAAAAGATGGATTTTTAATAAACTCTTGAATATGGGTGCATATACTCTTTCCACAATTACATGTCCATTCTCCACTACTAAATAAGTTTAAATCTTCAGATATTTGCTCATTTTCTATTACTTCTACTTCAACTTCTTCTTTAACTTCTTCTTCTTGGAAAGTTAAAATAATTTTTTCATGAACTTTCAAAAATTGTTTGAGAAGAGTGTGTTGTTCTAATAATAGTTGTTTTAATTCTGAATTCATATTATTAATTTAATATTTAATTGTATAAATATTAAATTATTTATTTCATTTTTTTACAAAAAATACTCAATAGCCTTCTCCTCAAGATAAATAAACATAAATGCACTCAAAAGTCCAATTGCATACATTAAAAATACCTTTGTTCCATTCCCGAGTGATGTTTGATCAAGTTTTTTATTAAGTTTTAAAATAACAACAGGGATAAAATATGTTGGTATTAAAAATGTAACCATAACAACAATTCCAGCCATTAAAATTGCTTTACGAGTCGTGGATCTATTATGAAAATGAATTACAACATAGAATACTGCGAGAAGGGCATAATAATTAATACCGATAACTGATATATATTCAATTAAATTACTCGGATTACTAAGATAAAGAGCGCCGAAAATGTTTGGATCTTTAATAACTGTTAAAATATTAGCAATAATATCAATATTACACATATAATACATTAAATATTTGGGTGCAAATTTATTAATACCAATAGGCATTACAATTAAAAAAAGCAATACATAAACAATAAATCCGAGAGTTTCATATTTGGGTTCTAATCTCTTTTGATCTTTATCAGCATGAGCTATTAAATATCTAAATGGGGATGGCATATTAACTAAAATTATGAGAGATTATTTTCAAAAAATTTCTTTGATTCATCGTTTTCAAATAGTGATGGATCATTCCAATAAGATAAGATCTCCATATTAACATTATCATATCTCCAACTATCCGGCTTTAAAAACTTAATTGAATCAATCTTGTTATTTTTAATATATATTCTAATAATTGAATGTGTTTCAAGTAAATACGCAATATCTTCCACATTTTTCCCCCATAAATTTTTGGGGAAATATTTAAACAATAGTTTTGAGAAATGAGCAAATGTTATTCTCTCATTTGAAGGTATTGAATAAATAAATCTATTAAACTTCTCAAGCAACCTCTCCTCACGATTTAATCTAATAAAAAACGCCATCTCCCAACTCTTTCTATTTATATGAGGGATCTTCGGTGCATCATCATATTCACGTTCAAGCATAAGAAATGACCAATCTCCTTTTCTATTCTGTTTAAATAATTTCTCATTAACCTCATCCAATATATCACATCCTCTTAATGATACAGGTTTCAATGATAATCCAAGGTTTTTACGCAATTTATCCACATATTTCTTTGGAAGTTCTGCTTTCCACCCCTTGATCATGATCTCCTGAAGTGCTTCAATCCAATCTTTATCTTGATATACATAATCCTGACATTCATGATTTCTACTATTTTCCGCTAAATATACAATGAATTTACATAATTCTGGTAAATAAACGGGATTGAATGAATCAAAAATACGAATCTCTATTCCATTCGGCTTGTTCATTGGTGCTCCACTCTCTCTATGCCATGGACGAAGCGGATCTGTACTCCCGAATGTACGAATATTACTACTTAATCCCGAAATTGCACCGGGTTCATCTCTAAATGTTGCACGATCACATGCTTTTAACTTAGAAAGATTATGAAACTTTAATCCTTCCCTCCAATATGTTTTAATATCACTGTATCTACCAATTCCCTCATTAAATTTACGAACATCAGATCCAGCTAAATTACCCCATCCAACTCTCATCACTCGGAATGAACCACGAACTCTTTCTAATTTTGTCCCCATCGCACGTGGATCACAAGAGAAGAATCCGATAATAAGAAGGGGTTCAATCCATTGAAGCATATTAGCGAAGTTTTGGTGCATTTTAAGGAACTCTTTTTCTTTTGTATTATCATCAAATGGGAGAGTTATGGTGAGATGATAACTACCTGTATAATCCGTTTGTGTTTTCTCTTTACCACTTTTATCTTTATTGAATTCGTATTTGATCTTCTGTGATACCTTTCGGATTGGTTCTTTAATATAACTACATGTACCCATTGGAAACCCTGCTAATGCACCATAGATCTCACGCTGTCTTTTAACACGAGGAAGTGTATCCAAGATTCTTAAAAAACGATATTCCTGTTCAATAATCTGAGAACAGTAGAATTCAACAGGTTTTCTCGCAAATGGTTGATTTGTAACAAATTCAGGCATTCTTGTATTTAATCTTTTAAGAACCCATTCACCTGCACATTTACGTCCAGATAATTCAAATGGAATCTTTTCAATAAATTCTTTATCAGTTGCGGATATTTTGGAGTTATTGGATTTTAGATATTTATCAATAATTTCTGTAATTGCGGAATCAGAATCAAAAACTATAAAATTCTGGATCTTCTCTTTATTGTCATAATGAGGTCTGTGAAAAATATGGACTTCATGTTCAAGTCCAAGTCCCCATTTAAAATTTGATAATAGTTTAGATCTTTTATTCTTTGAGGCTTTATCTTTATAAGATCTTGATTTTTTTGATTTATTTGATTCAGGTAAAGTGTTTGCATGAATAAGTATATCTGTTAATAATGATTCTTTCTTTTTTTTTCTCAAACTACTTTTCAATGTTTTTTTTAAATCAGGCATCTGGCTAAATTAATAATAGATTATTTTTTATTTATTTCATCTACAAATTCATTTATTTTTCTTACAAGCAAATCCATTTTTACAATACCATTTATTCACACCAACTGCTTCACATAAAAGGTGAATAAGAAATCCTGTTAAAAATAAAGTGATTTCCATTATATAGAATTTATTCCAATTTTTGCAAACTTCTGGAAGATCAGAAGAAACAAATTTACTAATACCATATCCTACGAATGATCCAATAATAATTGTTAAAATGCCGACAATCGTTGCTTCAAGTAAAAGTTGTAACATAATAAAATATAGTAATATTTTATTTAATATTTTTCTTTAATCTAATTTTTGAACATCAAGTGGAACACTGTTTTTCTTACTATAACTATTTATATCAACATCTTCCTCCTCACTATCCTCATCACAATATTGATCATTGAATTGCCAGTATTGTTCCGCACCGACTTTAAAATCATCATGTGGTTCTGCTTTATACCAAAAAACCATATCTTCTATTCTGGAGGAATTCACGGTATTATTAATAACCATACATTCATAATTTTCAGTGCATTGATCAAGTGTTTTACAAAACATTTCAAAAGTAGGAAATATTGAACAAAAATTCTCGTATATACGCTTTCTTTGATTATAATATGGTTGTCTAAGAATGAATACGAAATCCATATTTCCACGGAATGCAGGATCTGCACCACCTAAAGAATCCTGGGACGTAATAAGGAGATTTGTATAAACATGACGTCCATTAAACATAAAATATTTAATACTTTTGTCTTTTTTCCAACGTGGATCATATAAACAATCATCTAAAATGAGAAATGTTCTTGGATCTATTGTTGAATTTCCTTCGCCGTATTGTCTTTCCTCGGTTTTAATCATTTTCGCAACCATTCTTTGTCTTTTAAGAACTTTTGCGGTTAATTCAGGTGTATATTCATCATGAATGAACATTTTTGGAATGATCTTACCGAAGAAACAATTTGCGGATTCAGTGGGACTAATTACTGTTGCGACTGGAACATCTCTTTTATGCCATAGATAATCACGAATAAGAAAAGATTTCCCTGTTTTCTTTTTACCAACAAAATATAAATTAGATCCATCGGGTATGTTTTTCATACTAAATTTCTTGAGTTTAATCTTCATTTAATATTATAATTTACTTAAAATACAATAAATAAACTTATTTTGAATAATTTTGATATAAAGTTTTAATTTCAGGATATTTGTCAATATTCTTCGGTAATACTTTATATCAAACTTATTTTGAATAATTTTGATATAAAGTTTTAATTTCAGGATATTTTTCAATATCCTTCGGTAATACTTTATCACCAAATTTTTCAATCAATTTAATAACAACATCATCCATCTTATTAAAAAATGCAAACATTAATACTGAATATCCGCCACTATTAATATAATATGGTAATACTTTATCACCGAATTCATCAATTAGTTTAATAGCGACATCATTCATTTTATTTGAACATGCATAAATTAATGCTGTATTTTCATAATTATTAATATGATCTGGTAAAACCCGATCACCAAATTCATCAATTAATTTAATAGCAACATTATTCATTCTATAATCACATGCATACATTAATGCGGTATTTCCTTCAATATTAATTTGACTTGGTAAAACCCTGTCACCAAATTCATTAATTAGTTTAATAGCAACATCATTCATTCTACTTTTACATGCATAAATCAATGCTGTACTTTCATGATTATTAACTTGATTTGGTAAAACCCGATCGCGGAATTTATCAATCATCTTAATAGCAACTTCATTCATTTTACTAGAACACCCATACATTAATGCAGTATCTCCATGATTATCACTTTGATTTGGTAGAACCAGATCACCGAATTCATCAATTAGTTTAATAGCAACACTATTCATTTTGTTATGACATGCATATATTAATGCGGTTGATTCATTTTTATTAACTTGACTTGGTAATACTTTATCACCGAATTTATTAATTAATTTCATAGCAACAGTAGTCATATTATTGTAGCATGCAAAAATCAGTGCTGTATTTTTATGATTATTTAAATGATCGGGTAATACTTTATCACCGAATTTATTAATTAATCCAATAGCAAGTTCATTCATTTTGTACTGACATAAATACATTAGTATAGATTTTCCTTCACAATCAATTAAAGATAAATAGTTTTCATTATGTAAAACGATAATATTATTAATAATAATATCAATAATATCTTTATTAAAACATAAATCAACCAAAATTCTCTCAATATACAAATATAAATATTTATTATTTTTGAGTAATAATAAATGCGATTTGTAATCAGACTTATCCAATTGATAAAGTTGAAGTAAATAACATAACTTCATTTTATCATGATCAATTAAACATTTATTGATTGATTCCGATAATTCCTGACTATTCAATAAACAATATAAAAAATACTCATCATCCGTTAATTCTAAATAACGATTCTCTGAACCAACACCAGATTCTTTACTTATTGTAAAGAATGTGTCTTTGAGAAGATGGTTTTCTTCATCAATTTCGTCTTTTAATACTCGGTGAATATTCATATTAATTAAAGTTTATTATTATATTCATTATTTGAAAAATATTAATCAATTTTTTTATTACATGGTTGGTAAATAAAATTTAATATTATATTTATTATCTTTACATATCAATAATAGATCCGCAAGAGGATGATTCATTTTCTCTGTTTTATCTAGGTGATCTAACCATCTAATAATATCATTATTTCCAATAATATTATTATTTATTCTTTCACCTACTAATATATATAATTTTTCTATTGCACTATCTCCTAATATATGATAAATATTAGAAGATAAATTATTACGCTTAAATATATCATCTGGTACAGTAAAACCATTTTGTGTAATAATTGAAGTAAAGATCATTAAAACACTTTAATTAAAGTGTAAAAAAAAGCCTTAAACCCTTAAAAATCAGGTAATTCTACATTACCTCTACTACCTCCTCCATTACTAGGATATACAGATCTATGATGATGGTGTCCATGTCCGTGTCCATGATAATCTACTCCTCCACCACCACCTCCACCACCAGATAATGAAATTATTTTTTTAAAGTCTTTACCATTTGTATAATAAAGAATTGCGAGAGTTCCAACAGAGATTATTAAAAATGTACGTAAATAAAAAGATGAAGATCTTTCAATACTGTTTAATTTTGCATCAATAAATGATAGAAGTGTTATTACAAGACCAAATATAATAGATGCAACCAATGGCTGTTGAAGTATTTTTGCAATCATTTAATGAAATAAAGAGAAAAAAAGATTTATATATTTACTTAAAATTCGGTGATTATACTTTTTGCATCATCAAAAAATGTGAATCCTGTTTCCTTTCTTTCTTCTTTATCATCTTTTTCTTCTAATTTTTTTTTATCTAATTTTCTTTTCGTCAATTTTCTTTGTTTATTTTTTTTATCTGATTTATTTTTAATGATAATACCTCTTTCTCTTAGTCTCTTGATCTTCTCTAAATAATTTTTCTGTCTAATATCTTCTTTAGATAATTCTGGTTTTTTAGGACTTTTTGGACTTGGTATTTTAAAATCTTTTTTGTCTTCTGATAATAAAACTAATTTTTCATCTACATCATCTTCATTTTCATTTTTATCCTCATTACGACCTATTGTAGAATTTTTAACAGGTAAATTGTGATTAATCTTACTCATATCAATGTTTTTAGATAAAGGTGGAATCACAATTTTATCCTTTCTAATATTCACTGATATTGGATCTTTTCTTTGTTCTTTTTCAAATTCCACCTTTTCAGGTTCCTTTTCAGGTACCCTTTCAGATACCCTTTCAGGTTCTTTTTCAACTTTTTCAAGTTCCTTTTCAAGTTCCTTTTCAGATTCTACCTTTTCAAGTTCCTTTTCAGATACCCTTTCAAGTTCCTTTTCAAGTTCCTTTTCAGGTTCTTTTTCAGATTCTACTTTCTCAGATTCTACTTTCTCAGATTCTACTTTTTCAGATTCTACTTTCTCAGATTCTACTTTTTCAGGTTCTTCTTTAACCCCATGATCTATTTTTTCTAAAATAATATCTGCATGTTTATCATTTTTATCATCTTGATCATTATCATCATCAAATTCTAATGAAGAAACAGATTCAATATCTTCAGATGACTCTTCTGAAATAATATCATCATCCTCATCGTCCGTTAAAGAATTAACTGAAGTCTTTGTTATAATTTCATCTTCTGATTCATCTTCTGATTCATCTTCTGTTTCTGATCCAGTTTCATCTTCTGTTTCTGTTTCTGATTCATCTTCGGATGAATTACTTTTATATTTTTTACTGTTTATTTTAAGATCATCATCATCAATTACATTTAAATATTTTTTCAATATTGATTGAACAGGTAATAATTTACTTACAGCCTGACCTACACATTGACTAATTAGATCAAGAGTTTCCCTCATATTCTTATGTTTTTCAGAATTAGATAGATCACGAACATCAAGTAAATATGGATTTTTAAATAATTCTCTTGATATTTCAATATAACAGTTATGAATAAAATTAGGTGTTGTTGGTATTACTAAATTCATCTTACTTCCTTTAGGATTATGTGTTCTAACAGCTGTTAAAATTCGGGCATTACTTATAAATACAGCAGTAAGAAGATCATCCATCCATTCACATTTACTAAGTTTGAGAATCTGTTCTGTTTCTTGATCTATAATATTCTGATTCCATTTTGGAACTTCTTTTAATAATTCCTTGAATTTTTCTATTGGATCATTAAATTCATCTTCCTCTAAATCTTCATTATATTCATATGCTTTTCCATAAATATTTTTAATTATACTATTGTATAAATGTGGTGTAAGAATATTTGTTAATTGTTTCATATATTCATTTTTAGCATCAACTAAAACATTGATATTAATATCTTCCATTTAGAATTATTGTATATTAAATATATAATAATTTTACGAATTTAAGATCCAAACACTAACACAATCAATACAATCAATAATACAAACGCACCAGTATAAGGAATTTCATTCAACATAACTCTTATTACTTTAATATAAGAAAAAAATTTGCATACTTAAAGATATTTTAATTAAATCTTAACATAAAACACAAATGGATTGTTATTATTCTGGTGATCATATCTATTATACTTTATCCGCAATCGCCCTTTTAACTCTTTCTCTCTCAACAAATGTATATTATTGTTGTTCTCGTCGTCGTAGTAATCGTCAGCACTCCACCGAATCTCAATCAGAAAATGAGAATACACAACTTAACTATACAAGTTCATCCTTTATTTCTCAACCAAAAATACAAGGATCTCTTCCAGATTGGGCAAGAACAGAATTTCTTCAACAGCGTAATATGAATTAGTAAAAGAAACTCTTAAGAGATTGAGTATAAGGATTCTTTATAAAAGCATCCAAAATACCAGGATCTAATCTATTATCAATCGCCTTATTTGAAACTCTATTTCCCCCCTTAGTTACAGAACACTTATTTACTTGAGGAAGAGAATTATAAATCTTATCCGCAGCAAATCCACGCTGTCCAAGACGTCTATTTTCCACATCATTCAACTTCTTAGTTCGTGCATTAATATTTTTTGCACCAATTGCATTCTTTGGACCTTGTGTTCCTGGCCTTCTACCACGTGCAACCACTTCTCTCTCGGATTTAGTTGTTGCATTATTAGTTGCAGTTAAAGAAACCGATTTTTTATGATCTGCATTTGCACCACCAACATATTCAGTATCCGCTGTGAATTGTCTATTTGTATTTGGAGCTTCTGGATTTGCAACTTGATATCCACCAACGTCTCTTCCTTGAGCATCACCAACATATTCAGTATCAGCAGTGAATTGTCTATTAGTATTACGTGCTTCTGGATTTGCTATCTTATAACCACCATCTTCAGCACCCTGGGCATCACCAACATATCCAGTAAGCATTGTTGTCTCCTTCATCGTAGTAGCAACTACATCATTTGGATCATAAGCAAGTCCTTTCTTAACTTGGCCAGCACCAACATTTCCAGTTCGGTTATTCTCAATATTCGTCTCTTTAATAGTTGTGCGAGCGACATCATTGGGATCATATGCTTGTCCTTTACTTGGGAAAGTTCCACCAACATTTCCTGTTCGGTTATTTTCAATATTCGTCTCTTTAATAGTTGTGCGTGCGACATCATTGGGATCATATACGGTGTGTCTATTAACAGGTGCTTGAATATTACTAGCCCATCGTGTGTTACCAACAACATTTTGTTTTCTGGTTTGACGCATTTTATCTGTTACTGGAACAGTATGTCTAGTTCCACCTGCTGCAGGCGCAGCAATTCTATGATTAACAGAAAGTTGTGATCTACGATTTTCGTTATTACTAATACTTCCCCTACCATAATCATTGGGAACACTCTTTGTTTCATTAATCGTCCATTTTCCAGTTTGTCCTGCATTTCTTTGTGTATCTGGTTGATAAGACGTCTTATTTGAAATACGATATTTACTTCGGATTTTTCCTTTACTACCAGTGGTTGGTCCCGCAGGTCCAATTCTTCTTCTCTTACCAGTCGTCTTACGATTTGTGGGTTTAATTGCGATTCTACCACGTTGAGTCGGTCCAGTACAAGCACCAACAGTTGTAAAATAACGATCAGGTCCATTAACAAAGAATGTATCTGGTTTATTTTTCATGATATTACCAACTTTACCTGGTCTGCTAATATGCTTACCGGCAACAATTCTTCCATAATAACTGAGTTTAGGATTTGTTTTAACACGAAGTTCATTTGTTTTCTTAGGAAGAACGTAATCGCGTGTTTCTGCTTGTTGAATACCTCCACTTGGTGCAGCAGTATATCCCTTATTTAATCCTGGTCCAACATATATTTTTTCTACAGGTGTTTCATTATTTCTCTTATTAGAAACAATGTAACGATCATAATCATATCCCGCTAAATTACTCATTCCATATACATTCCCCACATTCTGTTCTGGTTTAAACATAGTCTTAACCTCTGTTTTCTCACGATAATTACGATTTGTCCCATTAAATGTCTCAAGAAGCGTTTCATTAGCTCCTTGATCTACATTTTGTCTTACTTTAGATCCGAAAAAAGGAACCATATTATTGTGTTTAAAGTCTTTGGGGTTCATTGGTTCTCCGGTTAAAGAAACACCTTGGGAATAATTGAGAGGGATTCCTTGCCACCCACCTGTATCTTCTTGAACAGAATTTGTTGGAAATCCTACACCAGGTTGTGAAAGATTATGTTCTGGTAAAACATTACCAATATTATAAGGAGAATCACGAAATTCAATTGGTAATTTGGATTCGGTGTAATCAGTTTTATTGAAAACAGGGACAGGTGGTCCAGCAACCATTACGTTTGTTTTCTCGGAGTTTTTACTTTTTTCAAAGAGTGCATCTGCTTTCTTTTGTTCATCTTTCCTAATTTGAAGAGCACGATTTTCGTAATATATGTTTTTACCATTGGGTTTATTCCACGCCTTTTCAGGAGCAAAATCAGGTTTAGATGGATGTCTTTGTTGATCATTTTTGGAAAAAAAATATCCTAAACCTGCTACAGCAGCTGTTGCTAATACTTCCATTACTATAATAATGTATTATTATTTTACTTTTTCTACAACATTTGTAATTGATTCATAGATAATCATCTTGTTATCATTTAATGGTGGATGTTCCTGAAAAAATAAATCCATAATATAATAATTCGTTGTTATACCTTTTTCAAATGCCTTTTCAATATAAAATGGAATCTCTTCTAAATAATATTTAAGATCATCCTCTTTTAAACCCTTTAATTCATTCTCAAGTAATTCCTGAACTCTATAATAAAAATCGGATTTTTCTCTTAAAATCTTTGACGGATAAAACTCCGTAATAGTATCACATATACATTTTTTAGTTTCACATCCATCCTTATTTAAGGCAAAATTCATAATACATAATTTAGGTAATCTACCAAAATATAAACTTAATGTATCTTCACATAGTTTATTTACTAACTCTTTTTCGGGATTAAGTGAAAGTGGAATAGACCCTCTTAACACATACAAAATATGTTTAGGTATATTGATTACTAAATAATCATCCACTACTAACCCATTTTCTTTTAACTTATTTAATATAAAATACCTTATTGTATCCACAGATGTTGTATTCATTTATTTAATTAATCTAAATCTAAATCTAAATCTAAAATAGAATTCACTTTTTATTTTTTATTTTCATTAAAATAAAAAATACTATTAAAAGTATTAAATACACCTACCGAGAATCGAACTCGGAACTTCGGTTTATAAGACCGATATGATAACCGTTTCAACATAGGTGCGATGGGGGTAGAAAAGATCTAATTTACTATCCTAATTATTTCATATCTTTTCTCTAATTTATCTAAATTTCAAATTAAATACACCTACCGAGAATCGAACTCGGAACTTCGGTTTATAAGACCGATATGATAACCGTTTCAACATAGGTGCGAGGGTAGAGAAGTTCCTCTAATAGTTAAATATAAAATATTCTTATATCAAATTTATTTCATTATTATTTTTATTCTTTTTTATTTCTATTTATTCTATTCTTCTCTAATAGTTAAATACTAATTATTCTTATATCAAATTTATTTCATTATTATTTTTATTCTATTTTTATAATTCTATTTTTATAATTTCTATTTCTTCTATTCTTCTCTAATAGTTAAATATAAAATATTCTTATATCAAAAATATTTCATTATTATAAGACAATGAATATTTATTATTCTATATTATTGATATTTATTCTTATTTTATTATTTGGAAAAGAACGAAAAGAACACTTCTATACTCTCTTTCAACCATATCATGTTAAAGATAAAATAAAACTTCCTAATTATTCTTTATACACACAAAAATATAAATTCACACCATTAACAATAGGTATAGCAACAAGAAATAATTATGCATTTATTAATTCCTTTATTCAAAAATTAATGACCTTTATTCTTTCTCGTGCATATATAGCAGAATTAGAAATTAAAAACCTTAAATACGATTATCAGATCGCACAATCTGTTTCTCATAAAAATTTAGATATTGGTATTATAAGCGAACCTGTTCTCGCTAAAATATCTACACAAGATTATGAATATATGGATGGTATTCCCTCAATAGATCCTGATAATATACAGTTCTTAACAAATATCAGCAAAAATTATATTTACATAATCACTCTAATTAAAAATGATATCTCACAACTATCTGATCTCTTTGATAAAACAATTGCAGTTGAACCAGATAAAACCACAGGAAGAATATGCGCGGATGATCTCCTAACATTTTTAACACGCACTAAAAAAGCAACTTTCAATATCAAACAAGGACATATACACGATAATATCCGAAAAATGTATTCTGGTAGTGTTGATGCAATCATCTTCTCAGATTATGATCATTCAAACTTAATAAGAGAGATGGTATTAACTGGTATTACGGATCAATATAAAAAGATCCGGATTATTCCAATAACAGGGTTTGATCATAAGGAATTTGAAACAGAATACTTCTATTACTATAAATCAACACTTGATCTTAATAAACTCCCTCAAGGATATCTTCCTGTATATTCAGATCATAACAAATTCACCCCCTTCAATCCCGACTTAGATACATATACATTCAATATGATGATGGTATGTAATCCTAAAGTTGAACGAAAAGTTGCATACAATATTGTTTATAATATATACCGAAATCCTCGGATTTTGAAGATGATTGGTCATAATAGAGTGGAATTCAGTACAACTTATTTACCAATTAATACACATCTTGGTGCAAATGAGTTTTATCAAAAATATGGATATTCAACTACTTATAATAATCCTAATTGTAAATACTTCGTTGGAAAACGAGAATGCAATGCTAAAGTAATTCGTGAATTTAGTGGATTTATGTAATTACGGACATATAACCTCCTCATTCTCCGGATCTTTACTAAATATTGTTTTGTAGAGTGGTCTTGAATAACAACCTCTCTTCACATATTCCTGATTCATTCGTTGAAATATATCCCCTCTAAAAGCATAATCAGGTCCATCTAAAAATGGATATTTATCCTTATCCTTTTGATCTTCACAACATTTACCTAATGTTGTTGTGCTCTTCCACTCCTTACTATTACAATTATAGCAAAGTGGTTTCCCATCACTAAAATAGTGATGATATCCTTGAGGCTTTAATCCCACTGGTAACTGACAATATCCATTTACACATTTCCCGAATTCATTCTTATAATTTTTATTAGCACCATTGAATGGACATTCCGAATCAGACTTACAAGGACGGTCCCAGACACCAGTTGGTTTTGCTCTTCCGTAGAAATCATATTTGCTTTCACACATATTTTTCCCAGTAGCAAATATGAACACATTCCTCGGATCTGCATTATTATTGTTAAAACAAGCGGGTTGATGCTCAACTCTTCTCTCCTCCTCCTCTTTTATTCTATTATCTAAAAACTTTTTTACATTGTAATAATGAATACCATCTTCTTCTGGATCTTTTAAAAGATCCTTCTGTTCAGGGAATTTTTCATAACCAGGTGTCATCCACAATTTATCGGTTGTATAAATACCTATTAAATCAAAATTCTGGAAAATTAGATCACCACTATTCGTAACAATATATTGTGTAAATATCGTAAATCCACGACTAACTGGAACATCACGTAATATTACTAAGATCAAGGAATAACGGCGATATTTCTGTGGATTTTCCTCAATACCCACGACTTTATATTTATATAATTGAAATGGTATGAAACGGAATTTTTCAATGTAATTCGGATATTGTTCTCTTATCTGATTATTGAATTGGATCATGAAATTATTTATAATACGATTAATCACCGGATAATCATACGGAATAATAGGATAATCATGATTACGATTCTTACGATCTATCCATGTTTTCCGATTCTGTTTTTCGAAATATACTTGTGGATCCGCTATTATTGACTTGAATTTTTCATTGGTATATTCTGGATTTTGAAGACCAGTTGGATCAACTAATTTTTCAAGCACCAACTTTATCTGATCTCCTGTAAACATATTTATAAGCGATGTAGTTGCTGGTTCGGCATGTGGATCGGAGTTTGGTAGATCTTGGACTGTTGTGCTTTGGTCAGATTTTGCGGGGACTTTCCAGACTTTATTCCAATTTTGATTAAATCTGAGTGGTCTTTTATTCCAAATTGAGAGATGTTTCCAACGATCTTTTTCTACAAGTGTATTGAATTGGGGATTATTCTCGGGGAATGGTAGAGGCATCTCAGGAGTTCCTGTGAGAGATGGGGTAAGAATAGGGAATGATTGACGATGTTCTCCGGTATTAAAGTTTTCAATAAAAACTTTTCTTTTGTAAAAATAAATTAGAATTACTAATAATAAAATTATATATTTTATATACATATATTCCTATTATCTAATAAGAATATATTTTAAAGGAGATATGTTTGATACCTCGCACAAGCCTCAAAATACTTTTCAATGACATCCTCCTTTACAATTATCCCCCTTTTTGCAAAGAAAACACCATTCTCCAATGTAAAATACTTAGAAAAACTTTTCTCATATAGAACCTTGTTTTCTTTCCAAATATTGCAAATGTCATCTAAAAACTGGTGTGGAAGCTTCTTCCGAAGAAAATAGACCAACTCCGGGTCTACTACATAGGTGTAAATGAAGATCAGGAGAATTTTTTCTGGCTTCATATTGTAGTTTTATTTAAATGGTTGAAATTTAAAAAATTAAAAATCATATTTTTTTATATGTTTTTTTGGGATGGATACATAGGGACAGAGGAGAGGATGATCTCCACTGTAAACCACGGAGGGGGAGAGAGGCGTGGCGGGGG